AAAAGATGAAAAGACGACTCTTTAATATAGAAAAGAATCGTCTTTTTATGTAAAAATATTCCTTAACGTACAATTTTCTTTTTTGGGTCGTGTGACCCCTATAAGGGTTTTGCCACTATTTTTTTGCTATTCCCCCTTTTCGAGGGGATGGGCAAAAACACCCATCATCGTTAAATCCTCCTATTTTATAACTATTTTTCTATTATTACCCTTACGGTAAATGAAATTATAGGTGTTTAGTTAATTGCTCCTGCCTCAATCTCTTTCAGCTTTTCTAACATCAGTAATAACTCAATTCTCCAAGCGTCAGAACCGCCACCATTGTTTAATCGAAACTCTAGTTCCTCAATCGTAGTCTCTTCTGGATTCCATTGACTTTCTAGCCCATAGCATGAACAGTGACTTCCATGAACTTCATACATCTTTCCATCCTCCAAGAAGAGTACAAACGCTTCTCCGTCACTGAGGTCAGTCTCATATGATGCTAATAAGATTTGCAGGCTTCCGATATACTCTTCCTTCTCTTGGAATTGATGTGCGATTAAATCTGCTCCAGTTCTGCCTTCGTCCCATCCGTAAAACTCTCCTAGTAATACTGGTTCGATTGATGCTGTCATAATAATTGCCTCCTAGTGCTTAATCTACTAATTCTGGATACTGCTCTGGGTCTAACAAGCTCCATATATTAGTCATTGGTAAAGCCACTTCATGATGAAATTGCTCGTTTTGAATAAAATTGATTACGTAGTGCGCTCTATAACCTCTTAATCCCTGAGTTCCAACAAAAAACCTCATTATAATCTTGTCCGTATGCATATCTATGCTACTGCAACCTAAACCACTATGCTTTACTACTTTAGTAACCTTGTCTTCGCCTATCATGAATTTAAATAGTTTAAAGTAATGATTCATCTGTCTGTCGTCCTTAACTATTACGTTTACGATAATCTGCTTATAGTCAACTACCATTATACTAACCCCATTTTAATATTCTTGGAGCGAATGACCGCTACTATATTCATTGACAATGCCTCTTTTAAGTATTTAATTGCATCCTCTGGCTCTTCAGATGTGAACGTTGCTAATACCACAAACGTTTCAAGTCGAAGCAGTCTATACTTATCTGTCTCTAAATCCTTGATAAGCTGATAATGTCTATATCTATTACTTTCATGGGTGATAATTACATCGCCTTCTTCTAAAGTAAGATTCTGATGTAGTATGTTGTTTAAGATATCTAGCTTCATAGCGACCTCCTATTTATATAGCATTGCCATTAACGAGCTTCTGCTATCAAGTTCTTGTTTTGCTACTTCGTACCATGCCTTCCAAGGCTCTGATACCTCTTTATGTACTTCTAAAACTCTATTATATGAATTTAGGAAATCTACAATCTCGCTTGTTTCCCATTGTTTAATCATTTCTTTCATAATGAATCTCCTTTTCTATTAGTATTCCTTCCACCTCCTCTTGCAAATCTTTTGCTTAAGGTGAGATTAAAAATTAATTATTAACCTCACCTCCTATTGTACTACTACTTTTTAAATCTGTCAACAATCTTTTTGAATTTTCCGATAAACCCTAGACCGAATATGATTTTGTACACCCATTTCAATGCTCGCTCATCAAACATGCTTCCAGATGCTTTAGGGTGACCGCCACCGCCATAGAATCCTGCTACATCTGTACCTAGATTGATATGGGCATGAATTGTACGATAAGACACTTTCTTAGCTCCCATATCTATGATAACAATAAACTCTAAGTCTTGATTTCTCTCAGATAGCTCGTTCCCTAATTCACTGATATATTGCTCTGCGAATACCACGCCAACATCATATCCAATCAGATTAGCCTTAATCATTTGCTTCTCTTTACGCTTAATGTAGGCTTCCTTCTTATTGTTATCGATTGTTAATACTGCAACATCTGTCTCATCGAACATTTCCATCCAATATCCTTCGCAAACAGTGAATAAATCAAGTGTATTGAATCGGTCTACATATCTTTTTACAAATTTATTGACACCAACTAAGAAGAATAGATTGTTCAACTGCATTGGATTTTGGTCATTATATACGTTCTTCCATTCCCATGAATCATAACGTCTTACCATCTCTACGAAGATAGTTAATGCATCTTGATATCGTTCACCTTTGAAGTGTCCTTGAGATACTAGATAATCGAATATCATGTTTGTTCCACTATTAATACCGTAAACGCCTTCTTCTTGAACTGATGCCCAATCGTACTTATTTAGCCATTTTGCAGTTCCATGATGGTCTAGTAAGATAACCTTGTCTGGACAGTATACTTGAATTAGTTCTGCAACCTCTTCGTTTACTGAGATATCTGTGATGAAGATTCTGTCGTACATCTCGTAACCCTTAGTCATAATAAACGCTTTAACTCTATCGTTAATATCGTGATAAGCACAATATTCGATGTCTGCTGTTGGATGTGCCATTAAAGTTACGACACCGCACCCTACTCCATCTAAATCGTTGTGGGAGAACTCCTTAACCTTCTCATCAGCAAATTCCTTCGCCACCAATGCTTCTTCCGTACCCATTACCGTCTTCCAATCTGCTGATACTCCTGTATCCTTTAATATATCTACTGTTTTAGACATTATATTTCCTCCTGTAAGTTCATCTATTTTGCAATACTTTTGTTTAAGTAACTTATAACTTGATTATACACATGATAGTGAGACAGGTCAACACTTTTCGCAAATCTTTTGTTTTATTTTAAATATAGCTCAATTAGCTTGTTTTCTAGCCTATTTACATCCTTCATCTTTTCTTCATTTCCATCGTCTTTTGCTGAATAATAAGACCCCTCACACATCCAACGAATTAAGTTATACTCATCTTCGCTTAATTCTAACTTATAAGACTTCTTAATCTCCATAAACGTATTAATGTAGCAGTCGTTGTCACAGCAATTGTCTGATGAATGCTCTCTATATTCAAATGAGTATTTCTTGCCCTTATAATCTACGATTACATCTTGATAAATCCACCATCCATTATGGAATTCATTCTCATACGAGATTTCAACTCCCTCTACCTCTTCTCCTCGAACCTCTTCAATCGTAATTTCTTCTCCAAATACTTCCTCAAATAATTCTAATCCCTTTTTCATATCGATTTCTCCTCTTCTTATAGGTATAAAAAATAGGGAGAACTGAATCTCCCTATTAAGTTACTTGTGATTCTTATACTTGCCTTCTACACCTTGCTCTTGACGCTTACGTGTGCGCTCATTTAGCCACATTCTAGCCTCTTCTAGCTTAGTAATAGCCAATGCATTCTCTCTACAAGGATGTCCACCCTTCTGGAATCCTTCTAGTCGTTCTACTAATGTATCAATTACATCCTCAATTTGTGCGCCATTTACACCATGCTCTTGAACTGTGCCTTCTTGGAATTTGATATTGATATGCTTATTCATTAAATTAGTCCTCGCTGAGATAATACTCGTGATACTCCAGTAATGCCTACGCCTTTATGACGGTCAATTTCCTTACCATTGTCATCAAGTAATAGTAATACAGGTGTTTTCTCAATACCAAATTCTCCTGCTAACATAAACGTATCATCATTACCTGTAGTAAGGTTGTGAACCTCATCTACTTCGATTACTTTTCCAAAGTCTTCCTTAAGAGCCTTTGCTAACATTTTGCATGGTGTACAGTTGTCTTGTTCAAATTTAATTAGTTTCATAGTTGGATAAATCCCCTTTTCGATTGTTTTGTTAGTTATATAAAAATTACATATTAAATCGCGTATTATTTGCCCCAAGGAAGCAGTCTTTCAACTACTATTCCAAGTATGAGGCATAGTAAATCGTGCCATAGATTAGGTGACAAGCTTCCACTTAAGAAATCTGCGAAGCTCCATATGCAAGCAATACAGAAGGAGCAAAATAAAGCTCTCTTCCAACGCATCGCTCCTAATTCTTTAAAGAATTCATTTCTTATATGAATCAATAATTTCTTGTTCATCTCATACCTCCATACCTCTAGATAGCGAATACGAAATCTGCGTCTGTTAAATCTTCATGTACAGCCTTAACATAGCTGTTACCTTTTACTGAGAAGAAGTCATGGTTCTTACCTTCTGTGCTTAATCCGTTCATTACGATTGGGTTGATTTTCTTCTCTTCATACTGAGGCTCTTTTCCTAAGTTCATCATTGCTTTGTTCGCATTGTAGTAAAGGAAGTTCTTCACATCATGGTCAAGGTTAATTGGAGCGTAAATCTCTTCTGTATACTTCAGTTCATTCTCCATTAATTCTTCTAGCAATGCTTTAGTCTCATAATCTACTTCCTCTTGCTCTTGTGGAGACAGTTCTTGATACAACTCTTGCGCTAACATTGAGATATAAACCCCATGAATTGACTCATCACGTAAAATAAGATTGATAATCTCCCCAGAAGCCACCATACGTCCTTGTCCTGCTAGATATAATGGATAGAAGAATCCACTATAGAATAAGAAGCTTTCTAGGAATACTGATGCCACCATAGCTAGATATAGAGACTTCTTAGATGTGATATTTTCATAGTAATGAGAGATATGTTCTGCTTTGTATTGCAGGTATTGGTTACTCTCTACAAACTCTTCTAAGATATCGGAAATCTCGTGGTCTGGTAGCAATGTTGTAAAGATAGTAGAATACGATTTTGCATGCATCGCTTCCATAAACTCCATAAATGATAGAACACCTTTACGCTGTGAATCTTCAATATGTCGCTTGATACATGGCATACCTACTTCAGATTGCTTTGTATCTAATAGAGTTAACCCTGCCAATACTTTCTTGTAAACATCCTGTTGCTGTGGAGATAGCTTCGCCCAATCTGATTCATCCTTTGCAGGAGAGAACTCTTCGTCCGTCCACATTTGAGCAATATTCTGCTTCCAGAACATCAATGTAAAGTCATCTGTTTTCTTATTCCAATTTACTGCCTTATGAATTCGTTTTGTCATGTTTATTAATTACCCCTCTGCAATACTTTAGTTTAAGGGGATTAAAAGTAATCCCCTCTTTTATCAGACTACGCAAGATAAGCATTCTTCATTTGAAGACTTCTTAGTACGAGTGTAGTACAGTGTTTTAATACCCTTCTTATGAGCGTAAATGTAATTTCTAGCGAGTTTACCAGTAGTAATCTCATCTCCATCTACGAATAATGTGAATGAAATACCTTGGTCAACGTGTTCTTGAATCGTTGCAATAAGGTCGATTACCTTGAACATATCCATGTCATAAGCTGATTTGTAGAACCAGAATGTCTTAGGAGATAGATATGGCATTGGATAATGCGTTGTTGAATCTCCATATGTTCTTGTCTCAATCTTCTCTACAATCGGCATGACCGATGGAGTAGCGTTGTGTACGTATGAAATTGAGCCAGTTGGAGCGATTGCCATAATATAAGCATTATAGATACCATGAGTCATAATGTCATGATTTAGGTTGCTCCAGTCAGTTTGATTTGGAATATAGATTCCTTCAAATAACTGAGCTACTTTAGCTGTTTTAGGAGCATAACTATTCTTGATATACTTTGTTAATGCAGTACCTTTTGCGTAATCCGACTTTTCGAATCCTTTAAATGGCTTACTCTTCTTTTCAGTACCTTTCTCTCTAGCAATCTCCATAGAGCGCTGTAAGGCATAGAATCGAACCATCATAAAGAATGTATTTGCAAAATCTTTCGCCTCTTCAGATTCATATGAGATAGAGTTCTTAGCAAGGTAACCATGTAGGTTCATTGCACCCAATCCAACAGAATGGAAGTCGTCATTAGCTTCTTTAACAGTAGGAACTTCATTAATAGAAGTCATATCCGCTACCGCGTTAAGCATATCCATTGATGCTCGTACAGTTTTTGCAAAGATACCAGATTCCATAACACTTACAATGTTTAATGAGCCTAAGTTGCAAGATATATCTCTACCAAATGTATCTACACCTTTGTAGCTTTGAATATCACTTGGAAGCTGAAGTTGAAGGATTTCTACGCATAAATTTGACATTTTTACTTCGCCAATATCATTCAGCAAGTGAGCTTTCTTAACGTTGTCTCGGTTCATAAGGTATGGATAGCCACTCTCAATTTGAGTCTTAGCAATCTCTGTTAAGAACTTACGAGGATTCATCATCTGCTTTTTACGAACGTTAGGATTGTTTAATAGCACATCGTACATAACACTCATATCCATGTCGTCTAAGTGAATGCCATATTCCTTAAACACGCTGTAAGGATAGAACGTAAAGTATGGCTCATTCTTCTCTGCTAATTCATAGAACTTATCTGGCATGATTAATCCTACAGACAACGTTTTAAGACGAATATTGTCATCGACATTGATTTTCTTTGTATCTAGTAAGTCCATAACGTCACTATGGAATACGTTTAAGTACACAGCACCGCTACCTTGTCGCTGTCCAAGCTGATTAAACTTATTGAATACACCTTCTAGAATCTTAGCAATACCAACGATTGAAGTAGATACGTCTTCGATATCCTTAATTGAATCTCCTGCACCGCGCAGTTTAGATAGGTTAAGTGCTACTCCGCCACCCATACGACTAAGTTGAGCAGATGCTTCAGTTGCATACATAATACCTTCTGTGCTATCTGGAACTTCGATTAGGAAACATGATACTAATTCCCCTGCTCTTGAGCGTCCTGCATTTAAGAATGTTGGTGTAGCAGGTTGATACCCTTGTTTAACAAGTACTTCAGCAAACTCTTGTGCTTTTTCAAAGTTACCTCTTGCTAAGAATAATGCTACTACCGCCAATCGGTCTTCGTATCGCTCTAGATACTTAATGCCCTTATTGTCTTTTAAAGCATAGTTGTTATAGAATTTATAAGCACTCATAAATGACTGGAATCGGAATTTCTCTCCATAAATCATGCTGAAGATTTCATTAACCTCTGCTGATGAATACTGGTCGAAAATAGCCTTATCATAGTAGTCATTTTTAAACATGTAATCAAGTTGTTCTTCTCTATCGTGGAAGTAACGCATCTTTTCATTTACATGGTCTAGGAAGTATGAGTGAACTGCCTCTTTGTCTTTGTGATACTGAAGTCTACCATTCTCATCTGGAATTTTGACCTCATTATTTAATTCGATATATTTTGCCAATCTTGCTTCATTCCTTTCTTAATCTCTGTTGCTACAATATTCACATCGCTCTTAAGCCCTCTTACTTCAAACTTATGAAGCAATGGAACGTTGTACTGCTGTGATATAATATCAGTTGCCCTGCAGAAGTTATCTGAACCCCAGTTCCGATTGCCACTACCTGCTACAGCAACGATGTTCTCTCTATTCTTTTTGAGCATAGATACGACTTCTTTAGGGACTTGACCAAATCCAGTTGTATATGTAATAAGAACAAACTTCTCATTGATAACTGTATCCTTGTCAATCTTAACTACCTTTACTTCTGGTAGCTCTTCCTGCAGTCTTTCTACGAAACTCTTAACGTTATTTGTTAATGACGCATAAGCTATTGTTATCATTTTACACCTCTGCAATACTTTTGTTTAACGGTATAATTGAAAGCGACACCTCTGCATCACTACAAAATCAATTATACCATCCATACATACATCTTGTAAACAATTTTGTGCAATATTTTTGTTTAAGCGGAATTGTCAAGCTTATGAAGGTATTCGGCAAGGTATGTGCGCTTATTTGACACATCATCTTTCTGAATTGCTTTCACAAGAGTCTTCTTAGTAGCAATAACTACACAGTGTTTTCGTGTACGAGTAATTGCTGTATAAATTAATTGGCGACTATTTAATAAGAAATGATATGGGAATGCTACGATAATAATCTTAGAAGCAGAACCTTGGCTCTTATGTACAGTGATACAGTACGCTAATTCGATTGTGCTGTACTTATCTTCATAAATCTTTAATCGTCCAATACCCTCGAAGTCGATAAGCATATAGTTATCTCCATCGTCATCTGTATAGAATCCTTCTAAGATACCGATATTACCATTGAATACAGGACAGCTCATATCATGCTCATCAACAGCTTGATAATTGTTTCTGATATTGATAACCTTATCCCCTTGTCGTAATACGTAGCCAGTATCTTCTTTACCTACTTGAATTTCATCTTTATCTGGCGATTCTGGGTTATACATCTTTTGACATGCTTTATTGATTGCTAAGCATGAATTCTTGCCCTTATTACGAGTCTGAGAAAGGATTTGGATATCCTTAATATCTTCCACTTGAATATGTTTATGGAACTCTCTTACAACATTAAGGAAGATATCATCATCTGATTGTACTAACTCATACTCTAAATCTTGTAATTCCCCATGAATTATACGTCCTATAGACTCTTTTACAACCTGTTTACCTTGTCGAATCGCAATAGAATCCGTCACGACAGCAGATTTTTGTGCTTGTCTATGAATCTGAGTTAATGTCATTGTAGGAATCATATGACTATCTAGCATCGGCATCATAACTGGAATGCCAATAGATTCTAATTGTTGACTATCTCCTAGCATAATCAGTTTTGCACCAGAGCGAATTGCTAGTAATAAATGACCAAATAGTCGAGCGTCCACCATAGACACCTCATCGACAATAATAATGTCATATGGTAATGGATTCTTATGATTGTAATGGAATCCGCCACTACCAACATCGAATCCTAATAATCTATGAATAGTGCTACTTTCTCGACCTGTTACCAAAGCCAAGTTATTTGATGCTTTACCACTTAGAGCGCATTGTGCATAAATGTATCCAACCATTTCTAAGATATCTGCAACAGCTTTCAAGCTTGTTGTTTTACCTGTACCGCCATAACCCTGTAAGATAGAAACGTTATTCTCTAACATCATCTGCATTGCTTCCTTCTGTTGGTCTGTAAAGTTCCAACCCTGTTCTTCTTCAGCCTTGGCAACTTCATCTTCCCATCCGTCATATTCGAATGTGTTATTGGCTGTAAGAACGCGATATAATTGTCCTGCTACAAGCTCCTCTAACATTTGGAATGGCTTTAATGAGATACGCTTCTTATCTTGTGTTAGATAAAACTCATCATCTTCATTATCTAATAGGATACGACCAATTAAAGTTTGGTCTGCAGTTGGGATAAACTCTAATGCTGTATGAATTAAATCTGAAGGAGCAGACCATGTATGACCTTTCCCTGCTTCCTCTTGTAATGCAAATAGCAGGAATGATTTAATACGAATCTTATCGTTAGGGTCTCCGCCCATTTTAAAGAATATCTCATCACATGTCTTGAATCCGTAACCATCAATCTTCATAAGTTCATATGGATTGTTATTAATCTTCTGAACTGCTAACTCTGGACTGCCATAGAAGCCAACGATTTTACGGATAGTGTTCGGTGTGATTCCAAACTTACCAAGCTCCACATAGGCTACTGTATAGTCCTTTTGAGAATCATAATGTTTAAGAATGCGATTAGCTGTCTTTAAACCTATCCCATTTGCCTGTGTAAGCTTTTCTGGGTCGTTCTCCTTGATTACCTCAAGTGGATTCTCAAATACCTCATACAGCGAATCTACTTGTCTCTTCGTTAGTATTACTTCTAGGAAGCTTCTAATATCTTTACTGTCTCCACTTTCAAGATTAACATCCTGTCTAATGAAGCAACAGTCGTAAGACATACCATACTGAGGATGTCTCTGCCCCTCTTCAGCAATAAAGTGATACTCAGCATCTTTCTGCATGGCAGGCATTTCACCTTTCATTGAGAAAGTGCCAAATGATGCATTAACTTCCACCTTGCCTTCCTCTATTGACACTGGCTCAAATGCTCCAATAACGAAGTCGCCTTTTGAAAATATAGCTCTTTTAAATGTGGCAATACCTTTAATTGTTGTCATAAATTTCCTCCTTTGCAATACTTTTGCTTAAGTGCAGTTGAAAAACTATCTGGAAATACCGATAGCATCAAACATGTTGTTGAATAATTGCTTCATTACTACGTCTTGCTCTTTTTCAGTGCCAAGTTGTGGAATCTGCTCAACCATAGCATCTTGGAACTGTTGGAACTGCTCTATGCTAATATATTCTTTGATTTTGTGTGGTGAAGTTTTCTTCAATGTATTTAATAATGACTGTGTAATCATAATTGCTTCTGCTTTGTTTAATTCAACTGTTTTCATCGTGTAAATTCCCCCATTATGTATGTGTTGCAAATCTTCGTCTTTACGACTTCTTTATAGTAACATCCGTTCGTATGTTACGTCAAGCAATAATTTTGCTTAAGATGATTTATTTATTCGATTATACAGAGAGACAGTGTTAACCATCTCTCCTATTCGATAAATCCTTGGATATATTCTAGAGTTCCCTCTGCTTTGTCTACCCATAGTGTAAGACCAAATGAATCCATAATCACATATTCTCCTCTTGCGCTTTCCATTACTGTTGGAATCCCCAAAACATCTATCACTGCTAATTGACGGTGAATCCATAAGTCTGTTACTGAACCTGTTGAGCATACAAACCCTCTTTTAGACTCTAGATTCTCAAGTTGTTTAACTGTTAACGAAGAGCCTTCTACTTGCTCAAAATTCATTGATTCAATATATTCCTTGATTAATGGATTGATTTTTAGCTCCATTTTCTAGTAACCTCTTTCTCTGGTTTAGTCTTTTCCCTTTAGTAAATTAATAAGCTCAGTTCTTTCTATTGGAACTAACTGATTTCCGTTTCTAAGCTTTGTTATGATTGTCTTCTTCATTTTATCATCCATATGAAAATCCCCCTAGTCAAATGTTAAAAACAAAACCAACCATTACATTTCATACATTTAACGCCACCGCCACTTACAGGCTTTGTGTCATGTTCGCAGTTCTCATCTGCATCATATAGAGTATCTTCCCACCAGAACTTCTCTTGCTTCGGCTCTTCCATATTGTTACATCCTTTCTATTTAAAGACAATCAGACTTTATTTAACCATTTTAATATCTTTTATATCTCTTGGTCTTAAGGTAACCCATTTTTTCTCTTTTGTAATCAATTCATATTTCCCAGACTCATTTAGACAATCTTTAATTTCATCTATATTTTCTAAGTTCATGCCTAATGATGGGTCATTTTCATAAGAATCTCCATTGATTAGTTCAATAATGACTTTACACATATTGCTCATCCTTTCTTTAAGTCAAATACAATCCTTATTCACTATCTTTCTTCTTATATACATCTAATCGTTTCACGACTTGTTCTCCATGTGTACCGGTATTTATCATAGAAACAGATAGACCAACTGGATAACCCCTTTGTCTGAGAAACTCGAATACTTCATTTGCTAACTCTTCATTATGACAATATATAATGTCTTCCATATTACTGAATGGCACTGGCATATAAGCCCTCCTATCGCAAGAAATGCGTTTCATACCAAGATTTAATATTTTGCTTTACTCGAAAATCAACATCAGCCTTTGCATCAACTTCATTCCTTCTAACAAAGACTACTTTTGCATGTCCAATGCTTTCCTCTTCATAAACTAAATGTACCATTTCTGGCTTATCCTTCTTAAGTTCTTGACATGTCCAACAGTGCTTCTCTTTATCCTGCTGATTATACCAACCGTTACATGAATCACATTTACGCATTCCCATTTAACTCATCCTCCTATTTATAATTAAAGACTTAGCTCGTCTTCATGACCACATTGAGTACATGTAATTTGAATAGCATCTGGATACGTTTGTATAGCTTCAAAGCGCCCCATATGATGCTCATTAATTGTGTCTGCCAATTGCAATATATTATCCATATCATCACGCTTCAATGAATAGTTACTATGCGTAATACATTCCCCACATTTAATTGTCATAGTGATTTCTAAAGCCCCCATATTATCCCATCCTTCTGTTTCTTATAATATCTTCCAATAGCTCAATACGAGCTTCCTTTTTTGCAACAGCTTTCCCGTACCCTTCATCATCAAACTCATAAATTCCAGTATAATGATTTGGGTCTACATCATTACGCTTTTCATGAGCCAACATCTCTTCAAGCTTTGAAATAGCGATTCTGTTTTTAAGTTTCTTCTTTAATGTTCTTACTATGTCAGATTTCTTCTTATGGTCTTGTACTATTTTTGTAGATTCCAAAGTCTACCACCTCCTAATAAAACAGCGCTTTTATAATGTATGTACTAACTATTAATCCAATCTTTATAATCAGCAACAGAAACATTTCTATACTCTTCCATGTACTGAATGAATAAGTCCACGCTGTATCCGCCTTTGATTACTTTCATAAAGTGCTTATCATATTGTTCTTTTACGGATTCACGTTCCCAACCTCGAAGAGTTTCCTTGTCGAGTTCGTCTTGATACCATACAGCTTCCTTTGCAAGCTTCTTTAATGGATTCATTGTATTCATTTCATTCATTGTATTCACTCCTAATCAACAAATTTTATAGTCGTTGTAACATGAATTCCTGCTATATAACTTTCACTCGTTCCTTCTTCTAAAGGTTTGCGAAAGGCTTGGCTATCGTATATGTTACGAGTCACCTCGCCATATTCTGATTTAGTAGTCATTGTTGCAACCACTTTTCCCATATCATCTGATTTACTTGGCAATTCAATCATTCCTTGCCTCTCCTTATCTAAGTCTACACCGTAGATACTATTTATCCACCCTTTAATCGTTTCGTCGTATCCACCCAATAAGCCATTCCAATTTAAAACATCTTTAAACACTTGTGATGCTGTCATATTTAAAATCTGTCCATCCATTGACGTATCATCTGACTCTAGACCGCAACGCTGTCTAACGAACTCAATTATGTGCAATGGATACTTCTCTTTCAACTCATCTGTCACATTCAGCTCAATCTTGTTTAACTCATATTCATTCATTTCTTCATCCGTTAGCTCACGATTATAAGCAACTGCTCCCCATTTACCATATGCATTATCAACGTCTACGAAACCCTTTGGCTGACATCCAAGGCTAAATCCTCTTAATCTATATTCATACCAACGCTTCATTTGTTCATCATCTCCCTTTCGTTAATTATATAGTAACACACCGTCACACTAGAGGTCAATAAAAAAAGAAAGTTTAGGGAGAAAAAATCTCCCCTCTTTCAATTAGTTCTTTGTAGAACCATGACCGCCAGTACGTGTACCAGTAGCATTGTCTCCATCAGCTTTAAGGAATGGACGGAATACGCCTTGACCAATTCTTTCACCCTTCTTAATCGTTTGAGAGAAGAACCCGAAGTTAATGAATTGGAACATTATATGACCATCATTATCTGGATTGTTGTAGTAATCCGAATCGATTAGCCCTACGCCATTACCTAGCAGTAAGAATCGTTTTAATGGATTGCTTGAGCGATTATATAAATCTAGTGACTCATTTAATGTCATATAAGACTTAACTCCAGTTGGAACAAGAGTTGGTTTCAAAATCTTCTCATTCATATCTTGACCATATGCGTTCTTACGAAATAGTTTCCATAAGCTCTTCCATAGAGGCTCGATTATAACATCTTCAGATGCTTCAAAATCATATCCTGCTGAGTTAGCTGTTTGACGTTCTGGAAGGTTAATTCCTTTGTCTTCGAATCCTTTTGCTACTTCAAAACCACGAATTTTAATACTAGTAGCCTTGATTGTGCCAGTAGTAATGCTACCTCCGCCAATTTCTAATCCTGCTCTGACTTTTATATCCACTTTATCCTTAAGGTCATCAGTTGTAATCTTTCCACCTAAATCAATCTTTGTTCCAGTAGGCTTAGTTTCCACTGGAGCTTCATTAATTGCTTTAACAATATCCTTAGCCTTAGCTTCATTCTTAGCTACTGTTGCTTTTTTAGCTGTAGTTGTCTTTTTAGTTGTAGTTACCATAATTATCTAGTCTCCTCTTCTATTAAAACTCTTCGTTTTTGATTTTTTGTAATTCTTCTAGGATTTCATCCCATTCATAAAACCCTCTGCCATCTGTTAAATCTAAGCAGACACCGTACACATATTGATTGATTCCAAGACTTCTACGGTCTCCAGATTCAGTTACACCTGCAAATCTACGAATATCTTCAAAGTGTGGTAGAACTTTTTGGCTATTAACCTTCTCTGCTAATTGAAGGATTTCTCCTAACATAACTAAAGGATTATTACCCTCTTCTGCTAATCCAAGAATCATCTTAGCCATATCTTTCATACCTTTGATTTGACCAAGTTCAGTCATTGTACCCATAGCGAATGGTTGCGGTTCGATAATGATTACATCACTCTCTTTGATTGCATCCGTATCTAGACGAACAATCTTCTCAGCAAGACCTTCATTGTTATCTAGATTAGCTTTGTCATTGATTTCTTTGTTGTCCATTGGATTGTAGAAAGGTAATCCAATATCCTTGATTTGCTCACGCTCCTGCGCTCGTAACATTTGTGAACCCTTCGTTAACATATCTCCTGCAATATAAACCTTTTTCATAATTGTCATTCTCCTCTTGTTTTATGTTTTAGTAGTTAACTGCTATTATTCCTATTGTGATAAAGAACCCTAGTATCGTTGTAAGAAAGGCGAGCAATGCCATTTCTATCCCATCGGAATCTAACATTGCTCCAATTGCTATTCCCACGAACGGTGAAATGCATGTAATTCCAAATGATAATATTACTAATGATGTTGGACTCATCTTTCATTCACCTCTGCAATACTTTTGTTTTAGGATTTTTCAATAATCTCTACTTCATTTACTTTTTTAAAGCCATCTTTTGAAATCTTATGGACAAGCTCATCTAAAGAACAAGGGTTAGGGTAATATCTTTCCCCAGTAGTGATACTCACTAATGCATATACTTCAATTGCTTGACTTGCATATACTGGTGGATGCATTGGCGTTGAATCTACTCCAAATAATGCACCGTTAATTGCTTCGTTTCTCACAATATTTCTTCCTTCAAAAGCGCTACTTGGATTCTGTTTACCCATTGATGAGATTACGAACATATCTCCATTCTTCTTAACCTTGTCACCTTTTTTGATAAATGTTACGTTGTTCTCAATTGTTTTGATAGTTGTCTTAGTCATTATTCATTTCCTCCCTTGCGAACAAACTTAACGTCTTTAAGCCATAGCTCTTTCTCGTTGCTGTCTGCCCACACTCCGTTGATTTTCTTCTTTTTTGGTTTAACTTGTGCATTAATGATTTGAATTACATCTTTTTCTTCGAATGGTACATAAGCATATGTTCTTGTACCAATCTTAAACTCTCTAGACTCTCCAGTATGGAACTGCTGAGCTTTAGCACGAATATAAGTCTTAGTCTTCGTAACTTCGGTGATAAACATGATATTAGGTGGCATTGATTCATCTTTCGATTCAATATGTCCTAAGAACTCTAGCTCTCTTTCGTATTGCTCTACTAATGAAAGCTTATCATCTTCTAATTCTTGTTCTCTCTGCAATACTTTTGCATAACGTTCTGCTTTAGATTTGAGTGTGAGAGTCTTTTTATAAGTCTTCTCGAAGAACTCAAATAGTTGTAATAGCTTCTTATTTTGCCCAAACTCTGAGAAGTAATTTAGAGATATTAAGATTGCCATTTGACGAGAGTTAATTTGAACTTCATTAGAGCCGACAGTTACAACCTCTTCTGCTTTAACCATTCGCTGTAGTTCTTTTGGCTCGTATATCTTAAGCAAGTCTTTAACATCAATCACTTGTGAGCTACTGTTACAGTGTAACACCATACCATCTTTAATGTCAACAAGTAAATCTGTAAAACATTTATACTCTTTATTACGCAGTTCATACAATCCTTCTGCCACTTGAGCATTAAGGAATTTAATAGGCTCTACACCTTGATAGATAGAGTTTGTTTCCTTATTAAACATATAACCGTCACGAGAATAGCGGAACTTAATACCGTCTAGTTTAATGCCTTTATCTTTCGCATATTCAACTAGTTTATTAGTCTTATCTTCCTTCCCTATGTTCACGTTTAACGATGCTGTAAGGAATTCAATTGGATAATAATATCTTAGCCATGCCATAGCATATCCCATCCAAGAATAAGCATCTGAGTGGTTTACAGAGAAGCCATAGTCAGCACTATCTAAGAATACCTGCATGAATGGCTTAGCGATTCGCTCTGCCTCTTCATAAGATAATCCATAGTCTCTTGTCATTGTTTCAATGAATTTAGCTTCAATCTTAGGAACTTCTGTATCTATAATAGTCTTAATCTTCTTACCTATACCGCGTCTGACTAAGTCCGCCTGTCCCATTGTGTATCCACAGAATTTCACCAGAAACTCCATTAATTGCTCTTGATATACTAATCTTCCAAGTGTTGATGCTAGGAACTCGTTCAATGCAGGATGTCCGTTATCGTAGAATTCACCTTGGCATACACTTTCGCGATACGATGCACCAGATGGTCTCAGAATCGCGTTTCCTAATGAGAATAGGTCTATGTATGAGAAGTTAGGGTTCTGCGCTTTAATCTTAGCGATTGTTTCTTTGCTGAATAGGTCTTTGTATATCTGATGCGAGAAGTCACTTTCCCACTGGAAAATACCAACATTGCTATCTAGAATACTATTCCAAACCTTCTCATCTTCCGAATCTAGGTTCTGAGGAGTTACAAAGTCTATCCCTGCTAATCTACAAACCTCGCTGATTACAGACGTAGTATCTAAGCCTAAGATATCAAGTTTTACATAGTTTTGGTCATCGATTTCCTTCATATTAAGCATTGTTAATGGATAAGGAGAATCTTTAGTTGTGATTAATCCCATATTCTCATCTAGTGGAATTGGAGATACGCAGATACCGCATGCATGTTGTCCAATTGATGTGATTGTTCCCAATACGATATCAACATATTTAAACAGCTCTGGATATCTATCACGATAGTAATGCTCTGCTTCCTCTACACCTTTAGCAATGTCATCTACCTCGTTAAGTGGCATGCCTAAGCCTCGACCAATATCTCGGATAGCGCCTTTCATAGCGATTGTATTAGATGTCATGATTGGAGCGCAGTACAGCTCTGGATGATTCATTAAGAAATCTTGAATCATGTAACGTTTTTGTGGGTCGTAGTCCGAATCAACATCGGCTAGACTGATACGTTCTTTATTCATAAATCGCTCGAAGTTTAAACCTCGCTTGATTGAGTTCATTTCTGTAATTTGCATTAGATATGCGATGATACTTCCGCTTACAGAGCCTCGACCATATCCGTATGCTATATCATTTTCCCTAGCATATGTCTTAACCATATCCTCTAGTAGCAGATAGTTCTCAGCTTCATTCGCTCTATAAGTATCTAGTTCGTGCTGAATTCTCTGTGCGTAGACAAGCTTCTCATGATGCGGTATCTTATCAATACCACGAAACTTAATACCCTCTGCAATCTTCTCTTGAAGCACTCTGTCTGGATTAGCATGCAACTTAGGATACTTCTTAGAATAATCAAGCTTAAATGGCTCTACCATATCTAATAATACGTTTGTATTGTTTAATGCTTCTGCAATTTCATCGCCTGTTAATACTCCTTGAGCTTGGAACTGTTCGAAGATTTCATCGTAGCTCTTTAATGTTAAGTCAAAGCTATCTTCATCCGCGAATTCAACTCGTTTTGACTTCTGAAGAATCTTACGAGCTTCATCATGCTCTTTGTTTAATGCATGAACGTCACCGCCTGCAATGATTCTCCATCCGTTATTTCTAGCTAAATTGATTAGATGTCTATTCAGCTTAGCCTGCTCTAAATGTCGATGAGGCTGAACTTCTAAGAATACTCGATGCTTATTACTATCAATCCATTGTAGGATTTCAGCGTACTTCTCATCATCATCCTTAAGTTTCCAAATAAAGCTTCCTAAACATGCAGTTGATACTAAGATGTTGTCGCTCGTATTCTTAATGTCTTTCCATGCGATACGAGGATTGTAATAGAAGTGATTGTCGCTTCTGTTAAATGAGTTTGATACTAGCTTATTCAACTCCTTGAATCCTTCAAAGTTCTTGGCGAATAATGATAAGTGAAAATTATCACGAGCCTTGTTTTCTAAATCCCAAGTGACATAAGCTTCTACAGCGTGAACATACTTCATATTTTTCGATTCGAGAAGCTTTTTACGGTTATACCAACCTGTAAGAACTCCATGATTCGTACATACAATCGTAGGAAGCCCAAGTTCAATTGCTCTTTCTACATACTGTTCAAATTTCGTTACTACCTCAACCATATTAATATTACTATGATGGTCATGTAAGTGTATCGGTGTATATGTTTTCTCTACTGCTGTTAGTGTATCGTACATCGTATTCCTCCTATTTATGTTCCTTTAAGTATTCAATTGCTGTCCAATATAAAGGTGCGATTAGAACCGCCTCTCCATAAGTAGCCAAAACAATTTGTTCCCAAGTAAACTCTTTGCAATACTTCAGTTTAATGTATTTTAAAATAACTTCACTAACTGACATGTTAATGAAATCTTCATCGATATCTGGAAGCTTGTTTTCGCGTACAGGCTCAACTCCTGTAGTTGCGCTTCCAATATAAGTTGCATTACTTCCAATAACATCTGATGGTTTCATGAATAATACGAAATTCGTTGCATCGATAACTTGTTTCATTTTTGTTTCCCCCTCTTTTCGATAAGTTAATATTAGCATAGCCTTAAATTCTTTGCAATACTTTTGTTTAATAAATTTTAAAAAAGAAAAACGCAGATTTCTCCGCGTCTTAACTCAATCCAAACATAGCCATTATCTCTTCATCGCTAGGTTGGTCAACCTTCTTATCTATAAACATAGAACTATTCTCTTTATATTCCTCATAGAATTTACATTTGCTCTTCATATCGCATAAAGTATTACAATAGAATGAATTTGAGTTATCGATTCTACTACGGTCAAACGCCTCATCTAGATTGTCTTCCTCTGTCTTTGCAATAATTTTGTCTAATACAGAAACTAGTTCAGCCTTGAATTCCTCTACAATCTCCTCTGTCAACTCGATATCGATATAGCAGTTCTCAACTGTATACTTATCTTGAATAAACTGAGGTAGATTTTCAAGTGTATTGTTATTCATAGCTGTGTCCATCATCTCATTGATTTCAAGAGGATTAAATACGAACTTCTCTAGCTCTTTAATAGACTCTTCTTCAACCTTAATCATAGCTAGATATTCCTCTGCCATTTCTGGAGTAGTCTTCTTCTGCTTGATTTTCTTCTCAATCTTTGTAATTTCCTTTTGATGCTTCTCGATACTCTTCTCGACATCTTCAAAGTCTTTGCGTAACTGATTAGCTATATGAGCAACCCACAAGCTACGTTCTGCTTTAGTCGTCTTCATTTTACCATTCTTCTGCATGAATGATACGTTACAGTACTTCATCATATCGTAACGAAGGCGAATCTTATCAATAGGAATCTTATGGAACATATTGATACCGACTGCATAAATCATTAACTGCTGAGCCTTCTTTAATAAGTCTTTGCCAGTGAATCCGCTCTTACTAGAAGTTTTGTAGTCAAGAATATAAAAGATTCCATCATCATCTGTGTACTGGGAATCGATATAACCTTGGAATACGTACTTCTTAGCGCCCTCAAATACAGCTAGAACAGCTTTCTCATTGATTACTTTATAAGGAATCTGCTCTGTATGAGTAAAGTAGTGACGAAGGTTTTCAATATAACCATCGCGCTCTTTATCAGAATTGAATTTTAGTGCAGGGTCATCCTTGATTTGCCATTTGATAACCTCATCGTTAAACTTCTCAAGCATCTGTTCATATGTATGAACTTCATCATATAATCCTTGGATAACATCATGCGATACTGTACCGAAATGCGTGTAACAGTTATCTCCTTTTATTCTAATCTTATCAATATATTTAAGCTTATACAGCCAAGAACATTGTAGATAAGTACTCATTTTTGAGAATGACCATAGCATGTCTACTCCCATTTTCTCTTTAATCATATTTAATTGTTCATAAGTTAATCTCACTGTACGACACCTTCCTCTTTTAAATGTGCTTCAAAGTTCTCAAGGAAATGAGCCGAACATTTAGGTACATAATAATAAGCCTTTTCTTCTGCTTTTGTATCCCCTACTTGGACTTGGTCACCATTAAATGTTGGTTGACCATCAAAGTATCGAACATTGAACATCGCTTTATGTTTACATCCTATTTCACGACAAATCGTCTTAACTTCCTCTAATCGATTCGCATGTATGAATAATGACTGTGAACCCTCAAACATATTCCCTCTGAAATCTGTTTTTAAGCCATAGCACATAACTGGAATATCAAAATGATTTGCTACAAGACGAAGCTGTAACACTTGTGCAGACGTTAAGAATTGCGCCTCATCAACTAATACGCAAGAAATGTTTATATCATTCTTCAGCAACATTCCAATATGACCATAGATGTGATAGTCTTTTTCTACATCAAGACAGTCAACTGACAATCCTGTTCTACTCTCAATCTTCCCTTTCTTAGAGCGAGAATCTGCTACTGGTTTAATAGGCAGTACAAACTCACCTCTGGACGTATAATCATATGCATCCATAATTAATCTTGCTGTTTTAGACGAATCCATCGTCCCATATCTAAAATAAACCTTTGCCATTCTATTCCTTCTTTCTGCAATACTTTTGTTTAAAAGTCTAATAATGAATCTACATCTAATTTTGAAACACTGTCTGCCTTGTAAGCCTCTAGATTAAAACAGTACCAAGCCTCTTTTAATATCGTATATTTTGATAGAAATTGAGCCTTTTGAGACTCGTCAAAGTAATGAGTTCTCTCCTCATCTTTTCCTAGTCCTGTCATAATATGTGTGTATTTGATAACATAAATCTTCTTCATCATACAACTCTCCTATTCTCCAATAGTTCGTGAAATACCTTATAGCCTAAATCGATTGGTGAATCCTTCTCACCTAATACATCGTTATCATCATAAATGTAACTAGTCTTTCTGAATTTAGAAAAACGCTTGGCTGTATTAATAAGATACTTCTCCCCAATATGCTCTTGAGTATCTTTATTAACCATTGTCATAACATCTTTGTCGAACGCTATAATGATTTCAACATCCATAGGAACGTTCTGCAAGATGATTTGAACCTGTACATCACTAATCTCATGACCACCAACAGCGCAACTATATCCTTTGTTTCTGGTTTGAGTGAAGTTCTTTAGCACTGACTTCTCTGCCTCAAATATGATAAGCTTCTTATGTTCTGGAAGGAACTCTATTGAGTGACTTAATCCATACAGGTTATACATCTTCTTGTAACCTTTTATGTAATTCCAGTATTTTGGTATCTTCATCTCTTTTAGAACCTTTGTATCAAGCGTTGTTCTCCCTGTTAATCCTACGATTGCATTCTTATCGTCATAATTCGAATGTGGGAATAGAACTCTATCTAACATTGGGTCATAGCAAACATTAAATAACTCTGCTGTTTGTGGCATAATCCCCTCATAGAATAAGCTCATGTGAGGTAACATAATGAAATCTCTTAGAGTTTCCATACCAAACTTAGGAATCTCAATCTCATCAATGTTTTCAATTACTCTATGTTGCCTTCTAATCTCTTTAAACATTGCCAAAAGGTCTTTCTTATCTTCCTTCTTAAATGAACCGCCTAGTCCGAATAACCCTCTTACAAATCTAAAACTCTCTGTAAATGGCTCTTTTCGCAACAATTGAATAAGGGATAAGATGTCTCCTCTAAATGTGTCATCCTGCTTATACCAACAGCAATACATAGTGTCTATATTCACTGCGATAGCTGTATGACTTTGAGAATCTGGTGGGGCGCAACGAATCTCATCACCAGTACGCCACATACCATGGCATCCAACCTCTTCAAGAAGCTTCTCTACTCTCTGTAGGTCTTCTTTTAAATACTCTTTCACTTCATATGCATTCATAATTTCATCACCTATACAAGAAAATTGCTGATACTGTAATCTTATCACAATATCAGCAATTCTGCAAATCTTTTGTTTAATGGTTTATTTTGAAAATGCTTCTTTAACCAATTGCGATACTTGCTTCATATCAGCTTTACCTTTTAATTGAGGCGTTAATTCTTTCATAGCCATACCCATATTAGCTGTGCGACCAACTACTTCTGTAACTAATACTACGACCTCATCTTGAGTTAATTGCTTTGGTAAGTAAGCTTGTAGTACAGTCTTTTGATATTCTTGGTCTATTGTTGAGCGACCTGCATTTACCAAGCCTTCAATTTCTTGGTCAATTGCTTTGATTTCACGATTGATGCAAGTGATAATTTGGTCTTCATTTAACTCTGGTACTTTTAATGCAATACGCTCTTTCTCAAATGTAGCTAACAGCATACGTAATGCTACAACCTTTACTTTGTCTCTAAGTTTCATAGCTGTAATCATGTCATTTTTAATAGTTTTCATAATTAATTCCTCCGATTTAGTATTCTTCTGTGTTTGTTATAATTTCTATATCTCTATCAACGTAGTATTCTCTTGACCAAAAGTGCAGATATGGGAATGGTCTTGGTATAATTTTACACCATGTGCCACCATACCATCTTCTAAACCATTTCATTTGGCTTAGTTCATGTCCAAAATATGAGTTATAAAGCCATTCTTTCATATAATTACTCCTTAATTAAGATATCTTCAACGCGTACAAATTGATGATGATTATCTTTTAACCTACGACAAGATGCCCACTCACCATTGTCTTCCAACTTTACATCTACCACATCATTATTCTTAAAGCAGTGAATATCTCGTGTACAACCGATGATAACTCCCTGTCCTGCCTCTAATCCTTCAAAGATACGTTTCACCTTTTTTACCTCATTCTTCTTAGCTAAAAATTCAATATTACGTTTCTTCATTACGATTCCTCCTCGATTAGTTTGATAAAGCTTTACAAATATTAGTGACCATATTGTCAACTGTGAATAGAACTAGTAGCACTATTATTGTGAAAAAGAATGGATATTCTTTTGCAAAATTCCACATATTAATCCTCCTCTATCACATCTTCTTTCAATCTATAGATAATTAGAATGGAAGTTCCATAATGGCGATTCCCTACATATTTAAAATCAGTTATCGATATGTTTTCGTTATTTTCTCTTATCCATTCATTTGCCATATCTGCATAATTAAATTCAGCAACTTGTGTTATATACATTTACGCACCTCTCTGAGCCTCATATTTTCTTATTATTGAAGGAAGTCTCTGCTCCATCACTTCAAACAGCTCATCGATTGTGATTAATTCTCCAAATGGCTTGTGTTTGAAATGGGGGCTATCTACTCCCACATTAATCTGATTTCCCCATGCTGATTCTTCACTATGGATATGACCATGAATCGACCACTTTCGAGGTCTCAAGCCAATCTCAAGAGGATAGTGTGTTAACCACATTTGTTGTTTTTTGTACTTCAATGTAATTCCAACTTCATGATATTCATGAAGTAATCCCATTTCATTGATTTTCTTATAATGCTTAGAAAGGTCATGATTACCTTTTATTAAAATGATTTTACCCTTAAGTTGCTTCAATACGTCTTCTGTTTGTTCGAAGTTTCCTAAACATAAATCTCCTAGATGATAGATGATGTCATCATCGTTAACCTGCTCATTCCACTTCTTAATCATATCTTTTGTCATTTCTTCAACAGAAGAATATGGTCTGTTTTCGAAGTTTAAGATGTTCTTATGCCAAGCGTGTGTATCACTTGTAAAATAAATTGTCATTTGCCTTCTCCTCTCATATCGTCTCGCTGTTCTACGTATCCTAATAATTGCTTTGTGCTTCGTTCAATTTCTTCATTTAAGTTTGCTATGCCATTTTCAGCCTTCTCTTCTTCAATATGACCCTCCTCTGACAAGTGGAATAACAGCTCGATTTTAGCAACGCATTCTGCTATGTATCTTGCATAATCTCTTGCATGATTAATCCGATATTGACTTAGTCCATGTTTATATTTCATTATTTATCCCCTCTTTAGGTCTACAATCTTCGCAGTAAACCATATCATCAATTACAACTGCTGTTTCATCATATTGTGGATGCCCACATTGGCATTCCCACCACCAACCATTTGAAAGATAAGCCCATTTCGGTACTTGACTCTCGTTACCATACTCGTCAGCCCACTTCGCTCTTCTAACTTCTACTGCAATGAAGTCTATACCAAACTCGCTCATTCCCCATTGCCTAGCTTGTCCTGCTGTTTTGGCAAAGAATATTCGTGAATACTCACCATCGCCTACTTGATATGCTTTCATCGGTCTGCCTCAAGCGATGCAAGATATGATTTGCTTACTATTACATATTCATCTTCACCATTCATTTTAGACGTATCAACATCTACAAGGTGCAAATCTTTTGCATAATGACCTTGTGTACTAAGCTTTTGACCAAACGTTCTCTCTACTCCCATTACGCCTGCCTTGCCAGTTAATACTTCGTTTGTCTCTTTTGAGATTGCCATTTTCATATTAATTAACTCTCCTTTCCTATTCAAAGAACTATTTTGTTGAATTTAACTTTTTTAAATTAATTGCTGACTCTCCCCAGAATCCTACGATAAATTCAACATTTACATTTTGAACCTGCTCTTCTGTATATTCGTAAAAGTCTATTGCTACTCGTCTAGCAAATCCTTTTGCGTATTCGTCTTCTTTAACTGGAACAGAAACTATAAAATTCATATGTTCGTTATATGCATGATACTGATAGATTTCACTCATATTAATTAACTCCCTTTCTAATAACCTCTTCTTTTGTATTGATGCCCATAGGGTAATTCTTCTTTGGTCAACTTCTCATATGCTTTGACTATTTCTAGAGTTGGAAAACCCCTATAATACGCTTCATTAACTAAGGTGTTCTCCGTAGGATAAGGACGTATTGTGGCGAGATTCTTTACAACTTCGATTAACTCCATATTGATTATCCCCTTCCGTCACCACTCATATTTATATAACTTATAATCGTCTTCAACTAGTCTGAAGTAAGAACCGCTATACTCGCCAGACAGCTTGTCATTAAGGGACTTTACAATAATTTCCCCATAGAACTTATCGATGTTCTCGCATACCAATTTATCATCATAGGTTTCTCTATTAAGATTGTCTACACAGATAATTTTCATTTTATACTGTCACTTCTCTTTTAAATATACAATTCCCACTAACGACTACCACAAGCTCCCAACCGTCCTTCCCAAGATGGTTTAGTTTGTCTATATCAAGCTCTTGATAATGCGGTCTTGTTAGCTTATGAAATCCAATTTCTCTGTACTCGATTTTCTTCATAATGTTACCCTCCAATACTTCATAAAATGATGATTTTATTAGATAAAGCTGATTAACTTCCTTGCTACTTTAATGGAGACAAAGACAAGAGTTATACTAACAATTGCGCTTATAGCATTCGCAGTGAGCCATATATACCATGTAGTTTCAACGTTGCTCCCACGCACTAAGTTAACAATTGTGTATTGCACCATTCCAAGAACAAAAGCTGTTCTAAAGTCATTTTTAAGTAATCGTTTTATCATTGTCATTGCTCTCCATCCACTTCTGTTCTTTATATATATCTAGCATTATCATTAGTTGCTTATGCGATAGCTTTTTCACATCTATCTTGGAAACCAAAATTTCAGCCTTGCTTCTCCAGATATGATTTCTAATCTCATCTGTTGCTTCATGGATGTAAGAATACTTGTTTCCGCGAATGCTTCCATCTGGATTGATTACAATACCATGCTCTAAGTTAAGGCGACCAGAAGGTGTAATTTTAATAATCTTATAAAGAGACCATCGGCAATGAGAAAATCTACTATTCGACATTGCTACTTCATCGCCAACCTTAAGAGTTGAAATCCATTCTTCTCGCTCTTTCTTTTTATCTAACATCATTTATTCTCCTTTGGCTTAAGTATAAATGTCTCTCTCAAGTCTTCATCGATAACATATCCTTCTACTTTTACAGATGTTAAGAGATTAATTATGTCATCAATTTGACTGGAGTTAATGGAAATGCTCTGTCTGCCTGCACATAGGTGGAACATATCTTCATCCACATGCTGTATTCTAGGTCTTTCATCGGTGTTTTTCTTAAATCTCAATACGTCTGAACCAAGTTTTTCAATAAGAATGTCTTCTAAAATCATTTTATTTACCTCCTAGTACTCTGATAGATACTTATTAATTGTTTCGTAAACTTCTTCAGTCAACTCATCCTTATCGCATTTGAGCTTATCCTCAATCTTTGCAAGAATTTTAACTGCTAGTTCCCAACTATCCATTAAAACATCTCCTTTTACATTTTGATTTCAATGTTAATACTCATTTGCTTCCCATTATTAGAAAAGTCACTGGCAACCTTGTGTAACTCCTTAAGCATCTCATCCGCAAGAATGGAGTCTTTATGCTTAGATATTTTGCTATTGATATCCTTTTGTATCATATCAATGACAGCCTCCTGATTATCCATAGAATTGAGAGTTTCTATGCAATCTTTGTAGAATGATAAATCACTTATAAAGTCAAAGCTCAATAATGTTCTTAATACCTTATGCCTTTTCCCTATCACTCTAGCAATACTTTTGTTTAATATATTGTATTTTACATTAATCCTTAACTCTTTCCTTCCGATTAAGCCAATCTCTTCAGCTTGCACTAATACACTTGCTGATACCTTGACATCCATATCATTCTCTCCTTTTGTACTGCTTTGCTGTTAATGTAATACTATCACACTAACAGCACCTCTGCAATACTTTTGTTTAATAAATTTTAAATATCTTGAGGAATGTTACATGTACCAAAGTCTATAAATGTATTACGACCAATATCAACCTCTAATACTAGCTGTCTATGAGTCTCACCATTACGGTTTTTGCCAAGGAAGACAATGAAGTACTCTTTATCTGGATTCATCTTTACGATTGCACCATTCTTAGTTTTGACAGGGACTTCATTCTTCCCTCCCTCTTTCTCAGAGTCTAGTGCTTTACGTACTAACATTAATGTCGCTACTACATCTACTACGTTCTTAGAAACACCTAAACTATTTTGAGATAGGTAGCGTGTTAGCATAGCAGATTTTCCAAGCTGATAAGTTACCCACACATGTCTATTAAGCGCAGATGGCTTTACAACATCGTGTAGCTTAACCATGTTCTGCTGTAATTGAAGCCATGCCTGCACATTTACATTTGTATCATCGCTATCTAGTTTCAATGTATCTAGTACATAATACTTAACATCATGAATAGCAGAATGCTTTTTAATTGTTTTAATAGCCTTGTTCATGTTGAATGAATTAAAGTTTACGAAATTAATAAGACCCTTCTTCATGTGGTCGTCTAGCCAATCTACGCCTGCCTTAAGGATAGCCATCTCTTCACTAGAGAATTCGCCTCGGTTAAATCTAGATTTCTGGAAGTCTCCGTCTGTCATATTATTAATCGCCCAAACTATGATTTCACGTTTCCATTTCACACTATCTTCCTCGTTTGCCAAGATTAATAGTTTCTCTTGGAACTCAATCATATTTGGTAGAATTTGAGCTAGAGTAAAGAACGTTTTACCAACACCAGAGTTGGCAGATAACATTGTAATATTCCCTAAAACCTGTCCATTCACAGTTTCTGTAAGTGATGGAGATGCATATGGGAATCCTCTCATTTTACCTTCATGAGCATCTTTAACGACTTGTAATAACCCACTACTTAAATCTTCTACTTTTTCATCTACGTCTACATCAGCAAAAATAGTTGCTAATACGCCTTCTAACGCCTCTTGAATCTTATCGACACTCATAACCTTATAGTGTTCGAATCTCTCCATGATAGGAAATCCTAAGTCATGTAGCTTGATTAATGCGTTTGTCTTCTTGATATCAGTTAGATAACTTGGGAAGTTCTCTTCTTTTACAAATGTAATCCCATTTGCGATTGTCTGATACCCACCACAATCATCATACATCTTCTGTAACAGCTCATTTTCTGATACGTATAATCCTACTACAATATCATCCAAAGCCTTCTTCTCTTGCTTAATAAGCTTCTCTGCCACCGCAAAATACATCTTCCACTCATTCTCATGAAAATCATCTGCTGATAGATTACTATCAAAGTATAAATCTGGCTTCTTATAGATGCTAAGTACGATATAGCTCTCTGCTGTATTCTTAGTTTTCTTTAACATCTCTCTAAATTCATTGCGTTGTTCTGTTGTACTCATAATAGCCCTCCAAATAATGCTTCAATATTGCTTTGCGTTTCCGTTTTCTCTTTAGCTTGTTTTACTTCGGCTTCTTTCTTCTCTTTCAGCTTAGTTACATAATCAAATGTTTCTGTAACCTCATCCTTTTCAAGCTTCTCAACAGCCTTACGTTGTGATTCTAATCGCATTGCCACATCGTTGATTTCATCCGTTACAAATTTCATAATGGCGTTGACGCGATGTTTCCCATCCTTAAAACTAGCCGTCTTTAGATGTGGTTGAATCTTTAAGTTAGCCACTTTCATAGCAACGAGAATCGTTTTAAAGTCATATCCTCGCGGTAGTAGCCTAGTATTGTTCCCAGATGGATAGAATTGACCGAGGCGAAGACCTTGTAATCTACGAATTGTATGGTCATCTAATGGGATTGTCGAATCCAATCCTAAGATATTGTTTCTGAAGTATTGATATACAGCATCCCAGTCAGAGTTCTCTTTTACTCTTAAATCCGTATCTTCAAGTTTCTCATTGTATTTTGGAACACAACTCAGATGAAGCTGTCTCTTATAGTTTCTGATGCCTGCCTTCGTAGCCAATGGAACTTTCTTGATAACATGTTCACTGCTTCTCTCAATAATCTTTCCGCAGTAATAACATTTAATTGGCTTCTCCTGCTTCTTCGCTTTTGGTTTTGTCACTGTAAATCTCCTCCTAGAACAATCTGTAGATGAACATTAATATATCAACTAAGACGATTATCGCCATAAATGCAAATTCAAATAATTTTAAAATTAGCCATAGTAATAATGGCAATATAACTGCCAGAGATATGCTTCCAATTAAGAATATGAATCTCTTCTTAATTCGCTTCCTTTGTCTCTGCCTTCTCATCATATATGAAAACATCCCCTTCTGCAATACTTTTGTTTAAAGGGAAATCAATTAAGATTCCCCTTTAAACTTTCTGTATTTAGATAGCTTGCAATTCTTTTACAATTGCCTCCAAAGCATCATGTTCGTTAGCTTCTGGTTTCATTGGGTTCTTGATACCCTTTTCTCTGACTAGCTCAATTCCTCGTTTTTGATGAGCTTCTGATTTACTCATAAGCTCTTTAAAGATATCTGATAAACTCTTCTCTTTTTCAGCATCTTCTTTTTCAAGAACTTTCATAGATTTGCCTGCATCTTGAGCTAATTTAGATTCAATCTTATCCGCACCGTCACGACTTTCAACATATGCCTGCCAAATTTTGTAGCTTGGGTTCTCAATGATTTGACCAACTTGAGTAACTCCAGTACGGTCTTTCTTGATTTCACCTTTGTAAATTGTCTTCCCTTTTGAATCTATTTCAGTAAATAGCTTAACAACTAAATCATAGTCATATTCTGAATTCTTCTGCATTACAGGCTTCTCACCAATTTTAACGAACTGCTCGCCAACTTTAGTTTTAATATCATCAATCTGTGCAATAGATACTACGTTTACACCTTTAGCAGATACGTCAATCTTTAAGTTTTGTAATCTAGTTGCTACAGCCTTAATGCGTCCATAGCCTCGCATAGAAACTGCTGAATCCATAACGTCCTTACCTTTGGCGATTGCCTTCTTCTCTTCTACTGTAAGAGCAGAGTCAGTTAAGTTTTGATAGAATTTAGTTTCAGAGTCAATTGCTAATGTACCAACCGCACCTTCGTCAAACGATACCATTTCTGAAATCTCATCAATAGCCTCTGACATTTCTCCGTGACTTTGAGTATTAGCTACACCTAGTAAGTTAGTACCCCACTTCTTGTCGTTTTCATACCAAGACATACCAGTCTCAGCATCTAATGCGTATACTTTTGGGAATGATAATGCGAATACAGATTTACCAGAACCTGTTTCTCCCATGATAAGAGCTTTTAATCCAATGCGTTTAGTAGATGGTTTACGGAATAATGACATAATATAGTTACCTCTTTCGTTTGTTTTATAGTTTTTTAGTTTTACTGCAAATCTTTTGTTTAAGGGAGCAGATTAAAACTACTCCCTATATTAAGTTTATTAGTTGCTACCTAAGCCCATAGCGCTCATCCAACCCATATCATCATTCTGGATGTCATTAGCCTTTTCATTTGAAGCATCTTCAGCGATTTTGTTTAAATCAATTTCTTCCTTCTTCTCTTCTTCTTTCTCTTCTATTTCTGGCACAACTAGGTCAGCAGGAGTGTACTTTACATCGTCTAAGTCGATTACAAGTTTCGTTTCATCATTAGCATCTTTCTTTAAGAATGGCTTAGCGAATACTAACTTACGAGTCTTATTCCCTTGAACAGTCATCTTCTTAAGAGCTTCTTCTTCATCGTATAGCCCCATGTCGATTAACTCTTGAACCTCTGGTGAAATCTTAATATCTTTAGCAGAGATTTCTTGCTTCTCGAATCCTTCGATGATTTGACCCTCAATTGTTAATTCACGAATCTTGCCTTTCTTAACTTTGAATAATGCTGTAAGGACTTTTTGAGTCATCTCTGGCTTCTCTTGGTTCACCTTTACAACTACTGGCATCGTGAATGGAATTGTCTTTTTGAACTCTTTACCATCACGCTTACCTACGTATTGAGCAACTTTAGCTTGGATAACAACTTCTCCGCTTTCCTTTGAAGCCTTTAATGCTTCTTTGCTGATAGCGTACTCATCTAACAAGATTGTTTGACGGAAGTTAGCGAATCCTTCTTCTTGGTTGCTTAAGTAAATATCCTTGATTTTGAACTCACGCTTGTCATTTCCGTTGTATTCGCTGAATTCGTATTCACCTTTAACGCAAATCATCATACCTTCTTTTAAGTGTTCTTGCAGATAGTTGTGTACGTCTAATGGAGATAAGAATCGTTTTACAATCGTTTTATCGTTATCGTCCTTCTCTACGCCAATCTTATGTAATTTAAAGTCTGCGCTTGAATCGATAATCTTCTCATTGAAACGGTCATTCCAGTTGATTAGCATTTGATTGCTATCTTTGTCCATTCCGTATAATACTGGCTTCTTAGGAGAATATCCGCCCATCATTTTACCGTAAATTACGTTACCTTCTGAAGTTTCGATACCTAAGTTAATGTTGCAGTATTTGAATCCAGTAGTTGGGCTAGTTGTTTCACCGCTAAATGTTTTGTCATTGATTTTAGCTTTCCCTACCACTGTGATACTTGAAATACGCTTTTTTAATTCTGTCATAATTGATTACCTCTTTCGTCTATTTATTTTATCTTCTTTTCAGAAGTGGTCACCCTCTTTAAACCAATATCTGCAATACTTTTGTTTAAGATATTAGCTTAATTACTTTGCCACTTTTGAAATGTGAGAGAGAAGAAAATCTCTCGTCACATATTCAATTGTAATACTTTTGTTTAATGGTGTCAACGCTTATTTTTAAGCTTTTTATTTTGGTAATAAACCGTTAAACAATATAGATAGAAGATTAATAGTACGTTAATTGCTTCAGTAATTACTACATCAATCGGAGTTTCACCGATAATCATATTGATTAAGATTAAGAATAGTCCGCTTCCTAATACAACCCATAAACCACGACTTACACCCTCAGCCTCTTTCACCTTTAATAGATGAACGATTTGCGGTACGTAAGCTCCTAACAAACAAATCGTTCCGATAGTTTGAAAGATGTAACCAATCTCTTGTGCTGTCATCACTCGCTATCCCCTTTCCAATCCTTCTTACATCCCATTACTAGAAATAGAGTGTACCAAGCGAATCCTGCATTAAATACTTGAGTCATACGAATCTCTATAGGAGTTCCTCCAAGATGCATATTGACTAAGATACATGTCGCTCCTACTGCGATTAACACCCAGAACAGAGTACTAATTCCAGTTGGATTCTTTGTCTTACGAAGCTTGATAATTTGTGGCATATAACCACCTAGTAGCAATGCTGTTCCTGCTACTTGCAAAATCATTCCAATCCCCATTTTAACTTCCTTTCTTTATTATCGGCTATCCGCAATACTTTTTTTAATATAGCCGATTTAAAATGTTATTTATTATGAGTGTAAGCTCCCATAACTTGACCGTTATACTCTTGATAAATAATGTGATACTTCTCTTCCATCCCTTCAATCGTAACAGGAAAGCCATTGTATCTTGTCAATGTACCATTCTCTGTTTGAGATTTTGCTAGATAATCTACTCCAGACTGGATAGCCTGTAACATCTCTCCATTGATACGAATCGATTTAGGAATCCCTAGCTCAGTGGACACATGCTCAATATCGTCTTCAAAATCTTTTACAAGAGACAAGTTCTCTTCATATATCCCTTTCTCAGTAGTCATATTCATCTTTTCACGAAACTCCTTGGCTACTTCTACTGGAATTTGCACGTTCTCAGCTTCATGTTCTACAACTTTATAATCCTCTTCTGAAGGAGTCCATTCTTTAGGAGATTGTTGTTGAACTGGCTTGTCATCTACAAACTTACCATCTAATTCGTATTCCATAAGAGGTTTCTGAACGATGCTTACAATGCTCTCACTTAGCTGACTCATATGTAGCTTCATCATTTCCTCTTCTGTTTCTGCACCAGTAAAATCTTGAATCGCTTTAATGTTTTCTGCTTTTAACATTTTTTCGTAATCAACTACTACTGTTAATCTTACTACACCCTTCATTAAAAACCGCCTTTCTCATGCATTTCCTGCATGTCGTTGATTGTATATATTCCTCTAATATCGATTGATAGTTGAGAGCCGATATTGTCTCTATCGCCATCGCATACGACATCAACAATGTTTCGCATTCTTTGCGCTTCAATTCTCTTTAATGCTTCTTGAGATTCATCAAACACTTTCATTACCTCACTTACCTTAGCTTACACTACTTTTTGTTTTTCTGCAATACTTTTGTTTAATTATTTTATCGATGTTTAATTGAACCGCCTGCCATTACAGAGCCACCAATATTACCACAATTAACACTTCCACCTGCTGATACATTTCCTTTAACATCATCGCATCTTACAGAGCCACCTGCGCTTACAGAACCGCCAATTTTATCACATGTTACTGAACCATTCGAATCGACATCGCCACCGACGTTACCATTGACAACTGTACTATAGCCACATTTTAAAGTGCCTTGAAAATTATCAGCGTTAATAATGATATTCTTCTCTTCCAATTTCTGTCCTTGGATAACCCCATCAACAATGACTTGACCGTTATTAACGGTAATGTTTCTTCCAGTATAAGTTACTCCACCAATACTAATCATGCTTCCCATACTTACATCCTCCCATTTTAATGCAGTAGACTGCTTCATCGAGGTCTCGAAGCTTTCCTTCAATACCATCGAATTCGTACCAATTATCTTCTGCTTTAGATAATTTAACCATTTTTTCAATGACATCTCTTCTTTCTTGCAATACTTCCAGTGCATATTGCATTAGCAACACCCCTTAGTTTGCTTTAAGATTCCTCCTAATTATATATCTCTTTTTGATTTTATGCAATACTTTCGTTTAATGTTTTTTAAGAAAAAATAATAACGTGTACTTCTAATCCCTCTTTACGTGCAAGGTCAATCATATGCTTAGTTCCCTTACTCTTTCCATCCCAGAAACAGAAGCAAACACCATCTGAGCCTGCATATTTTGCCATATCCCAGTTTCTAATATACCCTGCCTTCTTTCCTAACCCATCCCAATCTGCAGGCATTCTAGTAAGCTTGCAACCTGCCTTTTCTGCAAATCTCTCTCCAAGCTTATCTGCACCGCCTGCTGTACCACTAATAATCTCAACATCTTTAGGATAATATCCTTTTCTCATAAAGTAGGCTACAAGATTCGTAGCTAATTTCTTGTAATCATTGAACTCTCTGCTACCTGCTACAATAACTTTGACCATAATAGCCCTCCAAATTAATTGTTTATTTCGTATTAAGAAAATACTCCATATCCAATTTGTTGATTTAACCCCTTGTTCCAATACCCAACAATTGGTTCTGCTTCAAGGTTTAGTTCTTCCCACTCAAAATCCTTCGGCATACTATAAGAAATGAACCACATAAATAGTTTAAATGCTGTTTCTGTTGATGCGCTAACTGAACTGACAGCTATAAATCTTCCATCATGATATTCAAATTCACCACTAGGCAATTCATCTTCGCTAAACTTGAACCCATGGTTTAGTAGGATTTCAACCGCATCCACACTAATGCTTGATTCTTCATATTCCGTTAATAAGTATCTCCATGTACGATATCCTAAGCCTTCAATCCCTGTATAATTTTCATTGTGATTCATTTGTAACCCAATCTTTTTACACGTATCCTTGTATGCTTGCCTCATCGCTTCTACAGGGTAATTGCAGTATACATAATAATCTTCTGACTGATTATGCCCATCGTTTGACCAATCTCCTATAGGAACTTTAAATAGTGTTTTTCCAACTTTATCAATCTCCTTATATTCTACTGATGGATATTGCTTGTTTAAATTAAATATCTTCTTACATTTAGTGCATTTATGGACGTATAGAGGAGGACTTATTGGCTTTATCATCCCTGTAAATTTTAGCTCTGTATCCTTACACTCATCGCAAGTATAGTTAACTCTAATTGGTCTTAATTCTCTTTGTTTTTCGCTCATGCTAATACCCCTTTCGCTCTTGCTTCCTTAATCCACTGTGGGAACTCATTTAAAACCCTCTCCATAAACTCTTCATCACTGATTCTTCGCAGGTCATTAATGTTAAAGAAGTCAGCATTGTCTAGAAATCTACCAGACATATCATCAAGCTTTCTTAAAAACTCAAAATTCGCCCCACCGATACCGACAAATTGCCAGAAGATTGGTTGGATAGATGATTTACGAATAATATCTTCCGCCTCTTTTTTATCAAAGTTATCACCATCTGTGATGAAGAAAACTAACGTAGGTATAGTAGGCTTTTCAGTATTTTTACTCCCCATTATTCGTGATAGCAATCCCTTTTTAACAGGTTGTCCATATCTCCTTACAACCATATCCATTACTTCTGCGTAATAAGTTGAGCTTTCTAATGATGTTTTTTGTAACAAGACATTGTCTACGAATCCTTGGTGATTACCTTCTGTTACAGAGCCAATCTCGTGTGCATGTCTTCCGAATGCGAACATATCAATACTTTTATCAATATCTAAGTTCATGCCAATTCCAAGTGTTCTGTCGGTTAGTTCTTGCATTGTTCCATTTCTATAAAGGCTTCCCATAGAACCTGAAATGTCGGTAATAAATACAACCTGTGCCTTCTCACCAAAAATAGCTTTCTTTTCTAATACAATCTGTGCCTTCTTATTTAAATCGATTAATTTGCTCATTAATATATCTCCTTTGTAAATGTAGTTTTATCTATTTTTATATCCTGTTCCATTACAATAATGACAACTTACATTGATAGTTGTTACTAATGCTCCAATAACTCTAACTTGCGAACTCTTACCCTTCCCCTTGCAGTTCCAACATTCTTTCTTATTTTCCTTATTCATATTCCACCTCATAAAAATGTCATTTTATCTATTTGTCGCTTGAAAATAATTCATTAGTATCACAAGTAATAGATATCTCATGCTTTTTAACTTCAATATTTATATTGCTCCAACTACCGTCTTCATCTCTAAAAACAATCATTTTATCTAAATCTTCTGTGGTAATTCTTTTAATAAAATCGTTTAATGTCATATTGTCACCTCTTCATAAAATGTAGTTTTTAATAATCGTATTCTACGCCTTCCCAGTCTATGGAGTTATATATCTCCATAAATTCTCTTCTTGTTATAGCTACGCAAGTCTCACTTACTTCCCCATCTTCTTCCTTGGTTCTTGCCTCAAACCATATCAGACCTCGATTTGGGTATTTCTGTTGCTCAACTATAAGAATATCGCTTTCATCTCCATCACCTTTGCAGGCGAATTGTTTTTCAAATGCCATATTATCACCTCATAAATGTATTTTAATCACAAGATATTCCGTCTCCACCTATTTCATACTTACCTGTAAATATCGACATCCAGAATTCGCCTATATATTCTTGCTTATTGGCATCGTATAACAAAGGAGAATTGCCCTCTGATGTGATTTCGAACCCATACTTTTCAGATAGAGCGTTTAGCTCTTTAAAGAATGATTCAACCTTTTCTTTTTCATTCATAACGTTGCCTCCTATTAATTACATTTCTTTCCGTTGTAATATGTCTCACAAGTAATATAGAGTAACAATCCATTTGACCATCCTAGTATCTTATTACACAGTTTACAAATATACATTAGAGTTCCCTCTCTTTCGTCCACTCTTCCATGTAGTTCCTCATTTCCGTCTCCCATCCATCTGTAAAATGAGCGGTATACAGGTCTCCGTATCTAGTCCTAACATTTACCCAGTCACTTCCATTGCTAACGACTATCGCACCCTCTAAATCGTAAGTTCTACCAAAGAAGCCATTGCAATAGAAATCTTTAATCTCCATACCTACAAACTCATCACTTCTCACTACTTCGGATTTTTTAATTAGGAAATCTATTGCCTTCCCAACCTCTTTAGGATAGTTATCTCTATTTTCTTCAATCCATTTCTTTACCTCTTCAACACTATTAAACATAGTACTCCTCCTACTTCCCTAGATTGTTTAAGAACATAGAGCCATGGCTGTAGTTAGTTGAATACGTAAACCATACCCCCTCTTTAGTTACGTTTGTAGACATATTGACAATATCTGCTCTTGTGACCATCTGCATCAATCTCTTAACGCTAAACTCATCTACATATACTGGTGTACCATCCGTTGTTAGAAATACTTCTTTCTTAATCTTTCTTGCCATGACTATTCCTCCTATTGTTTCGTAATCTTGCTAACGATAACTCCTGCTATAAAACATATTATTCCAATTAGAACCTCTGTTACATTTGCTTCTTGCATACGACTTCCCTCTCTTCTGGATTCTATTAATTTTCACTCTAAATCTTGCTATGTCTTCCTTCTCCAATTGTCGATAAGTAGTCTTCTAACTCAGAAACATGACTTGAGAAATAATTGGAATTTGGTATAGATACTGACTGACTACCATCTTTGTTATGCCATATATAAGCAACATACTTTACCCCTTTATATTTAAAGATGTTATAAATCTCCATGTAACTTGAACTGCAATTTGGTTTAATCTTATCCCCTACTACTATTGATTTAATCAATTTGTCTACCTCCCACTTGTAACATCGCTTTTTCTCCACTCTTCAACCATCTACGGAATACACCTCTACGAACCGTTGTAACCGTACCATTTTCAAAATCCTTCTTTGACTTATAGACCATAACGTCCTCATCGAATCGAACTATAACTCGGACAGTTCTGCCTTTTACCCAGATTTGACCTTCTTTTAGTACTCCGTTGAATCTAGTTCCATCTGTGCATTTCATCATATTAAGAATCTCCTAATTGTGTATTTTTTAGATAATGAATAACCTGCTCCATCTCGCTAATAGTCATATCCGTGATGTTTGGAGCGTATCCTAGAGCCTTTCCGAAAATAAATCTCTTCTTTTTAATCCCAGTAATCCCCTTGACTTTGAATTGGCTATTCATCTCCTTTCTCATCTCATTATGTGCTTGAAAAAATCCTGCAATTAACATGGTTAATCCTCCTAGATATGTAATTTGTTATTTCAAGAATCCCATTTTTCTTCTAGCCTTATTAATTCTGTAGTACAAGAAGCAGTCTACAGATACTCTTTTAAAGTGGTAGTTTAATATTGGCGTATCTAGTTCTACTCCATCAAATACGAACCCATAATACTCTCGTCTCATTGCTACTCCTCCTAAATGTTCGCAAGGCTCTTATTTAGAAGAGCGCTTGTTTTCTAACTTTCCAATTACAACTACTGCTACTGCCATTAATATTGGTAAGAATTGTGTGTTTGCAAAGTTTTCAGTAATCCATCCACCAATAACCTTATCGTGCATCATCATTGTTCCTGCTGTGTATCCTAATAGAGCTGAACCAAATGCTACAATGATTGGGAATCGTTCCATAAGTTTAATTAAGATTTGGCTACCCCAGATGATTAATGGGATGCTTACTAATAATCCAATTACTAATAGTCCTGTATGACCATTTGCTACTCCTGCTACTGCTACAACATTGTCTAAGCTCATCACGAAGTCTGCTACGATGATTGTTTTAATTGCTGATAAGATTGTATTGCCACCCTCAAGTTGACTCTCTTCTTCGCCTTTCAGAAGCTTAACTGCAATCCACAATAACATTAGACCGCCAATGAATTGAACATAAGGAATTTCCAGTAAGTAAACTGCTAGGAATGTAAGTGCGATTCGCAATCCAATTGCTCCTGCACATCCGATAATTACTGCCTTCTTACGCATTTTCTCTGGTAGGTTACGACAGGCTAGTGCAATAACTACTGCGTTGTCACCGCTCAATACGATGTCGATTAGAATGATTGAAAGTAATGCCATTAAAATTTCTGTTGTCATGATTTAAAATCTCCTCTTGTGTTTGTTTTTTATATTTAAGAGAGTGTTACTCTCCTTTTTCAATGACCATTAAGAATGTTGAATCTGGATATTTTGCAAGACTCTTATCTTCATGTAGAACCCAAGCTTTATTTGTTAAGTGGTCTACATATCCATGCTGAAGATAGCTTTCTTTGTGCAATACTTTTGCTTTAGGTAGATTAAATTTGACAAGATTTACATAGTCATTAGGTGTTGCGATGCCGAATTGTTCTTGTACTTCTCTATCAAATGATTCCCATCCCCATGTGTAAGTGTATAGGAATTCCATAGCATCATCTAATTTCATCTTGTAAGTAAGTTTGTCTACTGGTTCAAAGGTTACTTTTCTGCCTTTAAATCTCTTGCAGTACTCTGTAAGGAATAGTACATCATTGACATCTTTGAATCTGACAAGAACTTTCTTATGTCCATCCCTCATCTTGATACCGTCACGAATGATAATTCTACCACCTACTGGCAATGCATCATAGGCATTCTTTAGAGTTTCAGATACCTTTGTAATATCAAATCCATTATATGAATATACTTCATGCAATACTGATGAGAATACGATTGTATCAATGTTCATACCTTCTAGATACGTTTTCATGTTCAAGATATCTCCATGGATAAACCATTTGTTTAAGCCTTTCTTATGTAGCTCCTTGAACGATAGTAGTGAGAAATCTAATCCGTATGCATCATATCCGCTTTGATGTAAGCGAAGCAAAAACTCTCCTCCACCACATCCTGCATCTAAGACTCGGTCTCCAGTAATCCAGTCCATGATGCGTAATTTATCATCGATATTCCTATTCATTTGCTCCATATATTCAGTAGTTTGCTTTGCTAACATTATAATTTCCTCCCAGTTAATCAAACGTTTGTTTAGATATTTTCTCTACTTATAACACTTCGCCTTTCGTCATGTATCATCTCCCCTTTCATAATAAAACTCATCTTTTATTAGTTTAATTCAATGTATGGTAGTTGCTTTTCTGCATCCCATCCAGTAGTAAATTGATTGTCTACAGTGGCTTCTACATCAAAGACTACAATATCTACTGTTGTTCCATCTTTATGAGGCGCTACAGCTATTACATTATTAATTCCAAGGCTTCTTCGAACTGCATTATGAAATTGTTTTCTAATGTAATCCACGCGCGGAGAATCCTTAAGTTCAGACATTAGAGATACCATTTTAGCATCTCGGATAAGCTCTCTATCATCGCTTACAAACATATCTTCCATTGGGTAAACTCGTGTTGTAGGTACTGCTACTTTCTCTTCTTCTACTAAAATAATAATTGCTGTTGTCATAATTGTTTCCTCCAAGTTTTTTAGTTTTTATTTGCTGTTACAAAGTTTAATCGTAATCTGCCAAGTACTAACGCTCTCATAATTGTCGATGGAGCTACTTGTTTAAATAATCCAAATGTGTGAGCCACTTTATTTTCATCGTGCCATTTCGCACCGTTTACCGACCAAGAAAATCCTATTGCTAAAGCTAACTTTTTCTCGCGGTAGAATAATAGTGATTTAGTAAAGTAAGTTGCTTGTTTATTTAAGTGTTTTTTAATTAGCATTGGTATGTTCTCCTTTTGCGAACGCTTGTTCGTTGGTTGATGTTTCCATCTTACCAGAACATTTGTTCTTTTGCAATACCTTTGCTTAATATTTTTTAAAAAATTTTTTCACGCTATATTCAAATAAATCATATAAACAAAATCCTATAGCGCATGCAGTTACTCCAAGTACGAATTCCTTCATAAAGAATCCTCCTTAACTCTTTTTATCAAAGTATTCTGCCATCCTTACAGCCAATTTATATGCTCCTTTTAGACAGAATGCCAATACAATGTTCGCTAAGAAGTCTAATGTAGTCATCAGAGCGCCCCCACCATCATACTAATTACCCAGATAATTACTCCCCAGAAAACTAGATTCGTCATTAAAATACCAAAACATCCTGCTATGAAAATTTTAGTCATCTTTTTCATAGTTACTTCCTTCCTAATACGCGTATATACGCGTCTAGTTCTTTTTTCACATCTTCAAAGTCTTGTGTGCCATCGATAAGTTTCATACTATCTTTTAATGGACGCAATTGATTTTCAATCATGTTGTTTACGACATTATCTGCATGAGCCTCTCCATCTCTCTCCTCAAGGCGTTTTATAGCCACTTCTGGCTCACAATACAACATGAACTCGTCAAAGCCCTTGTACTTCAAATATGAGTACTCTAAAAGGAATCTAACGTCTGTGATAAGAACCTTTTTGTGACCATCCTTTTCGATTCTACGAAGAGTTTCTTTAATCCATACCGCAGGGTCAATTTGCTTCATCAATTCTCCGATATCCTGTAATAATGGTCTATTCTTTACATCCATACCGAATACGTCTTCAGCAACCTTATATACTCCATCTGAAAGAGCATATTGCTTAAATCCATGCTTCTGCTCCAGATAATCGGCAACCGTACTCTTTCCTGCTCCTGCGATATAATTGCAAATCATAAGTTTCATAACATTTCCTCCAAAAAATTTTTTCGCCCCTCTTACAGAGCCATGGATTTATCTCCCCTTTCATTGCAAATCTTTTGCTTAAGGCAAAGTTATAAAAAATTATTTCGGCTGTACATATACTTCGATATTTTTTCTTCCCCACGTTCTAGCTTGGTCTCCATGATTAAAGAATACATCGATTCGATTACCTTTAATCATGCCACCAGTATCTTCAGCTATAAACGTTTGACCAAATGCAGGTATGTAAACCGTAGAGCCTAGAGGAATAACGTTTGGGTCTACCGCAATTACTCCCCATCTAACACCTGTTCCAATGGCAGTTAAATCTCCACCACCAAGTTCATCATCTACATTCGAGTATCCAGTTGCTTCTACATTTAATTTATTCCAACCTTGATACCCATTGCCACCACTATCTTTCTTTGCCTGTGGCGCGTTTTGTACTTCTGGTTCTTTAGCCTCTGGATACTCTTCAGTCTTTTTTGCTGATTTTTTTTCTCGCTCTGATTGAAGCTCTGCCTCAAGATTTTGTTTCTCTTGAATCAAAGCATCTCTTTCTTGTGCTAGAGAATCCTTTTCATGCATCAAGTTTTCATTTTCACTATCGATTAAATCTTTTTCCTTAGTTACTGCTTTAAAATTTGAGTTAAGATTTTCTATCTCCTTCTCCTGTTGAGAAACTTTATCTTCTTGCTTTAGCAACTGAGCTTTTGTTACGCTGTAACTATTTTCTAGCTTATCGTAATCTACTTCACTGTTGTACCACATTCCACTGCTCGCCATAACTAATGCTGATAAAGTACCCACAAGCGCAATACGCCTGCCACTAACACCTCTCTTTGATGATGAATTTTTTACCATAATACCAAATCCCTTCGATTTTTTGCTACCATTGAATTGTATCACACTCTGCAAAACTTTTGTATTACATTAATGTTACAAATTGAGACAGGAAATATCTTCCCTCTATTCTCAATAATAGCTAGGCTCTGTCTTGTCTTCTCGTACAGTTTTGAATGTAGCAAATCGTAAGTCTAGGCTTCCATCTTCATCTTCAAACTCTTCAAAATACTTAATTTCGATAATTTTGCCTAACACTAAATCTGGATTTTTCCAATATTTTTCTCGCTCTGGTTCTGAGTATCCACCGCCAACATTTACTGGATATCCTTTAAACTCAAGCACAAGTCCACCAAGTTTATTTTTCGTGCTTTCTTCCTTACCTTCATACATACCGATACATTTGATATCTGCCGAATGGAATGCTTTAACCTTCAGAATATCCTTGGTACGTTTGCACTGATACGGAGCATCTGCAAGCTGAACCATAATACCTTCTTCACCGTTATTCTTTGCCTCATCCGCAAGTTTATCAATTAGCTCCTTGTCGAATTTTCCAATATATAATGGCTCTACGTATTCAACTAGAGGATGGTTTTCTTTTTCAATCAGAGATTTTAAAACAGCTTTACGCTTTTCACATTCAATACTAAATCCACCTTCATTAAACTTTTCAATCGGCAATACATCGAATGCATGGAACTCAAGACCAACCTTGTCACCCTTCTTCTTGACAATCTTAGATGTTTTCTTGAACAAGTCTTGTGAATTGAGTCCCTCTTCATTTGTCGCCAATAATTCACCATCATATACTTGTTCAACTGGGAACTGTTCAAAAGCTTTTTCTATCTCAATAAATCCAACCATAGGATGACCTTCACGAGAATAAATTTTTACTCCCTCTTCTCTAGTGAAAACGGTACATCTATTACCATCAAGCTTCTTCGTTGCGATAATCCGTTTCCCTATATACTGTCTCCAGTTTTCAATGACCTTTACAATTTTTTCACCAGTTTGCTTATCTGTTGTACGCTTCTCATCTACCCACTTATCAGCAAGCATAATATCGAATTGAGGAATAAAGTTTTCTTCAAATGCTTTGTTAATTGTAACTCCAGTTATGCCAATCTTCAGATTTTTAATTGCCATAGCTGTTAATAGCCACTTAACTTCTTCCAAGCTATTCTCTATTACATGTTGAGCAAATAAAATATCCTCATCTCTACCGCTACCCTCTTCAAGTCGCTTCATAAACTCATACACGTTGATATTTGAAGAATACATGATGATAGAATCTTCTTTCACCGCTATCTTCTTAGAAAGCTTTTTCTGCGCGATATTCGTCTTGATATAAGGATTGTATATGAATTGTAATACATCTCGTAAAAGCTGATTCCCTCTATTTCGAGAGAGAATCGCTTCCTTTTCCTTCTTCTTCGTTGTTGCTCCAATGTCTTTTAAAATACTTGCTACTTCCAACATAGTCATTGCCTCCATATTTTATATTTGTTTCATTTTTTCATGAAACTTATTGTTGTAAATTTTAATGTAATCCTCTGCCATTGTCTTGATGTCGAGACTTTCAATTGATTTAGTAATTTCAATCATCTTGTCAAGGTTTTCCAACAGAGCATTAGCCTCATCTGGTCTTCTGACCTCTAGCATCTTGAGTGAGATTACTTCTTGAATTTTAAGCTCGCTCTCCTCGATTAGCTCTTGAAGTTCATCAAGCTTCTTGATGTCTTCACCATTAATTAATCGTTCTTGATTCAACAGGAGTCACTCCTTCTTCCAAATATTTTAGTGCATGCTTGTATGTACTCTTTACTGCTTCTACCGTTCCGCATGTGAAGTATTTTTCGATACCATCGCACGTTCTATCGAATCCAAATTCATCGACAGCTTTTTTCGAAGCTTCAGCAAAATCAGTGACGTAGTTTATGGGTACGCAATAGCGTAGGATTCTTTCCGCTTGCGCTCGCATAATTGTTAACATGAAGCTGTTTAAGTGGCTGTTAGTAATAGACATATTCACAAACTCTTCTAAAGTGTTTCTACTAAACTCGTTAGTAACAACGTCTATTCTTGTTTTTGTGAAACCAACGCTCTGACCTCGAAGCTCTAGGCAGTTATGTAGCAACATGCCTTCAATGCGCTCCTCTCCTTGAGTAAGCTCGTTAAATCCCTTCATCGTTGACAGGCTTTTAATTGTAATGGCTGTATGACATAGTCGCATTTTTCTATTCCTCCTAGAATGTGTGAAGTTGTTTGGTTTCCATTTTATTTACCTTGGATAGTAAATGTGAAGTTATTGCAAAGAGATTGTGAACCTTTATGGAATTTTGTAATACTTTCTCTTTAGAATTCATTTTTCAATCAGCTTGAAGTTCGCCTCGTATATATATATTGGCGTTCAAGCTGATTGTAGAAAATTCTCATTATAGATAAAAGTTTGATATAGCTTAACCTCTTTGCATTTTATTGGAATGAAGATGTGTAGCAGGTATTGAATATAACATTAATGTTACATTCTTTGCAATACCTTTTCTTAAAAAAGTCAATTGTTAAAAATTACATTCTGTTTTAGATATATCCTTATATTATATTTTAATTAAAATCAATATCTTCTATTATATATATGTTTTATTTTATATTACGACTATTTTTTATATGAATTAGATTATTTTTAAATATGGATACTTTATATAAGATTATTTATTCATTTTAAGATACTTTTCAATTCTTTCTCTTAAGTAAAATTGAGCTGAAGGATTGTCATTTATTCCAAATCTTTTAATTATTACTCCAATTGCTTGTTCGACATCCATTCCTTGACTGATTAATTGCTCTGCCATATAAAGCTGACCACTATAAGCAACATTTGTCGCTGTTAGAGTTTTCTCCCAACCAGACTGCTCAGAAAGGCGGATAATACGTTGACTAATGTTCTGCCATTTGATTTGTTTATTATTTCTTAATCCACGAAGAACAAACTCGCTCTCAGCTAATTTATATTCACGAGATACATCTCCAGAAGTACTGCTATACTTAGGCTCGTTGATAGCACCTTTTACTAAAGTGTAAGTATCTTCGCTCATAGGAACTTCCCTATCTTCAAGTTTGATTACTTTATCATCAAAATCAATATCATCTTCAGATAGATTGATTAATTCTTCAAACTCATTCTTATTGCTAACTCCATCAAAGATTAATGCTAGGATAACTCCATCTTGAGGATTCTCTGCCTCATTTGCAATATTCATAATCTCCTGTTTAGGGAAAATCATATTCTCTTCTCGTTCTTTATCTAAGTATTCTTCAATCTTATCTTTAGTGAATCCATCGATATAATTAATCTTGTCGCTTTTCTTTTTATTCTTTATAGCAAACTTAGTATATTGAGCGATAGTAGCTACGCTATTTTGTAAACTCCTAACAGTACTAGCTTTAAGACTGCGTAAAACTTCTTCTAATTGTTCAAAGTTGAAATCATATAAATCTTTACCATAAGTTAATTCTAAAGTTCTAGATTTTTCAAAAATAATTCTTTTAACTCTTCTTGTGTTATCCTTATACTTGCTTAAATATTCTTCTTTAAAATCTTCATTATATAAACCTTTTTTAGTATCTGAAGCATCTTCAGCAAATTTAATATTATCTGAACTAAACTCATTCTTTTTAAAATGGATTCTTAGACTTTCAAAGAAAGCAATTGCCTCATCTTTATCTAGAATATCAATAGTTTCTTCCTTATCTAAGATAGACTTAACTTTATTAGAATCAACACTTTTAGATAGTTTAGTTTCAAAATGATTTCTAGATTCCTTTAACATAGGGTGATTTATAGCATCGAACAGTCCATCCAATTCCTGTCTTAGTTTGTCTGAAATTATAATTTTAGTCATTTTAGAACTCCCCTTCATTATTATATCCAATTTATTTAATGTTTATAATAATTTCCATTTATTAGTTTGTTAACCTTACAAATAAATTGTAATACATTAGCTTAAGGAATGCAAGGGTTTTTCAATAATTTCTTTTAAGAATTTTGGTTTATTTAACCAGTTAATTTCGACAAATTTTTCAAGTTAATTACAGTTAAAACTTACGAATCACATCAATTTCGACATGATTCGACAATTTTCTTTAATTCGGATGGCTTTCGACATTTGATTCCCAGTGCATAGTCATCATGGCTTACGATGCTTGCAAAAATATAGTTTATGTCATAGAACACATCTTGAACGTGATAAGACTCTTTCATTCTCTCTTTTGTAAAAGTGAATCCTTTATGGTATAGAGTATAAAATCTGCCTTCATCTCGAATCATCCAAGTATCTTTCTTGCTAATTACTCTTATATCTCCATTGATTAATACTGTCGTATCAAGCATTGTGAAGCCTTTTGCAATCTCCATAACTTCTTCATCAGTAAGTTCTGGAGTCTCATATCCTTCTGACATAATGCGATGTGCTTTCTCATAAATCTTATTATGTTTCCTATTCTTGCTATGTTTTAAAGCCTGTAAATTTAAAATATCTCTCATTTTTAATTACTTCCTTCCTTATTATGTGCTTTGTAATAGATTGATTCAATGTAAAAACCTCCTAAGTTTTGAAGCGATTGGTTAATTCGCTTAATTTAACTACTAAAATTCTGCAAATCTTTTGCTTAAATAAATTATAAGCGAAAACAGTTATTATATCAACCATTTTCAATCATGTTACCTAGTGTGGCATCTGCAGGCAATATTGCTTCTTAAATTGATGAATAAACATAATTACTTCAATTTCTCTGCCAATAATAGGAATATCATCTCGATAACCTGAGGCGGATGTAACGATGATTATATGATTGTCTAGCCTACCTCTACACAGTTCTATCTGCAAAAAGTGGACGAGGTGATTTAGAAGTTTCTGCGACTCGACAAGAGTTTTTGGAACAGTCTCCTTCGTATAAGGGAAGTGAAATTCTAATAAATACATAATCTCATCTCCTCTAACAAAATACTTAACGATTAACATTGTAATACTTTTGCTTAATGGTGTCAACCCAGAGATTAGGCTATACACCCAATCTCATTAAGATTGAATTCTTAATATCCTCATTATCTTCTAGAAACTTCAATAAATCTTCTTTGCTCATATCTTTTAAAATAGAATCATCTAACTTTCTGCTCATATTGTAGCTAAGCTGATTCGTATAAGACTTCTCTTCTTTCAGATAGATTCCTGTAGTTGAAATATCTTCATGGTCTGCTAACTGCTTACAAAGGTTAATATCTTTTGTCATCTGATATCCTATAGTAACTGCTGTAGCCTTTAATCCATGGATAGTGACCTTCCTGCCCAACTGCTTAGAAAATCTCTCTAAGGCTCTCTCATACGTCCTAGAGGATAGGTTGAATACTTTATCTTGTCCATTATTCAACTGTTGCAACTCCTCATAGAATTCATCTGAGATTGGCTTCTCTGATTCTTTCACACCTTTTGCTATTACTGTTACTACCCACACTTTTCTACCTGTCACAACGTCTGTCTTTTGTGTGATGTTATTCCAAGTCATATTGAATGTAACACTCCTACGATTTGCTGTCGTAGCAAAGAACTTCGTTACGAGACGCTTTTCTAAAGATAATTCCTTTTCGCCTCTCATAAACTCATACAGGTCTTCTAACTCATGAAATGATAGTGAATCATGATGCTTTGTTGTCGTCTTCATACTGACTCTTAGAATCGATTGATTCAACGATATCTTATTCTTCATCATTTCATTATAAAAACTAGATACGCTATTGAGTTTAGTCTTTATAGTCTTTTTAGAATTCTTATTTTCCAGTAACTTGCTAACATAGTTCTGAATATCTAATCTTTCAATATTTATAACATCCTCTTCCTTTACTAGTTGAATCGGTTTATTTAATACAATTTGAAAGAACTCTGTGATTCTACTCTGATACTCCCCTGCTGTTCGCTCTGAGTTCATCGCATGCGCTCCTATAAAAGATTGAAAAATATTGTAGATTTTAAAATTATGTAAATCTACTGCTTCAGAATCATTCAATTCAATTACTTGTGCTATCATATAAATCATCTCCTTTTGATTACTACGTGTATTAGTGTAACACCATAACACTAGACAGTCAATAGAAAAGCCTGATTTTATTTCAAGCTTTACCTACTATCCAAAGAAGCTTCTCTTCATCGCTTTACATGTAAGATGTAATACAGCAAAGATTCCTCCCAAGATAAGCATACCTTTGATAGATTCTGTAAATGCAAATAGTAAGAATGGGATTCCTAGTATTAATGCTAGAGCAACGATTGCTCTTATCCCTGCCACAACATCATACATCCCTTTAAACTGAACGTAATCTGCTGTGTCTATGTTTCTTCTGCTATTACGAAAATCTTCCTTATCTTCGTTTATGTGCATAGCCACTAACACCTCTCATTAGAGATTATTGTAGCATTTAACTTCTTTTTATGCAAATCTTTTGTTTGAATAAGAATCGCAATGAGCCTTCTATTAGCCCCATTGCAACGTTTTATTACTTCTCTAAGCTTACAGTACTTGATACTTGTTTAACGTTCTCTTGACTGCCTTTGATGGCTCTTAGAATTGAACCAGTTGAGATTAACAATGTACCTGCCACAAAGAATGATGCACTAAGCACAAGATAACCTGTAAGCACATTAGTATTGATAATATAATTGTACGCATCTCCGCCTACGTAGGCATATTTATTCGTATCGGTATATACTTCAGAATTTTGATATCCTCCGAGTCTATCAAATCCTAAGAAAAGTAATACTGCTGAATGGATGTAAAAGATAATTCCCCAAATTGTCCACTTCTTCATTCTGTTCCTCCGCATTTTTAAATTTATTAATCCATTCATACAGTTTAATAGTTTTTAATATGTATTGCAATAAATTTGTTTAAATCTCGTGCTTGATTGGGGATATCTTCTCTAATACATGTAGATGCTTCTTCATGTCATCTATCTGCTCTTTAAGCATTCTCTTAACAGAGGGATTGATGCCTGTGTCATCTGTAATCTCATTAAGAGTTTTGTTTAACTCTTCAATTCTTTTAGACATCAAACGAATACCAACTTCAATTGACTCAAAAATATCACAATGAATACCATATGGTACATACATTAAATATCCATTTGTTAATCGTTCCTCAATCTCAAGTCCACCATTTTCGTATTTATCCATATCTTTAACGCCTACTTCTGGTCGTCTTTTCGAATCGTGCGTATTAGTCATTTTACATACCTCCTATACCATTTCTAAATATTTTTTATGGATTCTAAACTCAATCCCATCGTGAATATCTACCACGTCCACAACGTCTCTACCCTCTCCACCTGTTACAATTACCTCGCTTATATGAGGCAAGAATGACATATGCGGTAAATCACTTTGCGCCTCTGATTTAATCTTGAATTTTACAAACATTTCCTACATCCCTTTATCTCGTGATTAATATTTTATTACATTCTCAGCAACTTCCTGCTTACACAATGTACAAGTTATTCCACCAAATATATCTTGCGCCCACTTATCATCATTGCCACACTTACATGGACTTGCTGAGTCCCATATTTCATCTAACTTATCCATTCCTAAAACGCTGACCATTTATACCTCTGCCTCCTAATAAAAGTCCGATATTATTAATTACACCTACCGTATCTCTCGCCTTTTAAGAGCGCCATATTTGAGGTAGCGTAAAATACTTCCATTTCGCCCTCGGTAAGTTTGCGCTCCAACTTTTCTTCGAGCTGTTTCAGCATCTGATTTTTAATAGCTGTAGCCGTGTATATATCCATAGGTTTATCATTCCCCTCTAAGCGAGATTGTTGCCTTTCCATAATACATACATCCACTAATTTCATATTTATCTGTCTTCGTCCAATAATCACCTTGCCAACCGTTTGTCTCCACATCCTCAAAGCTTCCTAGAACACCTTCCAATACGCTCGGATATACTCCTTTAAGCGTGAGATTTTTTACTTCTCCGCTGTCTAATCTTATTAATTCTGATTTAATATACACTCTAGTCACGTTTTCCATTTCGCTCTCCCTTTCAGAGATAGGATATTATCTATCCCATCTACCGCTAAATGTATCGCCTTCCCAGAATCCATTTTCATCATAACTATCTACACGAATCCATCCATTGCTCTGATACGTGTGTGTATCCAATCCTGCACCTTGCTGTACAAATACTATAACTTTATTACCATCTTCATTGTGAGACTCATACATACCGTTCTCCGTTGTTTCGATTAGTCTTTTAATCTCTTCTCTGTCTGAAAAATCCCAAGCCAATTTCTCGCTCATTATATTCTTCCTCCATTATTCTCTATATGACAATTTAAATGTGCATGCTTCCCACTTGGATAGTTATATACGTTTGTAACTTCTACATTTTTTTATCACAATGGATACATGTGTGAGGCTCTCCGCCAATAATTGGATGTACTTTAATTTTTTTATCGTCTTTCATTTAAAATCTCTCTTTTATTTTCCGAATTTCTCATCATAATCTTCTTCTGTGATTCCATATCGATTCATATACTCTGCTTTAGCTAGAACATATAGGTCTATTTCACCGTTAACACATTCAATTTCAACGATATGCTTGGCTCTATTTATGGAAATCTCTTTATCTCCCCAGTCATACGCCTCAATAGATGAGAGGATTTCATCCAATCCCTTCTTTGATACATTTTCAATTCTATCATCGTAGCATCCTAGCTTTAAATCATCTTCTAATTTGCTAACTCTTTCTTTAATCAGCTCTTTGTTTTTCATCTGGCTCACCAGTCCCTCATTTTTCTTAATTCTTTTATTCGCAACGCCTTACCTTCTTCAAATCCTTTTTCATAAGAACCTTTTTCTTTTTGAGCGTCCTTATAACCCTTTTGATAGGCTTCTTTTGTTCTCAGATGTATTTCCCTATCAAACGTTTTAGAATGCCTCTGAGAGACTAGAAGGAGCTGTATAAGAGGATATAAGGCAAGAAGTTTATCAAAAGATAATTCATTGATATTATTCTTCAATTCTTCCCTCAGTCTTCTTGTTGCAACTTTTTCATCCTCAACTGCTTCCGTTTCATATGTAGACATGAAGCCAATCATAAACATTGCGCTTTGCACTTCTGGAGGGATATTTTTTATCATATCCCTTATCTCCTCAAGTGCATCTAGATTGCCTCTATTCATTATCAGCTACAACCTTTTCCTTCTTTACACATCCACTCTTCATAGTGACCTTCGTTTCCGTCACCATCAGAGAATAATGGCACTTTCTCAATTTCATCTTCATTTGTATTGTAGCAAAGCATACATTCTTTTTTTGCTTTCACAGTCTCTTTCTTTTCTTCTTTCTTTTTAAACGTTCCGTCTTCGTTCCAGTTAGCAGGGTCTGCTCCATCAGTATCCCATCCGTTTTTAGAACCCCATTCCATTGCCATCGCCACTGCTTTAGTTACGTCAATACCTTTATTTAATTCATCAGCAGGTCTCTGGTCTTCACATTTCCAATATCCGCTTTGTCCTCGACTGATAATAATTGTTTCCCCTGTTGTAGCAAGTGTTCCATAGCATAATGTCGGTAATCCTTTAATCATTTAGAATCTCTCCCTTTAGTAAATTATTTTCATCAATCACAGTGCCATCACTCAAGATATGTATCATACCTTTATTAGTATTTACTCCTACACCATCCCAGTCTTTTGGCGTGTAGCAAGTCATTTTAAACTCTAAGCCCTCTACTTCTTTGATACGAGGGCTTATTTCATTATAGAATACTTCCCATGACTTACTCATTCCTAAGCCTCCTTCGGCTCAAGAGTACCATCTATAATCATCTTGCCATACTTTTCCTTAATAGAAACCATTCTCTTGTATAGCGCTTCGTGATTTTGTGGAACTTTCCCTCCATAATATTCTTTCTCGTAAGTTCTAACACCAGTATCTCTATACACTCGTAATTTTGGAAGTAGATTATCTTTGTAGTCGCCATCTATGCTGACCTCAAAGTCTCCATTCATAGTTTCTACATGGATTGTTCTATCCCAATCGTCAATTGTGATATTGAAATCTCCATCCGCGCGCTCTCCTTTAATGCTTCCAAAATATTCATGGAATGTGTTCCCTTTATATTTTCTGCGCTCGATGCTTTGTTGATGCTCCACAATCTTCTTTTCTAACTCTCTCTGTTTTGCATCCATTAATCGAATCTGTTCTGCTAATATTTCTTTCTGAGCTTCGAGTTTAGCAATTTCAAACTCATCTTGCTTATTATCTTCTTCTAGCATGCCCTCACTCTTTCTAATTTCATTATAAACGATTTCTACTTCTCTTTTAAACAGAGTTACATATTCTGTTGGTCTATGAATCGTTACTCCGCCTTTGAAGAATTCCATCTCCAAACCTTTGCGAGCTTCATCCGTATCCTCTTTACCTTCTTTAATTCCTTTTAATGCATGTTCTAAATCGCCATAACTCATTGTTACAATGCTCGTCTTACCGTTATCTTCTTTAATGAAGTTTATATATCCTTCTCTAAATTCCGCTACAACTTCCAAGCTATCTTCTTTAATTAATTTGATATCTGATTTCATTTTAAAATCTCTCCCTTATGTTTTAATGTGTTACTGTGTTACCGTATCACTTGTTAATTAAAATTATAATGGATGTTTCACCAGAAGTCAACACCCTCTGCAAATCTTTTGTATAAAAGTTTATTTTATAATTTCTCGCAACTTCTCTTTGCCTTCATCATCTATTACAATATGTCGCGTTTGACCATCTACTCTACTTATCTGGAAGAGAACGAGGTGTCCCTCGTTAACTTCCACCCAAGTATTTTCATTAATTAAAACAGGCTCTGCTCTCTTGTACATTCTAATCCACTCCTACTCTTTAACTGGCTTGATTAATGTTCTGTAATGGAAGCAAACAATATTCCATCCACCTGCTCCAATTGTTTCTAAGCTCGCCTTACCTTTGTTGCCAATGATAAAACCATCTAAGCATCCTTTTTGATTAACCTTTAATCCAGAAGCGTCTGTAATCTCACCTACAGCTTTAGTTATGCGTTGGATTAAGTCGAACATTTTCATTTGCTTATCATGCTCAAGTGTTTTCTCTAGGTACTCTAGGCGTTTGGATACGCTTCTCATTGTATCCATATTAAATACTACAGCTCCTGCATACGAAGCCTTTCTAGCTTGGACACCGCTATAATCAAGGTCACGCTCCTCCAGATACTTTTTCATAGGATTTCTTGGAAGAATGTTCGTTATATTATATTCACCTTTATATTGCTCTTGAACTTCTCCGTTTTCATCTAGATATTCAGCATACTCTGGCGTAGTTTTGATGCACTCAATTTGAGCTTCAAATACTTTCTGATTCAGCTTCTTTTTAAAGTCTTGATAATCTTCGTATCGCTTGATGTGCCACTCATAAGCCAGTGTTTTCCATTCCTCCAGAAAATCTTTGATTACTTGTGGAGCATTGTCGCGAATGAAATTCTCTTTATTTATTTCCGCATCCAGTTTTGTACGCCAGTTTGATAATACTATCTCAGCTTCACTCAATTTCTTTTTAGCGCCTTTAATATCATCAAGCTTACTTACAACTTCATAAATTGTCCAAGAGTCATCAGTAGTTCTGTATGGCTCTCTAATTACTTCAATTTCTTCCTTGCTCTTACCAGTTAAATCTAATCCTACCGCCTTAATTACAGCTTGAATTTTCTTTTCTAATTGCTTCTTGTGTCTTTCAATAGTACTGTTACACTTTTCAACTTTTAATTCCGCTTTCTCAATCTTATCTTCTAAATAAGCAACTTTTGACATTTTAAAATCTCTCCCTTATTCGTTTATTATCTTGTGTATAAGTGTAACACCATCACACTAAGAAGTCAAATAAAAATTTACACAAGTTTCCTCCCATCGTAATAAATTTCACTTCCACAATCTCCACATGTATATCCTTTAGCGTTATTAGGGTACTTTCTAACTCTTCTATATTCTAATCCGCATCCCTTACATTTATATATATTCATCTCGCCTTTAAATTCAAGAGTCCCAGTGCTGTGAGAGCCATGCTTAGCCAGTTCACTCTCAAATATTTTTTCTCCGTCCCTGTATGGCTTTCCTAGCTCATACAAGGCATAATGTATTAGCTCATGCTTAAGCGTTGATATGACGTTCTCCCAAGTCTGATACTCTATGTAGTTTTTTGATATTTCAATACTATAAGAAATCCTATTTTTCGAATTATGAGGAGCATGTATAAATCTACCAAACTTACTTTTTAATCTACCATTCAGAACGATTGGGACTTCTAATTTTAAATCATAATTCTCTTTCAAGAATTTAATAGCCACCATTTCCAACTTAAATTTAATATCGCTCCACTCTGCTCTTGTTAACATTTAAAACAGCTCCTTCATAATTTATTTTTCGCAATCAAATGCTATTCATCACCAAATGTTTCATAGTCATATATATTTGCAGTCATCTTTGCCTGCACTGGGTTTTCATATTCTCCTTTATAGCAGAGCCATGTACCTATACAATAATGAAACTTTTGATGATTGTTATATGTACCTTCTCTGAAGAAATCAATTTCTCCATGCTCTGTAAGCGCCTGCTTTACGCTGTACGCTACTTGACTATCATATGAGTCTCCTAGCTTCTCTTTTAGTAATCCGCTCACATCGTCAATATTAAGAAGCTTAAACTTAGAGTTCTTAATATGTTGTACTACAAATTCTGTTAGTTCTATAATATTCAAATTAAATCCCCTTCTAGGCAAATAGAATTTTCTTCAGCAGTAATACTAATAGAATGAGATTAATTATAATTAAGATTAAATTAGTTCTCATAGAGTTAGCCCATGAGAACCTGCCAATGCTTGAGCATTTCCGATTCCTTGTATTCAATAAAGCATTGATGATAGTTTCTAAGTTCTTTCTCAATGAATAGATTATTATCATTCATAATTTTTTCTTCCACTGGATTACCCTTCCGAACCATAAACACAATGTCTTTCTTGAATTTTACAACTGCATTCGCCAGAAACATTTTCCAGTCTGGATTATCATGTACTATAGTTACGCCTATATGATATGGATGTTCAATGAATTCAATCCCATGTGATACATATGTATGAACTTTCTTTTTAAGCTCCAGAAGTTCCATATAAACTCTTCTAAAGTCCTGTTGGATTTCTACTAGAATATCTTTCTTAATTGAATTTACTCCAGTCTTAGTACCGCAAGCCTTCTTCACAATTTTATCCCAGTGGTTAATTGTATCATTAACTGCATAAGTTTCTTTTTTAATCTCCTTATCAGATGCATGAGCTAATTGTAATGACATGCTTGTAATACACTCATCTAAAACCTTAATCTCATCTACTAACTGCTGTTTATTTTTTGCCATTTAAAATCATCCTCCGTTATTATGGTCTGTGTGCCTGTGATACATCATATCATTAAATTAATTACATTGCAAATCTTTTGTTTAATGGAACGTTTTTAAAATTTCTTTTGTAACTGTCTCACGTAAAACTCCATGCTTTAATCCTAAGCGCTGTAAATGCTTCGTACAGCGCTCTGACGCTTCTTTGATGCAATTACTCTTGAAAGATAATTGCTTGCCTGTCTCGACCTCCAGAGTCATGCAAATACTCGGTTTATGAAATCTAATCTTGCCTAACATATTTTTTTCTCCTCGTAATAAAACCCGTATTTTATTATTTAATTACCAAGTAATAGTTTCGATTGTACGATTCTCATGACTGATTAATACTGTTGTTCCTTGAATCGCTACATTAAGCTCAATTTCTCCCATGCTTGCATGTTGTACGCCTACCATATATCTTCTCAATCCTAGTTCGCGAACTTCTTGGAATGCTAATGCATAACCTGTAATCTTTCCTAATGATACTCCCTGTTCTAACCATGCTAATAATTTTTCCATTTTAAATTCCTCCATTTATTTATTTATGTGTTAAAAAATTTTTTTCGCCTTTTATGTTAACGTGTGACACCTTCACACTTTAGATTCAAATAAAAAAGCTATCGCATCAAGTATACTTTGTTACTTTTAACCTCTTCAATCGAAACTTGATTCTCATATAGAATCTTATCTAACTCTTTACCCTCTGTAATATAATCCTCAACTACTCTATTACCTTCAAACACTACTGTAATAATCTGTCCTTTATTATATTCTTCTTTTACCTTTACTTCGACATCCTCGCCTATTTTACCATCTAACATTACAAGCTTTGATTTCCCATTTAAATTCATTTCAATTACTCCATGATATACCTTGTATTCTGGCTTATCATCCATTGTCTGTGCAAATACCATGCTTTTGAATATTCCTGCAATTGCTCCAAATGCCATTAATACTAACGCTACCTTTACCCATCTTCTAAGTTTCATATTTATCTCTCCAGTCCATTAATTAATTTATAATACGATGTTACACCGTCACACCGTAACAGTCAAGTGCCAAAAAATTTTTTCAGCCTTTTAACGTGTAATTCTTCCCACCAGAGCCATATTCTACAACATCATATTTCAATCCTAACTTATTTAAAGCGCTATGAAATAACTCTCCAAAGTCCTTTCCTCTAATTTCCTTGTCTGGATGAGGAATCCAACTTTCTTTTTCTACAAGCATATAGAATATATTTACAGCCACCATCTTTTGCTTATCCATTTCACCAATCATTTTCATGATTAATTTTTTACCCTGCTCAAAACATGCTAACCATTCCATATTTTCATACTCACCAGTTACATAATCAAAACGTTTATAGCTGTCCTTATATAGTGTTACAATCTTTTCTAAACGTTGACGTTGTTTCTCATTCATTTTGAATCTCTCCTATGCTATAAAAATTTTTCTCGCCTATTAACCTAACCTATAACAATTCACTAGGACTATATACATCAAACGGTGAGCGTGGTCTGTCAGTAGGCTCTTGGATTCCCCAGTGCGCTCGATACATCGCATCTGCATCTCCATGCAACTCATAATCAAGCTTCTCATCTGTCCAGAATTCAGCAACTACCACGTTATAATTATCAATCTTATTCGACCACGAGAAAATTTTTTCCGCGCCATATTGAGTCCAATTTTCGCCTTGAGGCTTCCCATGCATCGATACAAGTAAAAATTCTTCATAAACTACCTTGTTCTGAAATGCTATTATCACTCTTCCATTATCCCTAACTATGAATACAACATTTTTGCCAGTGTTGTTAAAGAACTTCTCTTTAACCCTTTGAATCTTGGCTAAATCCACATCATCAATTTTTTTCTCCGCGTAAAAATATTTGTAATCGGTTTTGTGTAGCTTTTTCCATTGCATATGTTTAACCCAATTGTTTTTACTACCCTTCAGCGCTTGCACACAACGTTCTACATCGCCTTCACCACATAATATATCTCTGCCTGCCTTTACGTCCTCGTGGGTGTTCTGGAGCGTTACAAGATATTGTTTGTCGTCAGTCATTCTGATTTCATTATTTAATTCTTTTGTTTCAACTATCTCCGCGATAAAATCAGCGTTGTTTTTATATTCTTTTAAATTATTTTTCATCTGTATACAACTCCCCTATTCTCATTTATGGTTTGGCTCATCAGTATGAAGATTACCACTCTACCATATACGCGTGATTTCCCACGCGTTTCGCCTCAATGACCAAATAACATATTAATCCACATTTTCAATTTCTTTTCCGCTTCTTCCCATGTATCGAATATTTTCACCTTATTCCCTCCCACATATGCATGTATGTGGACGTTGTTTTCATATTTGACAAATTTGAACCAAGATTTTCTTCTTGCAGTTATTTGACCAGAAAGTTCTAATTCATTTTGGTCATCCTTAAACCTTCTGAGTTTCTCTATTAAGTTCATCTTATTTTCTCCTTATTCATATATAGGCTTTTCAGTTGTTTTATTTTCTCCTGCTCTACGCTCGATAAACACTTCTACATCCGCGCCACCTAATACAGAATAAATATTTCCATGTTTAACATTCTTATATTCTTCCAATAAATCGCTTTTAATTTCATCTGAAAATTTATTTTTACATGGGACTGTCTCAAGTAATTGATACCAGTTAAACCACCACCCACCTTCCTCATGTCCTCCAAACTCTCTAGTAACCTTGTATACACTTACATATACTTTCATGTCCTCTGGGGCTTGTATAGCTCCTCCAGTGCATTCTGTACATTCATGAACCAATTTGCCATCAATAAATTTTTGATTCCCAAAACCATCGCATGCAGTACATTGAATATTTAACATTTAAATCACTCCATTCATATTTTAATTAGCAATTTTCGAATCCTGTATATTTAGCTTTATAACCATTATTTACAAGCGTTGTTGCCATTCTCTTCGCCTTTGCAATAGCTTTCTTTTCGTCTTCCATTGTTTCTGTATAACATTCGAATTCTTCGTTGTGCCATCTATCATAGCCCCACACATTAACATTTAAATCATATCCATCTTCATGCTCGCCAATCGTTACAGTTATTTTAGAAACTCCATGCATAGCCTTTTTAATTTGTTTTTTAATTTCCGTTGCAGTCATTTTAAATTTCTCCTCTATAGTTAAATTTCTTTTTAGTTTGGTATGTATATATATCTATCTTAATTCATAGGGACTATCATGTCATATGCTAAATTACTATGAAAGCTGATACTAATTTCATAATATTCTTTTCCGTCTTTCTCTTTGATTCGAACCCAACATGAAGGCGTTAAAATTCTAAACTCTCTAAGCAGTCCCTCAGCGCTTACAAGGCGTTTCCCGAAGTTTGTGGCATTATCATATAAATAATCATCTGTATAGCTGTACGCGCACTCTAGGCTCTTAAATTCTCCACGCTCAATAGCACGTTTAACAACATCGTAACGAATCGTAGCAGAAACCTTTTTCAAATTCTTTTCACCTGCTTTTTCTGCTCTCTTAGTTAATGCATTTAAAATAGATTTTACAATTTTCATATTTTATTTCTCCTTTATAAGTTAATTTAGATTACATGTATTGATTTATAAATAATTCGCAATTGACACCGTACTTATCATTTACAATAAAGCATTTCTCTTCTCTGCCTGTTGATAAGTCAAAATACTTTTCAACTCCAGTAATAACCATACTATCTATAACAAGCCCAACATATTTATTTAATTTCATTTTCCACGCCTCCATATTTATTATTGAATTCTTCCCACGCGTTAACCTGTTCATCTATAGTCAATTTCTTTTTAAATAGACTTTTAATCCATTTCATATAAAACACCTACCCTTATTTGTAATAGATTCTTTTATCAGCTAAAATTACAATCTCAGCGCCTTCTAATTTCCTTCCTGTCTCTTTATCTGTGAAACTATCTTGTTTGTATGGGTTGTAATACGCCTCTCTCATCCCTGCGCCTAAAATCAATTTCTCATTGTATCCTGCAATTCCCATAAAATTCCCTTTTACAAATGCATGCACATTCTTTTTTTGCTCTCTTAATACCTTTTGTCTCCCTGACTCGCGAACCGTAAATTTTACATTTAATAGAATAATGTCATTTCCATGAGCTAACACAAGATTTTTTTTCGCTCCGTTTTCCATCGTTCTACCTTCTAAACTGAATACATTAAGATGTAAATTCCAAAAACAATTAACCTTTTGACTCTCTTCGACCATTCTATTTTTGAAGTAATTTAACATTTTATTTCTCTCCTTTAAAATTTTTTTCTCGCCTGTTACTAGGCTTGAGGCTTTTCAACCTCAAAACCTTTCTTGTAACTCTCTATGATTCCACCAAATCCATCGTTTAACATCTCTAGTTGTCCTTGTGTCGTGCGCTCGTGGTCTCCTAACTCTCCAAACCCATCGAATGAAATTGTTACTATATCGCCTTGTTTGTACGCTACACCGTAATAATCTTCTTTTTCGATTACTACATAATTTTCTTCAAACGTTCCATAATCATCAATTGCAAGTGCATAAGCAAATTTTTCGTCCACCTTGTCAATAATGAAGTGATTGATTGTAGTAATTTTTTCTGCTTGAGAATTTTTTTCCTTTGCGTCTGCTAACTCTTTCTTTACGTCTTGCAATTCTTTTTCTTGAGCGCTCATTTGCTCCGCTTGTACTGAAATATTTTTTTGCTCCGCTTCTTTTGTAAACATCCCTACACTGATAGCTGTAACCATAACCACTAATAACATTTTGATAAATTTTTTCATTTTTAATTTCTCCTCTATAGTTGAATTATTTTTTTGAGCGCCTGCTTTATACAAGCGCTCTGCAAATCTTTTGTTTAATAAGTTTTAGTGAATCGCGATAGCAATTTTTTTTCTGCGTGGTGACTTTTCATAACACATGTTGCAAGTTGTTCCGCATGCTCCTTTTTTAACATCATCTGGACACGCTACATAATCAGCAGGTACATCAGAAGTTTTTTTGTTGTATGCAGTGAAGACGTTCATTCCCATTTCTTCAGCCATTGCAACGAATTTTTCTTTTGTGTCGTCCCATAAAGAGAACATGAAATTGATGTTGATGTCAGATAATTTTTTTCCCTCGCGTTTTAAGTGAGTTTTGATGAATGGAATTGATTTTGTGTAGCATCCAAATTGGATTGGTAATCCTTTTAGATTCTCAGCAATTTGAACCCACGCGTCAAAATATTCTTGAGAGTAGAAATCACCAGATACATGAATTCGAACTGTTAAAGGCTCATCAGTGCCGTTTACTGTATTTTCTACTTCATGTTTTAAAGCTTCGATTTTTAGCATTTTTGTTGCCATGTCTACGAAATCAGCGCGCTTTGTCATCTCGAAATTGATATTTTGAGATTTTGAAACGTTATCCCAATTTCTGTAGTAATCTTTCAGCGCATAACATTTCATGATGCAATTTTCCGTTGCGTATGGACATGTTGCAACTGGTGGTAATGAGAAAGTTAAAATTCCATTTAATTTCTTGTTACCATTTCCGAAGAATAATCTCATTTCCCCATCCTTCGTATTTTGCTTTGCAAGCTCTAATTTATCATTTACTAATTTTGTACGTTTTTCAACAGTGCCATATTTTGGCTCTTTTTTCACTTTTGGTTTCTTTCCTAATGCCATTGCAAGCATATTCTCAACAGCAGGACAAGAAGGAGCGCTTTGCTCCTCCGCCTTAAATTCAGCATCAGCAATTTCAGCAACTACTTTATCAAGTCTGTCACGTAAAGCGATAAGCGCTTGATACAATTCTACTAATTCAGCCTTTTTCATAGCGCTATAACCACATTTTAGAGCTGAAATTTCAGCGCCTGTTAATTCCGTTGCAAGTTCTTCCTTTGCTGATAAGTTCATGTTAATGATGTTACGAAATGCTTTTACCTCTTGTTTTAATTCTGCTACTTTTAGTTCTTTCATTTTAATCTCTCCAATTCATTGTTTTATAGTTTAATTTTGATTTAAATTCATATTCTGAAATTTTCAGCCCATCAATTTAAAGCAAAGCTTCTCGACATGTTCCCTTTAGTCGCCTTGAGCATTCCAGTCTATTTAGCCCAAAACTTTAAAGCCTGTCATTTAGTTGTCAAAGATTCATGCTATTTGTTTAGCCACCTTGCATGTTACGTATTCGGTGATATGTTGGCGTTGCGCCTTCACTTCCCTTCAATTTCTTATTTATGTAACAATGAGCAACCGCCCCAGTTGGGCATTATAGTCGCTCGTAGGTTATCCGCCCCAGTTGGGCATTGTAGATAACTTGTTTGTGTCTTGTGAGTTGGTGTCTCACTGGCACATCAATAATGTAACATAGGGTAAATACATTTTGCAATACTTTTGTTTAAATAAATTTCAAATTGATTTTTGGCAATTCCCTTTGTGTATGCGCGCACGTATATTTAATAGGAGAAACTTGCTCAAATTTTGACGAATCGAGGGTAGCAAATCCCTTGTGGCTGTAGGGACTAATCGAGTTATCCACAATAGTAAAAAATCTTAATAATTCCGCTTCTTTAATTCACAAACTGAAAATAGCTACAATCCGCGTTATATCAACGTTTATAGCGTTTTTCAAAAAAATGATTCACAAATTGAAAAAAATACTTTTTAAATTCGCTTAAAATAGGGATGAGCCTTAGAGCCAATCGGGATTTGGGATTTTAAAAAAAAGATTTGCAAAAAGATTCTCATTTTCCTGTGGATAAGTAGGGTGAGTCTTAGAACTGCAAGGGATTCGAGCGTTTTGATAAAATAAAAAGAAAAAGAATTCTGAATATTTGAAGGTGATAAAGGTTGATATATGGGATAATGTGGGTCGAGCCTTAGAGAGAGTAAGGTGAAAGGGCTTACATAGGTGGTGTTTACTGGCAATAAGTGGTAATAGATGGATAACTGGAAAGGATTGGTAATAAGTGGTGATTGTAACATGATTGTAACAATAAGATGGGTTTGTGTAACACTATCGTAACAATACAGAAAGGGTGTTGACAGGTGGTGATATGTATGGTACGATATGTGGTTACCCCTACAAAGTGGCGTTACATAACATACATATGTAGGGTTTGTCAATAGTTAAATGTTAATTAGTTTATTGGTATTTATTTACATATAAACCCTAACTATATTGCGTATATATGATATAGCGCTTAAGGTGTCTAGCGTCCTCTCTAAGCGCTTTGGGGAGTGGGTAATGGTTTAGTATTGCTAGGGTTGTTAGGATAGTACCATATATAGGCAGTGTCTCCATATATCCCCATATGGGCGCGTATGCTCGGTATACCTGCATATGGTATAGCTATGTAGTATGGTTGTATAGTTGCATACTTCTATACATGTTATGTGTATGTAGTAGTGATGATGTATGTATGCATGAACGTTGATGTGACTAGTGATGAGTAATGATGATGAGTAGTGATGTATGGTAGTAGACAAGTGATGATGACTAGTGATGAGTGATGATGATGAATGAACGTAACTCGGATGCTTAAACCCTTGGTATGACTGGTCTGATGATACCCTCATGAGGTATTCGATGATGCCATGTATACAAGTAGGTTGTATAGTTGATATAGTCTTGTTGGTAATTGTTGGAATGTATAACGTTGTATATGCAGTGTTTATACAGTGGTGATTGATGTTAGTTGTATGGTATGTTGTCATAGTGGTTGAAGTATTGGTATTAGTGGGTTTGTGGTGTTGGAAAGCGTGGGATTAATTGAGGTTGTATGGTGTCGTGGTGAGTGGTAAGAATGAATAAATATGTATGGTAGCTCCATGTTCCACACCGCATGCATTCCTTACCGAGAAGCCTATCCCTATTGGGTCGGTGGAATTTTCCCTCTCCTCCTGCGCGCTATTCAGCGTATGCATAAACAATGTATAGTAAATGATTCCCATTGTAAGGAGTCTCTCAACTTTTCCATTTCCTTCCATGCGCTCGCGCGTGTACGTGTGCGCGTATGTGTGCGCCTGCCTGCATGTGTGGCGTGTACGTGTCGCACTAATAGGAAATAGGATGACAGGCGTAGGGGGGCTATTTACCACATATTAGGGGGACTTTTCCTAGCCAACCGACCTATGTACCCTCATCCACACACCACAAATATTTTACCGATTCCGATACGAATCTCCACTAATCCTACCCTAATCTTACCAACCATTGACTTTTTTGCTATTTTATCCCTCTCGTAAAGCGTCTCGTCAACATCCTTACTTCCCCTACCCTATTTAACCATCCAGAGGGGTTATTTACGACATAAAATAGGTACTTAAATACAACTAACCCCTTCTACCATCTACCTCTGTACGTTAAGGTCGTTCGAAAGCTATTTTAACGATATTTCATCATATATTCACCGATACGCCTATAATAAGCCATAAATAAGCCTTATTAAGCGTTATTTAGCACTTTTGTCACGCTTTTACACCTTTTTAACCCTGTTTCGACTCATAATAACAAAAATAAGACGAATCTGGGCTTATCACAGCATTATTTGCTACAATTTTACCACAAAATCGTCTCGGTTTGCTATATTTTAGCCAGTTTCCTTCATTCTCATTACAATTTCATCAAGAGTTTCAGCCATAAACTTGCCTTCTTTGTTCTCATACCCTACCAAGACATGATTTCCAAGCATCACCGCAGAGTAATCCATCGCAGATTCTCCATCATAATACTTACCCACCAACTCAGCTAGAGAGATATCCATCTTATCTCTATTTCTGTCAGTGTAAAGTTCTAATAGATATTTAGCCCCACTTGTAAGACCAACTGGAAAATTCATACCTACATCTCCTCTGTCTTCTTCAACCTTTTCATTGTTAACTCATCTACATCTTTAACATTTATTATCATGTCGAATCCATTATTTTTCATAATAATCTCTATCTCTTCTACTGTAGCACCTCTTTTAAATAACGAATTACACAAGTCCTTTATCAATTTCTCGCCTGCGTATGCAGTCATAGGACTATCTTCCTCAAAACAATTCTTGCGAATATCATTAAATGCAAAGTTTGCAATCACTATCTCCTTATCGCTAAGCAAGTAAATCCCTCCCCTTTTTCATTATATAAATCGCATTATTTATACTACCCAAATATATCCAAACATAAACAAAAGCCGAGTATCTCTACTCGACTTAAAGTTCTCTTTCTATTGAATAGCTAACTAGAAATGCATCTATACCGTACTCCTTAACTAGTTCGCTCCATTTATATGAAATAATCTCAGCATCTAAATTCTCAGAATTACTATCGTACTCTTCCCTATCGTATTCTATAGAGAATTTCTTAGTGAACGTCTCACCCTTGGTCATAACGTTCATTTCATAAAAGACTCTTCTCATTATTTATCACCCTTCGCCTTGTGCATACTAGCTAAGAATGCAGGATTAGCCATCGGTCTCTCTTCTTCTATCTCTTCCTCTTCAATAACTTCCTCTTGCGTATTATTGACCTTATACACGCCTTCTCCAGTAGGATAATAGAAGAATTCCCCTTCTTTCAGTTGGCTCTTATACAGCCTTATAGCGTGTCGTATAACTTCAGCCTTCTTGTTTCTAGGTATCTTGTCCATCCACTTCTGTATATCCACATCAACATCATCATCTAATGGTAGCTTATATATAGACATTCTTTACACTCCTTATCCTGCCAGTGCGATACTTACGCCCAATCTGTAATAACCCTCTACGTTACTATCTCCATTGTTCTCTGGGATAATTGCATCCTTAACAATCTTTAACATCATGTCAGAGAAGTGTTCTGCGCTTCCTCCAACGATTAATATTTCATCAAATTCAAGTGTATTCTTCCACTTATCAAGTATAGCCTGCTGAATATCCATTGCAAGCTCATATAATGAATTAAGGAATACATCAGTGAAATCTACTGGTGCGCTTCTCTTTGAAGGAGTGTATTCATATCGAATATCCTCTTTCTTCTTCTTGCTAATAGAAGCTTCAAGTTCCTGCCTCTTCCTCATATCCCCTACTTCTTCGATGATTTCTAAGATATCGTAGTCCGTAACAACATGAGAAGGATGATACTTTCTAATATACGTTCTGATATCCTCATAAACATCTCTGAATCCTCGTTGGATACTATGGTAGTTCGATTGTCTACGAAGCTCAAATACAGCATCTAAATCCGTTGTGCCTGCACCGATATCAACTACAGCTACCTTAATCTTCTCATAATCCGAATTTAATACTCTTCCAACCTCATCTATATATCTTCCAATTACAGTTGCCAGAGCCTGTGCTGTAACCTGTACGTGAGCTAATCTGTAGCTGTACTCTTGTCCATTTACTACTGTTTCGAAGAATCCAGAGCTTTCTCCATAGAAAGCATTCGCTATATCAGTCTCGCACTCTGTATCAGTTTCAATAGAAGGAACTCCAGTTACTACTAAAACCTTTTCCGTTGCATCGATTCCTAAATCCTTTACAACTCTAGACATAGCGATTTGAGCCATAATCTTATATGCTTCAGATTCATATCTTCCTTGATGACCGTAGCAAGGCTTCATCTTGTCTCGAAGTCTAGTGATATCTTCTCCCCATACATAATCGATGCCATTAATTCTATATGTATCTAAATCTAGCTCTTCTCCCCCAACACTGTTCCCTACATCAATCAGTTTTCCGAATGCGCTTGGAAGAGTCAGTTCATATAATTCACCGCTTTTGTAAACACTTCTAATCTTTACAAGACCGTTACCTAAGTCGATTCCAATAACTCTATCGTATTTCATAGTAACTTTTAACGCAGTTTTCTTGACCATTTTGCCAATCTCTCCTTCATTTACCATTTGTCTATATTAAATCACGCATTTCTCTACTTTGCAATACCCGAAAGACAGAAATTAGACCACCCTCAGTGCCAAGCCTTGGTACTGAAGAGTTTGATAGATGAAAAAAATATAGAAAAAATAATAGATTGACCACCCTATGTACCAATTATTGGTCTAAAAGTGGTACAAAATAAAAAAGAAGACTATTTCTAGTCCTCTAGCAAGTTAAGTACGATATTGTTGCCTTTAATTTCAATGTAGCAGGTTGTAGTATTCTTAAATACCTTAGCCTTGCCCATGATTTTAGCTTTGTTCCATTGATAGATAAATGCAATGCCTGCATTCTCTTCATCGTCAAATCCATTCGTAAATCTCCATAGCATTTCTTCATTGCTAGTAGGGGATGGGCGTATTACTACATTTCTACCATCTACTAATATAGCTGTCATCATTATATTTTTTGTCGTTTCCATTCTATCAGTCCTCGCAATAGTTTAGTTTAATTGTATAAAATGCCTCGCAATACTTTCGTCCAAAAAATAGAGATTTATAGAGCAAAAGTATTGAAGGACAGGGGAGGGCGAATTGCCCACACCTCCCTAGATTTCTACATGTCTCGATAAAAAGATATGTTTTAATACTTCCATTTCAATCAGCCTACGTCTGAAGTTTACGTCATACTTATCATTTCTCTTCCAATTAGGTAGAACTATGACGATACCGCCATATCCTCTAAGGTTATCTTCCGTTGTGATATAAGCAAATTGCTGAAACTTCAATTGATTGTCTTGAACAAAATATCTGAACTCTTGGTAGCTTGGCGCTAACACTGGAATAATTTTCATAGCGATTCTCCTTTTCTTGTGCAATACTTTTGTTTTAGCTAGTTTTTGAAGGATACCACACATGGGTCTCCGATTTGCCTCGGAAGAGGTCTTTCTTCATTTCTAGAATCGTATCTTCTCCAAGCAATTCCTGTACGAAGATACTCTCATTTTGAAGCATGGCTTCGGCATCGTAAAAGAACCAACTGATATATAGGTGCTTACGAGGGCGAGAACATGATACGTAAAACAGTCTTCGCTCTTCTTCCTCGTCTGGATTCATCTTGTGAGGAATAAGCCCTTCATTAGCATTCGGAACGAATACCGCGTCAAATTCCAATCCTTTAGATGCATGGCTAGTCATTACCTGCACCGCATCTTTACCTTTAGACTTCGCTTGTTTGTCTTTAATGGTAGAAACGTGAGCCAAGAACGCTTTGATATTAGGGAATTTAGAAGCCATAGTGCAAAGCTTTTCGATAGATTCCAATTTCTCATCAATAGAAGATGCGTTAGGAGTCGTCTCATTCACAAACTCAATGTAGCGAGTCGCTTTAATTACATTGCGAAGGAATCGCCCTGCATTCGTACTAGAATTAGATTGATAGTGCAAATCGCTAATAATCTTAGTGAAGTTATCGATTCCTCGCTTGAATTTCCACTCACCATTCTGAGGAGTTACGCGTAGCGCCTGCATTAAGTTCATATCGTGCGAACCTGCAAATCGCTCCAGTTCCTCGACAAACTGCTTTCCTAAATATCGATTCGGTGAATTGATGATTCTGCGGAAACTGCTGTCGTCTTCGCTATCTACTACAAGTCTTCCGTAGCTTAGTAAATCTAAGATTTCCTTTCTGTCGAAGAAGGATAGGGATTTGGATACATCGTAAGGAATATCCTTATCTGCCAGTACTTCCTCAATGATTGCTGTATCCGCATTTGCGCGAACTAGAATAGCAATCTCCTTATATGGCATACCGCCATCTACTAAATCTTGAATCTGATTAGCGATTCCAAGAATCTGTTTTCCTTCGTCTTGGTATAGAGAAAACTTAACTTTATCTCCAACTTCGCCAACACTCTCGGATGGCTTGAATTGCTTGTATTTTTCAATCGAACTGTTTTCAATAATTTTGTTTGATAGGTGAACAATATTCTGCGTTGAGCGGAAATTTTTGTTCAATTCAATTAGCTTAACATTCTCAAATTCATCTTTGAAGTTAAGGATATTCTCAACATTCGCATTGATGAATGCATAGATGGATTGGCGGAAATCGCCAACTACGAATACGTTTCGAGAGTTGATAAGCTTAACAATTTCAAGCACGATAGTTGAAGTATCTTGGTATTCGTCTATCATGATGTACTGATACTGTTTAGCAATGCGAGAACGGAATACGCTGTCGTCTCTCAGTTTCTCGTAGAATCGCAATAACATGTCATCGAAGTCTACTTGTCTAGATTCTGTTTTAAGTCGCTCATACGTGGCGTATGCCTCTCTGAGAAGTGGTTCTGACACTCCGTCTACAAATTCGACTTGCTCATTGATAATGAGATTGTCAGTCGGCTTCACCATATTCGCTTTCTGGTAAGAAATAAACTGGGCAAGTTCGCCTGCCTTGATTCCTAGATTCATACCTAAATGGTTTCGCTCATCGCGAGGCTTACACAAGTCGTTAAGGCGCGACATCTTCCACCAATCTGGGGCAATTTGTAATTTATCAAACTCTGAATCTAAAACCTTTAGTAATCGGTAAGCGATGCTGTGGAATGTACTAAGCACGACCTTCTTTGCTGTTTCCTTACCAATAAGCTTGGCAAGTCGCTTCTGCATTTCCTCGGATGCCTTCTTCGTAAACGTGATTCCTAGAATACATGTAGGATTGATATAGTGATTGTTTACCATGTTCGCAATACGAGTAGTGAAGGCGCTAGTTTTTCCAGAGCCTGCACTCGCGATTGTACAAACGTTTCCGTCAATAGTATCTACTGCCAATTGTTGTTCTGTTGTTAATTTCATAATGATTCCTCCTAGTTATCGTTAATGTTATACTAACACATCGTCACATTTTCTGCAATACTTTTGTTTAGTAAAATGTTTTTTGAAGACCCATCTCAGTCATTAAATCAATAATGAACTTGCGACCTTTCTGAGTCCATCGTGTATGCATGGCTGTTTGGAATCCTTCGTTACCGCCATCATATACATAAGTCTTTGTATCGATGTAGCCTTTATTCTGATGTTCCGCGTACAACACCCATGTTGCCCCAACTTTTCTCTGCACTCCTAATTGGTGTAGTAGGGAGTTCAATTTACGAGCTGTCATTCCCAAGTCATTAGCAATCTCTGTGATTGTAAATGAGTTTTTGCTATCAAGTACATTGTCGTGATATTCGGCTTTCGGTTCTAGTACAGCAATCTTTTCGTTTTGCTTACGCACCGTTTCTAATGTTGATTTAAATAATGTCTTTGTCATTTCATCCGCATGAGCCAGATATGTATTAACGAATATCTCATCGTTATTTACGTAACCGCCAGTTTTGCGAATCATCGGCAACACTTCTGATGTAACCCACTTCTTAAATACTTTTGCCTGCGGTTTACGACTAGTCATAATAATAGAGTAAAGACCACTTTCGTTTACAACGAATGTATCTTGGTTTCTTCCTGTAGAATCGGTGACTTTACTAGTAGTAAACTCATCTTCATCCAGTCGCGAAATCGTTTTTGTAATATTGCCGATTGATAAGACATCGCAAACATCTTTCGCTACGAACCAAGCTTCCTCTCCGATAGTAACCGTTCGAACCTGTCCGAGTTCGTCATTGTTGAATACTTGTAATTTGTCCATATAGAACCTCCTGTGTTTTGTTGTTGTTTTCATACTACACCATAACCCTATATCTTTGCAATACTTTTGTTTAATAAAAATAATAAATTTTAAGATAGGTAGCGCTCCGTAGGGGAGGGGCTATTTTTACAGATATATTTGGATTACTTCGTTCGTAGAACGTGTCAGTGAGTCAGTATGGAGGTGAGAGGAGTATTCTGGAGGGTCTATATGTCTACCGATTCGAGATTCGTATTTCTGGAGACTTGTATTTTCTGAAAATTCTACACTAATGATTCTTATGGAATCTTATATTAATTAATAATAAAAAGATATATAGAATCATAAAGATATAGGGTGTAAAGATTCTTTAGGGGGACTATAAAGAAATTTTACACTAGGGTTTTATAGTATAAAAAAACTTTATACTAGGTTATCCACAGAATCTGGGGATAAGTGAGTGTTTCTATAGTGTAAAATTTCTTTACACTATAGTATAAAATTTCTTTATGGTATAGTATAAAATTTCTTTATACTAGGCGAAAATCATAGTATAAAATTTCTTTACACTAGGCGGATAACCAAATGTGTCTAAAATGTGAACGAAAATAGATAAAAAAAAGAAGGGCTTATTTGCCCTTCAGAATTGTAATTATATATTGTTCTGTAGTGAAGTACTTTATATCTCCAACAGAATCGTACATTTCAATTAGTGATGAGAATAGCATGTCTTTATACTTATCTTCCATATTTTTCTCATAATACTCTTTCTGAGAACTTTTTCTGGTAATAATATGTGCAGTAGATGTCTCACTATCATATGTAGACATTACGTCTCCAAATAGCAATTCTACTGACGGTTTACTAAATCCGTTCTTCATAAGAGCCTCATGTAGTGAATTAGAATCTTTTAATGTGTCCTGCATATGAGGAGGGAGGTTCACAATTATATAACCTTCTTCTTCCTCGTTCTTTAGCAGATTCTTGATTTCCTGTCTTGCCTTGCTAGATACGATTCTGTCTCCAGAAGTCTCTATAAGATTATCAACAGTTTCTTTACCGCTCGCAGAGAACCATTCTAGACTAGATTTACTAGCAAACTTATTCATGTAATCGTCATGCTTTTTCTTCATAAAAGGAGTAAGCTTTTCAACCTGTTCTTTCGACAGCAGAGGTATAGTTCTTCTTAATTTGAATAATGGGCTGTCTTCTTTTTTATTATCGGACTTCTTGTTTAATCTATGTATTTGAATAAGGAAGTTGTTCTCTTCCAGTTTCTTTATCTTGTCAATTAGGGTGGGTCTCGATAATCCGCATCTCTGCATCAATTCAGACATTTTCGGATAACACATATCAATATTCTCTGCTTCATTTGCATATTCCCACAGATGCTTCCAAACGAAAATAGAATCAGCATCCATTATTTGCTTCCAGAAATAAGCCATATATCTTTCTACATTCCAGACATTGCTATTAAGATAAGAAATCTCATTACCAATCCTATTAAGGTCTAAGTTTTCGATAGATTCAAAAGGCACTTCATACGCTTCTTTATTAGGCATCTCTCTAGCACTCTCTCCTTTGCCAACCCAATGAGTCCCATCTACTCTCTTCTTAATAAAGTGGATGTAACCTTCTACATCATAACCATCTGGTCTAGCCATATTCAATTCCCCCATTTTTATAGAAAAAGCAGGAAGAAAAAATCATAGAATTCCTTTGCATACATATTATATGTATGATATTATTGAGGTAACAAAAAACTGAATTCTATGTTTTATCTTTCGAACGCTTTATCCTTGCAGGTCGCCAAACTTACAAAGGATAGGGCGTTTTTGCTTTTTCAAGATTTGTTTGTTGTATTCATTGTAGCAGAATCCCCTTCAATCTGACAATAAATTTCTGGTTCATTCGATTCAAATCGAGTTTCTTCTATTATATAGCAAAAATCACTCACCCAAATTTCTATACATCTCACTGATACGGAGATTTACACCCTCTAGGGGTGCGTATTTCCGCATACCATACGGAGATTTACACCACTAGGGGGTGTAAATGTGGGGGTCTAATAATAAGAGAACCAGACGAAGCAGAGAGAGATAGTAGTGGGGTCGCGCGGTGGCGCTCTTTTCCCACTACTGAAACGTATTCCTTTAAACAAAAGTATTGCAGTATTTCTTATTCTCTGTTAAAATTTATCCATGAGTTAAAGTATACGGAGATTTACACCCCCTGCTAGTGTATATCTCCGAGGGTATACGGATTTTTACACCAATAGGGGGTGTAAATCTCCGACAGGTATACGGAAATACACACCCCCTATTGGTGTAAATCTGGGGGTCTAATAAAAGAGAACCATTTAAGCAGAAAAGAACCATATTAAGAAGAGAGAGATAAGTGGGTGGTCGCGCGCAGTGGCGCTTTCGACTTTCACACACTTCATTAAATAAAAGTATTGCAGGAAGGAGAATATGATAGAATTTGAAAAATAATAACTTTATTAAAATTAGCGACTCCCTAATTAAACACGAAGTAATTACATCAGAAGAGAAATTTACATACGCTGTCATTCGAGCCAATAATCCAACTGGCTCTGCAACGGTTAGTATTACAAATCTTCTCAAACAGATGGGAATGAATCATTCGGACAGTAGAAATAAATCTAAGATGAAAGGATTCGTTACTAATCTAGAAGTTCATCAATTTATTGAAGTATACGAAGACCAAGCGGAAATGTGCAGGATAGAGGCATCTAAGATGAGACCTTCTACACTATACTTTATTAAAATGGTAGAGCCTAACAAGGGTGGATACTTCACAATGTTTGATGTGGATATTATCAAGAAGTTCATGACGTTGGATAAGAAGAAGAAGTTTGGAGTATTCTCTGTATATGCTAGTATCGTATCTCCTATATTCGAGAGCGAATCAAGTTGCAAGGTGTCTTGGATTTCTCAAGGAACAATTCAGTTTGAAACAGGCATTAGTGACAAAACCGTATCAAAGTACATCTACATATTAAAAGATGAACTCAGTGTCATTGACTTTAGAAAGATGAGATTTACAGCCAAGAAGCAAATTAAAGGCAAGAGCATTTCTAAGACGCACAACTTCTACTGGAGAGTAGGGGATAGTGCAAAATCAATTTTTATCTATATTCAAGATGCTATGGATAAACTGGGCTATAGTAATGAGACTCATTATATCCAAGTATTAGATAGAAATAACAATCCTATTAATGAGGTGGAATAGTTGGCAGTAATTAAAAATGGAACGACAAAGCAATATAAACAGAAGAAAGGTGAGATATTAGAACTATGGACAACTTTCATGGACGAATATCGAGACCTAAAAGATACACGAGTTAAACGTGTATTTGAAATTATCGACCTTGCAGGCGTATACGATATGGAAGACGGATTTTATGAATTTGTAGATTCCGTATATCCAATGTCTAGAGAAGATTATGAGGAGCTTCCTTACCATAATAGTAAAGATGATTTCATTCTTCATAAGGTTAGTCATATCATTGCTAATGAGATATATGCTAGTTTCCTTGATGACGAGAAGTTTCTATATATAATGGAGAATCTTAGATTCATTATATTAAAAGGAATTAAGGTTAAAGCTGAGAAGGAAATAAAGAACCGCGAGAAAGAAATTGAGGAATTAAGAAAAGTAATCCAAAAAAGCAGTTGTTAATCTAGTGTGATTGTGTTACACTAACACTATAACACATAAGGTTAACGGAGGAATTACAAATGAACTTACTAGAAACAATGGATGGAAGAGAAATTCTTCGATTAGGAGAAATTAAACGTACTGCAGAAAACGTATCTAAGAGAGAGTTTACTGACGTTTTCGAGGTTAACTATAACTACTATATGAACTGTATTGGGAACAGAAGTGCGCCAAGTGGAGTGCTAGTACAAAAGTTGATTGAATATATACAGACACCAACTGAGAGAATGTACGAAATGATTTTCGCTTACCGTTCTACAGATAAGAATACGAATAAATCTGTTAAGAGAGATGAGTATGGTAAAGAAATGTTCCATAAAGAGCTTAGAATGGATAGAGAGACATATCTAAAATCTACTGAACAGCTTAAAGAGATGGGAATTCTTAAAGAACCGAAGATGAAATAAGCCTATAGAAGCCTTGAGCTTCTGGCTAGTTTCACCTTAAACAAAAGTATTGCAGAAATTAAAGAAACGTTATATAATGTACACACAAAGGCGAATAAAACAAAGGTGAATTTTAAACAAAGGAGTTAAACAAAAGTATGGAAATGATGAGAGAGTTTGGTTCATACATACCATTAGAGAACTATCTAGGGACATTGTCACCAGATGAGATGAATGAATTATATCTTAGTGGAGAGCTAGATAAAATGTATGACGATATTGAGCGAGAAAAACAACTACAAGCAACAGCTAGATTTATTACAAAGATGAAAACATATAGAAAAGCACAAGGAGAGATGAAACGTGAAGTACTTCAGTAGTTCAATTGCAGGTAAAAAATTGGTGGATTTCCAACAGCAGGATTATTCAGTTGAGAAGTTTCATGATAGATTAGAGGTAATAAATGAAGTGATTGGTGATGGAGAAGGGAATGTACATGAATTCTTCTCTGCATACTTTGGTGAATATTACGATGTAAGCCCAACGCAACAAGGTTGGATGGCTGAGCAGGATGCTGTATGCCGAACGTTAGAGATGCTAGGTACATATCTTCTTAATGCAAAAGATATCGACACTAACAGAAAGGTAGAGTACCGATTTTGGAAGAGTGAGAGAGAGTTCAAGCAATATAAAGAGTCTGAGAACGTTGTAGCTTCAGCATTTGAAAGTGGAGATGGCAATTCAGAAGTAGAAGTATTCGATATGTTCTATTCTAATGAAGATAAAAATCAGAAGCTAGTCAAGGGTATGAGTATACTTTCTAAGGATATTAGAGAAATAGTAGAGATTGGCAGACTGCAAGACTTAGTCGAAAAGGCAGGAGACGACTCGTTTGTGAAGATGATTGAAAATCGAATTGACGCATCTCTTCCTATTATAATGGAAGAAGAGGCTCGTGCGAAGCTCCTAAAGATTCGCAAAAACGTCAAAGGCTATGTAACTCGTTGGATTCGCGAGGCGAAAGATAATCAGATTGCTATCAAGAAAGCTATCAAGCGTCCTATCGAATTTAAGAATCTACTTAAGGATGAGGGTGTGGCAAACAAGTTAGATGTTATTGATTTCGCTGATATTGTAAATAACAAAGAGCTTCTCAGAATGCTTAATAGAGAAGATATGATGGATGAAGATGGATTAGGAATCATTATATATGACTACAATAGAATGCTAGATAGAATGGTTCTGACTGTTCGTGAGCAAAGTATTGTTGACTTATTCAGACAGGGATATGCACAAGAAGAACTAGAGGAATTACTGGGAATCAAGAAGAATACTGTTTCAGAGACGATTACACGAATCGCTAAAAAGTCAGCAGAATTCTACGTTAAAGAGCTTTATAAAATCGCCATCAAAAATAAATAAAAAAAATATGAGAAATGATACGAACTATTTTGGAGGCTACTGCTATATATAGTGTAAGCCACTAAGCAAAAGATTTGCAGAAGTGGTTAATGGATTTAAAAACTTAGCAATTAATGATTGCCTCCTAAATCGTTGTATCTCAAATTTGCCCAAGTCTCCTAGCTTGGGCTTCTTATTATGCCGAAAGAGAAGTATATGGAAAGCTTATCATCGCAAGGTGGTAGAGTGGGTTCGATTCCCACCTTCGGCTCAAACAAAATTATTACAAAACTAATAAAACAAATATTTTATTAAATCTCATAATGGAATGAGAGAGAAAGGGAGATATCAAATTATGATGAAAACAACAGAAGTAGTAAACGCAATGGCAGAAATTACAGGTGGAACTAAGAAAGACGCGAAGGCACATTTCGATGCTTTTAAAGAAGTAATTGTTGGCGCTGTAACTCGCGGAGAAGATGTAGAACTTAAAGGTTTAGCTTCATTCGTATCAAAAGAAGTTGCTGAAGGCACTGGTCGTAATCCACAAACTGGCGAAGCAATCACTGTTCCTGCTCACCGTAAAGCATCTGCTAAATTAGCAAAATCATTACGTAAATTCTAATTTAAAACAAACATAACTGGGGAAATGCGATAGCTACTCCCCAAAACATACCCAAGGAGTCATGCTGATTGGCGTGGCTTCTTTTCATGGTTGTCCTAGATGGATGATGACTGGTGCAAATCCAGTTACAACCTGCTTGTTTTTCTCGACATGTATTTTCCTCCTACTATATATGTTATTGAGGATAGGAACGGTACTATCCTCAAATTTGTGTCTGTAGCTCAGTTGGTTAGAGCATCCGCCTGTTAAGCGGAGGGTCGTTGGTTCAAGTCCATCTAGACACGCCATTATGTTCTGTGAAGGTCAGCGATATTGAAAGGTTCGAGTAATCCCAAATGGGAAAGAAAGGGTCAAGTATTTGTCATGTGGGTTCGACTCCCACCTACAGAACTCCATATGCAGGTTGCAATTAACGATTGTCTATGAGGTCGTCCCTCACTTCCTGCTCCACATTATGCCGAGTTAGCTTAGTGGTAAAGCGATAAGGAGCGCTCAGTAACAGACTTTTGGTCGCAGGTTCGATTCCTGCACTCGGCTCTTAATATGTTTAGGCATTGGTTAAATCCAATCTATAAACACCTAAATCTTGGTTCATTTTAAAACCTCCTACCTCCTGTTCTAGCTGTGGTGGCTAGAACAGCTTTGGGGATATAGTGTAGTGGTCAACACACATGGCTGTCTACCATGTAGCACGAGTTCGAATCTCGTTATCCTCGCCAAATGTGGAGAGTTACTCTAATTGGTAAGAGACTAGTCTTGAAAACTAGCGTAGGTGTGAAAGCCGATGGGGGTTCAAGTCCCTCACTCTCCGCCACATTATTTCGGAGTAGACAAATTGGTAAAGTCACTTGGCTTTGACCCAAGAACGTGGAGGTTCGACCCCTTCCTCCGAAGCTTATGCGATTGCTCACCTAGCATTGTCATCGATGAGTGGAATGTATACTCGTGTTCCGAATAAAACGAGTACCAACGTGGAGAATTGTCAGAGTGGCTTATTGTGCTTCTTTGCTAAAGAAGTGGAGACTGAATGCTCCCACAGGTTCGAATCCTGTATTCTCCTTTCCTTACTTATATTTTTCACACACACTGAGTTTCGCTACGGTTCTCATGAAAGCACACTTCTGGACTCTTATTAAGAGGACTATAGAAGCTTAAAATAACGGTAGCTTTTATTATATGGGTGTAGGCTAGAGGTCAGTCACTCCGTTTGGGGCGGAGGTCACGCAGGTTCAAATCCTGCCACCTGTACCATTAAATTAGCAAACAAGGGAGAATGAGAGAGTTATGCTAAAGATGAATCATGAACAAAAGATTGCGAAAGCAGAAAATACTTTTAAAAATGCACAAACGGTTTTTGCAGATGCGATTGCATCAGTAGATAAATCAGATGCTGAATTTGACGTTATTATTAAGGATGCCCAAGGCGAAATCGCCAAGAAGCAAGCCGAAATTGATAAACTTCAATCTTCTGTAAATAGTGCAAAAGCAGGCAAAGAGCAAAATGCTCGATTTAAAGCCAAGATTAATAAATTTGTAGAATTAGATTAAAACATAACAGCGCTCTGAAATATGGGCGCTATTTTATTTGGGCGAGTATGCAAGGGGTTAAAGCAGGCAGACTGTAAATCTGTTACCTTACAAGTTTCGTAGGTTCGAATCCTACCTTTCCCACCATATGGAGAGATGGCGAAGTGGCTTAACGCGATAGGTTGCAACCCTATTATTCGTGAGTTTGAATCTCACTCTCTCCTCCATGGGGCATTCGTATAGAGGCTATTATCTCTGGCTTCCAACCAGATGACGAGGGTTCGATTCCCTCATGTCCCTTTTATTCATTTGTAAGCCCTCCTTACTATGATTTCTGAGGCTAGTCCTCAGTTTTGCCGACTTAGCTCAGCAGGTTAGAGCGGTTGCCTTGTAAGCAACAGGTCGTGGGTTCGATTCCTACAGTCGGCATTATGGACTTAATACGTTTCTTTCTATTCAAAAAAACGCAAAGGCAATGCCTTGATTCGTCACTAATTATAGAAAGTTTTATGTTTCTTGGGTGTCCAAAACAAAAAACGTAAACAACCCTTGTGCTTTATGTCCCATTGGTGAAATTGGCTAACACACTCGACTTTCTATCGAGCATTCGCAGGTTCGAATCCTGTATGGGATGCCATCTTAGGGGTTTAGTTTAACGGTAGAACAGAGGTCTCCAAAACCTCCAGTGTGGGTTCGATTCCTACAACCCCTGTTGACAACTAAATATTATGTTGCACTGCTATGCGGTGCTTTGAATTCCTCCAAGAGAGGTCTTATTATCTGGGTCTTTTAAATCGTATTAGACCAAAGCATTCTGCAGTGCGTTAGGGTGTGTAGTACACCAATCCTTTGTGTATTTAAGTTATTTATCTTTAGTTGCACTCGTTATTCTCGCACACTCCTTTGTGTTTATCTTGTGAAGTCTCGTGCTTCACAGCCTAACGCACTGTAGAAATGTCTTATTGAGAGAGAGGGAACACAGACATGAAAGACATTAAAACAAAAAAAGAGTCCCTAGATTCAAACTGGGAATTCGTTCAAGAGAAAATTAATGACATTAAGAGTCACGAAAACATTGATATTAAACAAATCTCTGATATGCAACGATATGTTGAAATGCAGAAAAATATTGCAGAATCTTCTTATCATTTAGAAGCAGGGAGGTTACTTAACGGTGAACCAAGTTAAATATGAAATGCCAGTAGACTCACATAAAATAGCGATGGAACATATCGCTTACTTCATTGGTGGACATCCATATGGAGAAACAAAGCGCAATATTGCAATCGTCTTAGATAAGAATGATACGCTTGAGCTTTTAAAAGTAATCGACCTATCATTATATGATGAAAAGGCTATTGACTTAGGCGCTAAAGAATACTTTCTTGTTACCTCTGATATTGGAGAAGAAGGCAATGCCTTTTACGCAGATGATATCAAAGGCGTTAACAAGAAATACATTGACCATGAGTCAGACATTATGATTCTACCGCATTACTTACCGCAAGAGGTTAAAGAACACTTTGGTAGTGGTAGTAAATTTAGAATTGAATTAAAACTAGAATCTGTTTATGAAGCATTAACAGATGTAATAAATATTTCAGAAAACATTTAAGGAAGGGGAGTAATCTCCTTTCTTTTTATTCGTGTTTCACAAGGCGGTGATAGTATGGCACGACAGCCATCAGAAAAAAAGACTTGTTTGAAATGCGGTAAAGAATATGCGGTTTCTTCGTTTTATTCACACAGGAATCCGTTAATAAATGAACAATTTGGATTCTGTAAAAAATGTGTGAAAGAGAATGTCGATTTAGACGACATGGACACAATGGTTGATTTCTTACGGACAATGGATATTCCGTATTTCAAATCACAATGGAAAGTAGCGAATGACGCTAGTACAGAGACAGTCGGCACTTACTTCAAAAATATCAATTCACTGAAACAGAATCAAGAAAAGAGATTCAAAGATAGTGATGATTTAACAGGAAGAACAAATAGAGCCGAACTGACCGAAATCGAATATAAAGATTTCGAGGTAACCGAAACTATTGTCAAGAGATGGGGAAGAAACTTGCAAAAGGACGATTATATGTTCTTACAAGAAGAGTTCGATAGACTCGCAATCGCATATGGATGTGATACCCCAATCCAAGAGAACATCTATAAGAATATGGCACGCACTCAATGGTTAGCTAACACCGCACTAGATGACGGTGACGTAAGCAAGTTCGAGAAGTTAATGAATACTTTATCGAAGCAGATGAATGATGCTAACTTAAAACCAGTTCAAGATACAGGTAACGCTCAAGATAGTGGACTGAATGACTGGGGTTCTTGGGTAAAGAAAATTGAGGAAACCGAGCCTATTCCAGAAGCATCCGAAGACCTAAGAGATGTTGACGGTATTAAGAAATACGTTGACCGATGGTTCGTAACGCAAATCAAGCGTGTATTCGGATTAATTAAAGATGAAGACATAGTTAAGCTAGATGGTGAAGACTGATATGTCTAAGGTTACTAAAAATTCCCAAGAAACTAAAACAAAAACAGATAAGCTGAGAGATGGCTTTAAATTATGGACATCGTTCTATAGAGCAAATCCACAACGATTTGCAAAGGATTATCTCGGAATACACTTGTTTCTATATCAGAAGATTCTATTGTGGGCGATGAACCACTATGGTTTCTTTATGTATTTGGCGGCGCGCGGACAAGGGAAGTCTTACCTAATCGCAGTTTACTGTGTAATTAGGGCTATACTTTTCCCAGGCTCTAATATCGTGCTTGCATCTGGTACAAAAGGACAAGCGAGATTAATAATCACAGAGAAGATATTCGCTCTTAAAAACAACTCTAAAAATGTTGAGCGAGAAATAAAAGAATTCAAGACTAGTGCTAACGAATGTTACGTAGTCTTCTTTAATGGCTCTAAAATTACAGCCGTAACGTCAGGCGACTCAGCTCGCGGATACCGCGCTAATATATTAATAGTTGACGAGTTTAGGTTGATATCAAAAGAAACAATCGATACTATTTTACGTCCATTCTTGAACGTAAACCGTACTCCACCGTACTTAGCAAATCCAAAATACCAACACTTAGAAGAAGAGAATAAGGAAATTTATATCTCTTCAGCGTGGTATAAAAATCATTGGATATATGAATCTTTCAATTCGTATATAAAACAAATGATGGCAGGCAAAGATTACTTCGTTGCTGTACTGCCTTGGCAGTTATCTGTGTATCACAAGCTCTTATCTAAGAAGCGTGTAGAACAGCAAAGAACAGAAGAAGACTTTGACCAGATGAGCTGGGACATGGAATATGAGGCGCTTTTCGTTGGTGAAAATGAGAACGCTTACTACAAATTAGATGATATTCAGAAGTGTAGAACACTTCCTAAACCTTTCTATCCTCCTACAGACCGAGAGTTTGTAGAAAACAAGGGTAGTAGGAAGAAACTTACGAACATGCCTAAACAGGCAGGAGAAATCCGTATTGTAAGTATGGATATTGCCTTAATGGGTAGCAGTAAATCGGTTAGAAATGATACAACTGCTTTCACGTTAATGAGATTATTGCCACAAGGCGAAGAATTTAGACGCGACGTAGTTTACTTAGAGAGTATGGCAGGACAACATGCTGAACTTCAAGCAATTAGATTAAAACAACTATTCTATGATTTCGAAGCTGACTTTGTTGGCATGGATACAAATGGTAATGGTATAGCAATCTATGATTCTTGTACAAAAATACTCTATGACAAAGATAGAGATGAAGAATATCCTGCTTGGACAGTAATTAATGATGAGGCAATGGATGAGCGTAAAATTGACGCTAACGCCATTCCAATCATCTATTCCATTAAAGGTAATTCTGAGTTAAACCATAAGGTTGCTACAGGATTACGAATTGCTTTTGAGAAGCGCAAAATTCGCTTACTTATCAATGATATTGAAGCGAAAGAAGATTTAATCGAGCGCAAGGGTTATATGAAGAAAACAACGGAAGAACAGGTTCACATGCTAAGACCGTTTATGCAGACAACTGCTTTAACGAACGAGCTAGTTAACCTTGTATACGAAGTTAGAAATGGTTACATCAAGATTAAAGAAGTCGGAACAACTACAAAGGATAGATACTCCTCTATTGGATATGGAAACTATGTAGCGACTCTATTAGAGAATGACATCTTAAAAACTGGTGGAAACGATGACTTACTTCAATATTGCTTATGGTAGGTGAAGAAGCGTTGAATAATCGTAATACTAACAATTATTACAAGCGAAGACGCAAGAATAATAGCGAGAAGCCGAATTCGGTGCTAGAACATTCTAAGTTCGCATCAGCCTCAGCAAACTTTAAAGGCTCTAGTGGTGGTAATAACGGAGCAAGAGGTATGAGCGAATCTCGTCTCAAGACAATGCTTCAAGACCCTGCTAAGAGTGCTGTGCAAGTTGCAGGGCTATCGTCTTCTATGAAACAGGTCAATGGTATGTACAAGAGAATCATAAAGTATATGAGTAGCTTGCTAACATTTGACCATGTGCTTTACCCAATTCTTACGAATCCTATGAAGATTAAATCTAGCGATATGAAGAAAACGCAGGAATCATTTGTTAATACAGCAGTCTATTTAGATAGATTAAACCCTAAGTACAATCTTCCAATCTTTACAGAAAAACTGTTTACTACTGGTGTTACATATCAGTATAAATTGGAAGATTCAAAGGGTGTTGTTTATCAAGATATTGCTCCTGCTTTCTGTCGCGTTGGATACGTGGAAGATGGCGTATATCGATTCCAATTTGACGTAACAAAGATTTCTGATGCTACTTTTGAAGTATTTCCAAAAGAGCTACAGAATGCTTATACGTCTTACAAAAACGGTCAAACTGAAAAGTTGATTGAAGGACGATGGTATCAAGTATCGGATAAAGGTGTAGCATTCACAATCGATACCGATGTTTTAGCTAACGGAGGTATGGCTTTGCCACCGATTGCCAACGCTCTTATCGATGCAATCAAGATTGAGAATGCAAAAGACAAAATGGAAGATACAGATAAACTGGATAATTCCAAAATTGTTCATTCTAAAATTGAGACCGATGACAAGGGAAGACCTTTAATGGAGCTTCCAGTAGTTCACGAATATCATAATGCTCTTAAAAAGAGTTTACCAGAAGGTTCTGTAGCGATTACGAATCCTTTCGATACGAGAGGTATTACGCTTAACGGAACTGGTAAAGACGGTAAATTCTCGTTGCTAGATAAAACATCTGAGCAACTTTATAAGGGTGCAGGTGTATCACCTCAGTTATTCGCGGACGACAACTCTAGCTCTCAAGCTTTAGAACGTTCTATTCAAGTAGATTGCCAATGGCTGTACAGTTTCCTGCTTCCTATGTTTACTAATTATTACAATTATGAACTGAAGAAGGCAAGCAAAAAGTCAGTCACTTGGAAAACGAAATTCTTAAATATTTCACACTTCGATAGAGATGAAGCAATTAAGACTGCTAAAGACCAACTTTCATTTGGTGGTTCTCGTATGGAGTACTTAGCTTATTGCGGAATGACTCCAATAGAATTTGCTATGATATTAGTCTTTGAACAGCAAGTTCTAACGATTGATGACCTTATGATTGCGAAACAGACTTCTCATACAATGAGCGGAAACGAAGCTCAAGAAAAAGAGAAGGGAAGACCGCAATCAGAAAAGCCAACTGATACCACTGTTCGTATTAAAGATGCCGAATAGTGAAGGGTGGTGAAATGGTGAAATTAGTTAATACTAGTCTACCAATTAAATTTGAACAGATGAAAAATGTTCTAGATGACAGATTCATGACAGTGAAAATTTGGATTGCACATGTTGGTGAAAACAGAAACAATTCCATCTTCTCAAAGCAGGTTTTAGAATCTATGATTCCATCCCTCGCCAATACTCCTATTCTTGGATATTTAACTTCAACAGAGGAGATTGGCACTGATTTTGCAGGTCACGAAGAGCGACTTGTAATAGAAGGTGGAGAGTTTCACATCAAATATGTCGGTCATGCCTACGGTGTAATTCCAGAGGCAAACAATGCTAGATTTGAAACCAAATATGGTGAAGATGGCATTGAAAGAGAATACCTTGTTGTTGATGGAGTTCTTTGGAACAAATTCAAAGAGGTATCTGAGATTTTTGATAGAGACGGTGGCTTAAAGTCACAGTCAATGGAGTTATCTCCTTCAAGCATCAAAGGTTACGTTGATGATGAAGGCTTATTTGTGTTTACACAAGCTAAGTTTGAAGGCGCTTGCATTTTGGGTGAAGGTGTTACTCCTGCAATGGTATCAAGTACCGTTGAGCGATTCTCAGTTGCTAACAATGTTAAATCTGAGATGAAAGAACTTCTTGCAGAGTTTAATAGTCACTTCTCTGCAAATAACAATTCCGAAGGTGGTGTAACTTTGACAAAACTGAATACTAACCCAGACTTCACTACGAAGGATGAGGAAGAAAAGAAAAAATTAGAGGCTGAGAAAGCCAAAGCTAAATCTCCAGAAGCTAATTCCGATGAAGAAGAAGCGAAAGCTAAAGCAAAAGAGGAAGAAGAAAAAGAAAAAGAGAAGGCTAAGAAAAAGTTTGCTGATGATGACGAAGACGAGAAAGATAAAGAGGCTAAAAAAGCTTCTAAATCTAATGAGTCTGAGGACGAAGATGAGGACGAAAAGAAAAAGTTTGCTTCTGACGATGAGGAAGATGAGGACGAGAAAAAGTCTAAGGCTGACAAGTCTAAAGAAGACGAAGAGAAGAAAAAGTTTGAAGCTGTAGAGACTGAATTAGCTGATTTAAAAGCTAAGTATCAGACTTTAACGGACGAAGCTAATGAACTTCGTACCTTCAAAGCTAATGTTGAATTGGCTGAGAAGAAAGACAAGCTTGCTAGTTATGCGTCTGCTTTATCTAAGGATGAGTTTGAGGCAATTGAAGCAAATCTAGCTACTTTCTCTATGGTAGAAATCGAGAAAGAAATTGGATTCATGCTTCTTAAGAAAGATAAATTCTCTGCTAATACGCAAGAGACTCGAAATCGTGTTCATGCGACTAATACAGATGCAAATCAACCGTATGGTTCGCTATCAACATATTTCACAAAATAATTTAGAAGATTAGAAAGGGTGCATATTAGTGTACGTAATTTTAGACAAGATTAAATCAACTGCCCACATCGAGTCTGTTATCGCTGATACAGATTTAGTGAATGGTCAATTCCTTGCTCTTGGAGCATTAGAAGCTGACGGAGAGGCTCGCAAAGTTACTCCATCTGGAGATGTTACTAAGAAATTAGTATTCCACGTTTCTGTACCATTAACTTACTGGGAACGCCAAAATGAACTAGACTTCGTTCTTGAAAAAGGAAAAGTTGGTCGTGCGTTCGTTCTTGAAGAAGGAGACGTTATCTCTATTGAGAAGAAAGGCGTTTCTGGCGCTCTAGCAAAAGGCGCTCTTGTAGTTCCAGATGCTAATGGATTCAAAGTTGGTACACCTGCAGGCTTACATGGTGAAGTTATCGCTATCGATAAAGACATGTATGCAGGAGAAATGGCTGTTATCCGCATTTCTACTAAGTGAATTACTGAAGAACCTACTACTCCTCCAGAAGTGAAAGAATAGTAGGTTTGGGGTAACTCCTGTAAAAAAATAATAAAACTATATTTAACAACGGAAGGTGAATACGCTTTATGAAAGCAAAAATGACTGAATTACAGCGCTTAGCTTTAGATGTATATCAAGGCAAAAACGTTAAATTTAATGATGTAACAGGCGAAGATGCACTTCGCAATATTATTCTTGACGCAGTAGGTGGAGAATTTAACTTCTACAACTACCAAGAAAACAAATACAAATTATTCCGCGTTATCACGGAAGCAGTAGACGTAGTAACTGGAATCATTGTAACAAATCAATTTGATAGCTTAGCAGAAGTACGTAATATCGCTACTGGCGACAAATTAGTATTTACTGTGGAAGATAAATCTCTATTCCGTATCTCGCGTGTAGCAGGCGGAAACAACGACTTCCGTAGACAGAAATTACTAAACGGTAACTTCACTGTAGACACTGACTGGTTCGGTACGAAAATCTACTCTGAACTTGAGATGTTCATCGCAGGTTTAGTTGATTGGACTGCTATGGTTGACCGTATTGCTCAATCTTACGTTAACGACATGGGTACTCGTATCTATGAAGGTATCGCTAAGTCTTACACTACACTAAATGCTACTTTCGGTGTAACTGGAGCTTACGATGAAGACAAGTTATTCAACATGATTCAACACGTTGAAACGAAGTCAGGGAAGAAAGCTGTTGTAATGGGAACTAAGAAAGCTTTACGTAAGATTTCTAAAGCGTTAGACCTTTCAGACGGTATGAAAGATAAAATGAACCAAGTTGGTTACATTGGTACTTTCTCTGGAACTGATTTAATCTTGCTTCCACAAGCTTACAAAGTTGGTACAGAAGAATTCGCTGTAGACGACAATATGCTATTAGTTGTTCCTCAAGGGGAAAAATTAATCAAGGTTGTTGTTGAGGGTGAGTCTATTATGCTTGAAACTGCTGAAGCAGGAGCGCGTAACGACCAACAAATGGAACACCAATTAATGAAGAAATTCGGTCTTGGTGTAGTTCGTTCTGCAGTTTACGGAATGTACAAAATCCAATAGTTTTAAACAAAAGTATTGCAGGCTTTGAAAGTTTGTGGTATTCTATCATAGAGGGGTTAAACAATACAGCCCCTCTATATTTAAACAAAAGTATTGCACAAAGAGAGGGAGAGTTGTGTTATGGAAAAACGTAATTATAGCAACAATAAAAGTAAGCCGAAAGGGCGCTTTCAATCAAATGAAAGACAGAATCGTGAACTATTAGAAAAGAAACCAGTTCGAAGACGCGTAAATGTAGACCGAGATACTATGTGTATTGTCGTGAACAATTCATTTGGTCAATTCTTCTATGAGAATGCTAGAATGACTGAACGAATTGATATGGAGAAACATGGTGATGAAACAGAAGTTTCAGTAGGCGATTTACGAGCATTGGTTAACTCTGGTAGAAAAAACTTGGAAGGTTTCTCAATCATTATTACAGAGGTGCTAGACCCAGAATATACGTTAGAGGATGTCCTTGGATACCTTGGATTGACTAAAGTATACGATGAGCTATATGCACTGTCTAATGGAGATGCTGACCCAGACGCTATCAAAAACTTCATTCAGAGAACAAGTGCGAAGAAATTTAAGGAAGTCATGGAGTCTATGAGTCCTAAATTACGCGCTAAAGTTATTGAAACATCTGTTAAACTATTCAAACTTGATGAGTTCGGAGATTACACAAAGATGAAAGTAATCGAAGAATATGTTAACGAAGACCTATTCGATGATGCAGAAGAAACTGAAATCGATGATGAAATTGAAATTTAATAGGGGGTGTTGCAGTGGCGACATCTTTTGATTCTATTTATGACAAGTTTCTAGGCTCTATCGATGACTATGAATTTGGCTTGCTTGGTGATGCTGAGTTGAGCGAAGTTCTCTTTGGTTTTCTTGATACGGCTAGAAGCTTGTATTTTCCTCAATGCAAAAAAGACCTAGAAAACATTGTTGAAGAAAATGGTATAGGTGAATTTGCAGAGGATTTAAGTTCTCAAGAGCAATTTATTTTAGCACTTGGCATGAAAAGAGCTTGGTTATCTACTAAGAAGAATAGTGCCGACTTAATGAGTAAAACGGTTGGCGACAGAGACTTTAAGGCTGTGCAAGGTACTACGTATTTAAAGGAACTATCTAAACTTGATAAAGACATGGAAGATGAGGTTCGTAGATACGCAGTTGAGTACACATATAAAAACTTCTCACTAGAGGGGTGGTAATATGTCTTATTCTACTTTTAGAAAGAGAATGAGTCTTAAGGGTAATACTGCATTTGAAAGAAGTTTAAATCAACAGAAAAGAGAATTTGGGCTATATTTCGAAAATACAATTAATAGAGAATTGGTTAGAATCGATGGGATTGAGCAACCTGCTGTTTTCCAAGATGTCAACCAGAACAACAATAAAGACCTGTCGGATGATAAATATATCATCACTGAAAACGATAGTAATATGAAAGTTGGCTCTTATGTTGATTGGCGAGATAAAACTTGGATGGTCTTCACAGAAGAATATAAAACTATTAACTCACACAAGCAAGGGAAGATGAAGTCTTCTAACCAAGTCATCAAATGGATGGTCGATGGAAAAGTTTGTGGTAATGGTAGTGGCGTTCCTGCGTTCATTCAGAACCAGACTCTATACACATTAGGGGTTAGTACAAGTGGTTACTACTCTTGGATTGTAAACGGAAAGATGATGATGTACATGCAGAACAATGCGGAAACGATGGCTATTAAAATTGGTCAACGTATCTTTATTGGTGGCATGGTGTTCCAAGTAATGTTCAAAGATTATGTTTCTCGTAAAGGTTTAATCAACTATCTTTTAGAGCAAGACTTCGTTAATCCTAGTAGAGATAATGTTGAACTTGAAATTGCGGATTATTACGATGTTGTTAATCCAGATAAGGATGTAGAGGAAAAGCCTTCTAACGTAGCTAAAGAAGTTATTGTTAGTGGTGCGGACAATGCTAGAATAGGCGCTCTTGTACAGTATGAGGCTAAGGTTTTCCATGATGGAAAAGAGGTCGAGGAAGAAGTCGATTGGACAATTGCCGATATAGATTCATCTGCTGAAATAGTTGAGCAGACAGCGAATAGTATCAAGCTTAGAATTGTCAAAGACTTTAGAAAAGTTGGCTTAACTATTAACGTAGTTGCCACATCTAAGGACGGTACAGTTGGCTCTAAGACGGTTCGAATCGTTAGTCCATATTAGTAGAAAGGGTGAAAAAGTTGACAAAGCTTGGATTATCAACAGTTGAAAAACTTAGCGAGTACAAGATGGAAATCTTAAATCGCGTACTTGAATCTGATAAATTGACAAAATTAATAAAGTACAGCACTAGAGATGCTTTATTCAAACCTAGTTTAGAAGACCCATACGAATTAATGCATACGCACGTATTCCCTTATCGATTTGTCCCTGCTACCGTTGATGAACAGAAGACGTTTTTAACGTTGGGTGTTAACGGTTTTAGGCGACATCAAGAGGGATTTAAAACCTTCGATGACTATCTGAGTGGAGAGCTATATTTCTACTTATTTACTCATCACGACTTAATGCGTACAGACACTGGTGTTAGACAAGATTTAATGCTTGGTGAAATCGTTAAAATGTTCGAAGGAACGAAAGGTCTAGGAATGGGCGAACTAAAAATGCGATATGTAAATGAACTATGGATGCATAATAACAAGTTTGGCGGTTACTCTATTGCATTCACTGTTACTGACTTTAAGTAGGTGATGTGATGGATAAGTTAAAGTTATTGATGGGAAGACCTATCTCTGTAAGTGAAGAGCATAATATATTTATTCACCAACCATTAATCAGCGATGTTGTTGACATTGGAGAAAAAGGTTTTAGTGAATATATTATGCCTTACACTTTGACTCTAGATGCTATATTTAGTGGCGTTGAGAATGAAGAAGAGTTAATAGAGAAGTTTACTGTATTTCAGTTATTCTTTGCTAAGACTGAAGAGGGTGGATTTCTAGATGGTATTTTTGATGGGAAGAGCGCTTTGGGCGTACTTAAAGAAAGTCTTCAATTCTTCTTTAAGACTGACGATATCGAAATATTAGAGAATAGAATGAAGATAATTGTTAACAATTCTTATCTAATTGATGAGGCTGAGTTTAACACAGTTCGGAATGCTATTCAAAGTGTTGTGGGGCGTAAAGATATTGAGGTTGAAAAGCCTCCTAAAAATATGACTCCTAGACAGAAAGATATTTGGGATAAACTTCAAAAGGGTAGAAGAAGAAAAGCCGAAAGGGAAGCTATATATCTTCAAGATATTATAAACTTTACTGCTTTTGGCGGTTCGACATTTATACCGCTCACACAGATTGATATTATGACTTATTATCAATTGCAGAACGCTTATAAGAGTGTTGTAGGATTAGATTCTTTCAACATTAATATGAGCTACAAATTAAGTCAAAAGTTTGATATGAAAGATACTATCAAACACTGGACAGAAACATTGAAAATCGGAAAGTAAAAGACTATATGTCTTTTATTATATAAACGCTTAAGCAAAAGATTTGCAGAAGCTAAAAATTATAAGAAAACAAGAGGTGTTGTTTCGTGGCTATTTACGGTATTAAAGATTGCGCTAATTTAAGTCTTTTTGAATTAGCAACAGGAAAACCTGCAGTATTCTCTGACTATGCTAACGTTGCTACTAACGAATGGCAAGCAGAGCGTGTATTCGCAAACGCAAAAGGAGTACGTTCTATCGCTTGGGACGCTGACCGTCAAGGTACGTTAAAAGTTGAAATGGAAGTATTCGAACTACAATGGTTAGCTATGGTAGCAGGTTCAGAAATTGTTAAGGGTGAAACTAACATCGCTAAACGTGAAGTTGTGCGTATTCCTTCTACTAAGAAAGTTACATTAGCAGGCGCTCCAGTAGCTGATTCTGTAACAATTATCAAAGTTGGTGGAGACCAAATCGAGCATATCGATGAGCCTTTAAACAAGGTTACTGCTTCTCCAACAGCAGGTCAGTTCACTATCACTGGTTCTGACATCACTTTCGCTACAGATGCAGTTGTAGGTGACGCTTACGCTATTTACTACTTAGTAAAAGACGCTCAAGCTCGTACTATCTCTATCTCAGCAGATAAGTTCCCTAAAGCTTACCGCATTGTTGCTGATGCTTTAATGCGTGAAAAAGAAACTGGAACTGATGAGTTCGTACAAATTGAGTATCCAAACGCTCGTCCACAATCTAACTTTACAATCACAATGTCTGCTACAGAGCCTACAAAGCTTGAAGTAACATTTGACTTGTTCCCAGATAAAGACAAGAATATGGCTACTTACAAAATCATCGGTGAATGAGAGGATGAGCCAGTCTCTCCTCCTGTAATTCCGACTCCTCCACCAATCGAAGAGGAGGAAACTACTCCTTCAGAGCCAGAAACTGGTTCTGATACGAGTGGGGAAGAGAATTCTGGTGGTGTAAAAACCGCATCCGAAAAAGAATCAATTATTACTGAAGATAAGTAGGATTTTGGGAAGACATAATAATGTGTCTTCCCAATTTTTTTTGTATCATATTGACCTAATAAAATCTGAATTTTATTAAACAAAAGTATTGCAGTAACTTTGTCAGACTGCTATAATGAATATATGAATATATGGGACTTTCGTCCACGTAAAATATCGAAAAGGAGGAATGCTATAAGATGTCACGTTATATTCGTTACAAAGAAAATAATGAATGGAAGTACGCTTCAGTAAAAGATGTTGGAGACATATCTAAACTCAAAACATTAGCAAAGACTGATGTGGTAACAGCAATTAATTCATTAATTGATGGTGGAATGGCTGATGTAGTAGATGAGCAAATTAAACAAGCCGAACTCATTAAAACCGCACAAGACCTAATTAATACCTTGAATAATGAAGTTGAAGCTATATCGACAGTTGGGAACGAGCTAAAAGGAAAAGTTGCGGATATGGAGTCAGAGATTGGCAGTAAGGTTAACGTTGAGGATTACGAGAAAGAATATGAAGACGTAACAAGTAAGTTAAGAGACAAGGCTGACTTAACAGAGTTTCAAAAAGTAGGGAAAGATGTTGATAATTTAAATGTATCTGTCGAGAATATTAATGGAGCGCTTGAGCAAAAGGTAAGTAGAACTACATATGAGCATGATTTAGGCTTAAACAAGTGGGTTGCTTCAAAATATGAAGTTGCAGGAACTGATTTCGATAATACAGCTCCATCTTTTTCCTTAATCAAAGGTCTTAACGCAAAGGAAGTAAATGAATCCCCAGATGCTTCAAGTATGGTAGCTTTCGCAGGTGACAATATTATCACTCATTATTTTACTAACGTAAATTTAAAAGATAGAAAAACCGTATACTTTAATGTTGTTCATGAAGATAGTTTGACCATCTATATGAATGGAGCTAAAATATACGAAAATGCTCATATGAGTACTATTGGAACTAAAGTTGCTCTTGGATTTAATGCAGGATGGAATACAGTGGATATTCTCCATGGGAATCGCACAGGAGCGCCAGTTATGAATCTAGGCGTTAAATTATCTACGCAGGTCGATAAGCTAACTGCAGTGATTGGCGTTGGGGACAAGAATGATGCTCGACTAAGAGAGGCTGAAACATCTCTCAAACAGACAGAAGATAGTATTAAGCTTATGGCTACAAAAGATGAAGTGACAGAGCTAGGTAATAAAGTGGAGTCACAATCATCTTCTATGGAGGTATTAAGCGATGCTATTAAATCCAAAGTAGAAACGGAAAGATTTAATGAGTACTCTAATAGATTAGAGACTGCGGAATCTAGCGTTGAAATTTTAGAAGGTAAGATAGTTAATACGGTAGAGAAAAAAGACTTTGATGAGTTGAATGATAAATACTCTACACAACAAACAAAATTAGAGCAACTAGACGAATCTATTGAACTTAAGGCATCTGATGAAAAAGTTGACAAACTAAACGGAAGAGTCGAAGTTGCAGAAGGCGCACTTAAAGTCGCGAATGATAAAATTTCACTTACCGTAACTGAATTAGATAATTTAGGAAAGAAAACAACAGCAATCGAACAGGACGCAGGAAAGATTAGGCAGTCCGTAACGGATTTAAGTAAGTCTGTTACACAACAAGGAACAGCTATTGAAGAGCATAATACATCTATTACATTATTAAACAAAAGTATTGCACTTAAAGCTGAAGCTGATAAAGTATATACGATAGAGCAAGCAAATGGGAAGATTACTGAATCTGCGACTAAGTTGAAATCAGAAATCGAAGTTACTACTAAGGGGATTTCACAGACTGTTACTGATGTTAAAAAAGATGTAGACGGTATGAAAACAACTGTTGAATCTCAAGGAACTCAAATTAAACAAACCGCTGAAGAGATTGCTATCAATGTTGTTAAGAAGGGTAATGTAAAAACTTCTATCAACGCTAGTGCAGAAGGTGTTAAAATCCTTGGCAAACATCTTGATATCACAGGAGCTGTTACATTCCAAAGCTTAGACCCTGCTATGCAAGGTAAAGTTAACGCAGGTACTGATGCTAAGGATAAAATCGATGGAATGCAATTCGGTGCGAAAAACATTGTTAGAAAGAAACAGATATCTCCTATAAACGTAACCTCTTCATCATATGATGAAGCTACAAATACTTGGACTTTAACTGCTAATAGTGGAGCAGGTGGTTCATGGGGTGCAGGCGTAAGAATAATCGATAAAACTTCTGTAGTTCCTATTGGGAGTTGGTTCGCGGTTAGCTTTGAGATTTATTCTCCTATCGATACTACTTGGAATGCTGATGTAAATAACTTCCCTGTGACTGGAACGTCCACATCTAATGATAATGACGATACTGCATTGAGACAGACTTCTAGCAAAAGCTTAAAAGCTAATACGTGGACTAAATGTTGGTTTACTTGGAAGAACAAGGATAACTACACTAGTGATTTATACGACCAATCTAACATTGGATTAGTTAATAATAGCGGTGCGCCTGTTACGTTTAAAATAAGAAATGTAAAAGGTGAGCTAGGAAACGTAGTTACAGATTACAGCTTGGCTCAAGAGGATATTGATGAGGCTATTGCCAGAGTTCAAGGAAATCTCGACAACATGTCTGTCGGTGGTAGGAACATATTCCTAAATGCAGGATTGCTTCAAGGTGCTACTAACTGGTATTCAAACGTGGCTCAAACTGCAGTTGTAGACGATGGAGAGGATAAGGCTTTCAAGTTTACTCCTAACACTGGAGCAGGAAGAGCAGGTATTTATCAGAGATTGGGTGGCGGTTCTTCTGCTACTAAAGTATTTGAGAAAGACCAAGAGTACACTGTTAGCGTAATGATGAAGGCTAGTACAGGAAATCATAAGCTTCACATTGGCGCAGAGAGTATTGACGTTAAAACAGTAGACGTTGACACTACTTGGAGAGAATATTCTCATACATTCAAGGGGACTGGTGTAGGAAATGGAACAGTCATCTTCTATACGACAGCACTTGCTAATGGAGTAGAATTCTATGTTAAGAGAATGAAACTCGAAAAAGGTAACAGAAAAACTGATTTCACTTTAGCTCCAGAGGATTACGATAAGTTAGTTGCTGACGTTGATAAAAAGGCTCAAAGTAGTCAAAGTGCTATTGCCGATATGTCAAACGACAATAAAGCTACTCCTTTAGAAAAACAACAGTTGAAAAAGGAATGGGCGACAATCGTAGCGGAAAAGCCACAGTATGAAGCACTTGCTACTATCTATGGAATTACTACTGAGAAAACGAACTATGTCAATGCTTATAATACTTTGAATACAGCAGTTACTCCTATCATCGCTAATACAACAGTGACTAGTGATATCAACGGAGCGACATTCAGAAATACATTTGATGATTATTACGACAAGATGTCACAATTGGTTAAAAAGATTAATGAACTAGCTAGAACGATTGGTACTAATGCGGACAGTAAAGCTCAAACAGCTCAGAACTCTATTGCAGATATGTCTAGCGATAGCAAAATCACTCCTGTAGAAAAGGTTCAGCTTAAAAAGGAATGGGCTGTGATGGTCGCCGAGAAGCCTCAATTCGAAGCTTTGGGGAATGGATTTGGTGTTACTACCGAAAAGAATAATTACGTTAACGCGTACAACACTCTGAATACAGCATTAAATGGAAGTGGCGGAATACTTACAAACATGACGACAACTTCTAGTGTAACTGGTGCAACGTTTAGAGCGCAGTTTGATGATTACTACGATAGAAAATCTCAATTAGTCAGAAAGATTAATGAGTTGTCGAGAACATTAACTCAAGGGTTAAATGGGAAAGTCTTATACAGCGACCCAATGTTTAAGAATGGACTTAATGACGTTAAAGTATATAACAACTCAGCTAATACAAACGTAACAGTAACTAGGGTTGCTAAGCCAAGTGATGCTCCAACGAATTCAACACATGTCTTGGAGATAAAATCTCTTGCATTACCTATCTCTCCTGCTTACGGTGGGTTCTCATTCCAAACTGCTTCTAGAGCAAATGCTATTTTTATAACTAGAATTGTCGCGAAAATACCTGTTGGTTCTAAGCTTGTATTTGCTAGTAATTCAACTGGAACAGGCGGTAAGCAAGAGTGGTTAACTCCAACAGCAGGTACAGGTAAGTGGGAAGAATACTTATTTAGAATAGAATGCGGTTCAGCAGGAACTTTCAGTTCAACGAACTTCTTCAACCTAGAAGGTGGAACATTACCTTTAACTTGGCATGTTGCATACGCGACAGTTATTGATGCTACAGACTATGACTACTCTATCACAGATATGTCAAATGATAATAAGTTAACTCCACTTGAGAAGCAACAGTTAAAAAAAGAGTGGGCAACGATTTCAGCAGAGAAACCTCAGTATGAGGCATTGTCAAATACTTTCGGCATCACTACTGAAAAGACAAATTACGTTAATTCTTATAATGCGTTAAATACTCTCCTTTCACCTCTTATCTCTAACATTACTATAACAAGCGATGTCAATGGTCAAACATTTAGAAATACGTTTGATGACTACTATGATAAGAAGGCTCAACTGGTTAGAAAGATTAATGAATTGTCTAGAAGTATTGGAACTGGGGCAGATGCAAAAGCTCAAGAGGCTAAAAACTCTATCGCAGACATGTCTTCTGACAGTAAGATTACTCCAGTGGAAAAAGTTCAATTGAAGAAAGAGTGGGCTGTAATGCTTTCTGAGAAACCTCAGTACGAAGTATTGGCTACAACATATGGTATCACAACAGAGAAGACAAACTTTGTTAATTCCTATAACACTCTAAACACTGTTCTTAATGGTACTGGCGGTATTCTAACGAATATGACAACGACTTCTGCTGTTACTGGCGCTACATTCCGAGGTCAATTTGATGACTATTATGATAAGAAAGCACAGTTAGTCAAGGTAATTAATCAGAAAGCTAAGTCATTAGCTGATGGCGCTCAAGGAACTGCCAATACGGCAAATAATACAGCAAACACAGCAAACAATGCTATCAATAGTAACAAGGCTACATGGGACAGAGCTTCTAATATCAACTCTAATGGAACATTTAACTCAAGTAAGTTAAGTGGAACTATCCTTGATGCACAAATCTCTTCTGCTTCTAACTGGAATGGTGCAAAGAGCCTACTAGACTCTTGGAAATCAGGGACAACGTTAATCAATGGTGGAAAAATTGCCACAAATACAATCTTCGCTCAGCAGATTGCGATTGGCGACTTTACTAACTTGTCTCAGATTAACGAAGAGAAAAATCCTAATGGATATCCTACGGTTCTATTAAGCAATAAGAGATTCTTCAAAATTGGGAATGGAGCTTATGCTTCACTTACAATAATGGACAATACTTATGTTGAGTTTAAGGTTAACGATGAGTATTACATTGCCTTCAATGGGTATCGTGATGCAGGTGTAACAAGTCTTAATCTAATTATGCGATATCATTACACTGATGGTACTTGGGTAAATGCAGGGGCGATATCTGCTCTTCCTACAACAGCAGACACTCGTGTAATTAAGAACCTTAAGATTACGACTGCTCCAGATGACACGAAGACAATTTCTCGTATCCAATTATTCTTTGAAAAAGATGGTGGAACTAGTGGATATTACTATATTAGAGATATAGAAGTTCGCAAACGATACACTGGAGAATTAATTGTTGATGGCTCTATTAAGGCTCAACAGTTAGATGTAGCAAGCCTATTCGCTCATACTGCTTTTATCAATAATCTTAAATCTCAGAATATCAGTGGTGATAAAGTTGTCGGTGGTACGATTAAGGGTGTTACTTATCAAAGTATTAACGCTTCAAATCCTAAAATTAAGGCTGTCATTGAGGGTAACACATTTAAAAGTTACGGTGCTTCTGATGGTACGAAGCAGAACTACGCTGAGTTAAAAGAAGGTCTTGTTAAGGTCTTTGAAATGGCTGAAAGTGGCTCGCCTTTTGGTGATAAAGGTACTGCTATACAGCCTTCAGTAATGACTGTTACGCATGGTAGTCGAAACACGAAGGTCTTTCCGTCAATTCTTGAATTTAGCGTTGGGTCTGTAAAGTCTACGGTTGAGTTTCAAGGTTTATCAAATGGTTCGGGCGCAGGATTAATGTTTACCACTGAATCAGGAATCGAGATTCATGGCAAGAATGCGGACGAACCTGCTATTCAATTTCAAAGCTATCAATCAGCAATTATTAATGGTTGGGGAAATATTGTAGGTAATCCCAATTCAGATAAATATGCAACTTGGTCGATTAAGGATGCAAATGGTCGTGTTAAGTTCTTAACTGGTATTGGCAAGAATGCAGACCAGTCAACTGAAATAAACGCATATGGTGGCGGTATATCTTTTAACCAAAATGGAAGCCGTTTAATGGGTTATTGGATTCAAGGGGCTAACTACATGCAACAGTATGGCACTCATGCAATCTTCAAGTATCAACAAACTATGGGTCGCTTTGAAACTCGTAATGGGAATGATACTGATTGGGCGAGATTAGCAGGTATTATAGAGAATACTTCTTCTAGAGATTATAAGAAGAATATCTCGGCTTTTGAAAGAAGTGCATTAGATATAATCAATGCTTCTAAGGCTAGGCTATACCACTACAATAGTCAAGATGACAGTGAAAAGTTGAACATTGGATTAATTGCAGAAGAAGCACCTAAATTAATTCAAGGGAAAGATGGTAAAACAGTAGATGGTTATGGGATGACAACATTAGCTTGGAAGGCAATACAAGAGCTTTCGGAGCAGGTGAGATACCTTAAAAACCAATTAAACAACAGATAAGGAGATGATTAAGTGTTGTTCGATTCTCAGATTGAAAAGACACTAGTAGACATTGGATTCGATAGAATGACAATGGAGCAAAAGAATGAACTTATTACGACACTGGCAAGAAAGGAGGGCGCAGTCCTCTCACAAATCACAGAAGGATATATATTAAATCATCATAAAAAGCTAAAGAGTGAAATGTTGTCTGAAATATGTGACGATGCTATTGTAAAGGGATTTAAGTCCACTAATGGACACACATATAGAATGAAAAATGAAGACCAAATTAACTTCATAGGGCAAGCTCATGAGCTAATCTTCTTCGACAAAGAAACTCAAGTAATCCCTTGGCTAACCGAAGATGTTGACTACATTGAACATTCAAGAGACGAGTGGTTGAATAACGTGTATAGAGAGGCGTTTATGCATAAGAAAACTCAGTTATTTAAGTATAGCGAGCGCAAGACAAAAATCAACAATGCAACAACTCATGCAGAAATAGTTCTTATCAACTGGAATGAGCCACCAAAGAAAGAAGAAGAGAAAAAGGAAGCAGTTCTAACGAAGTCTGAATAGTAGTTTCCTTAAAACAGAAAGGTGGTGACGTAGGTGCAGATGAATATGAATGTTGACCTTGCTGTAGTGGTTGAAAATTTAAGCGTAAAGATTGCAGAATTGACTAGAGACAATGCTGTTAAAGATGCGGTTATCTTTACACAGCAACAAGAGATTGAGCAATTAAAGAACGGTAGCAAGTAAACGAGATATAGGAGACCCTGCAATCATTAATATCCATTAAGAGATAAATGGTTATTATAAAACGGAAGGGTGTTATGATTTGAAGTTCGAAAACTTAAATGAGGTATCTGTTATTTTTGCAGGCGGTATGACAGGATTAACAGCATTACTTGGAGGATGGGATAAACCATTACAGGTAATTGTTGCTTGTGTTATTCTGGATATTTTAACAGGAATGCTAAAAGGATGGAGAGATAAGAGTTTCTCTAGCCAAAGAATGAGAGAAGGATTCACAACTAAAATTGGATACTTCATTGTAATTATGTTAGCTACAATGTTCGATGGTTTAATGCCAGAGACCGCGCCACTGCTTAGAACAGTTGCTGTATGGTTCTATATCTTCGTAGAGGGAGTATCTGTATTAGAAAACCTAGCGTCTTTAGGAGTTCCAATTCCTCAAGGTATTGTTGACAGATTGTCACAGGTTAAAGGAAAAGGTGGAGACCGCGCCAATTTTAAAGATGGCAAATTTGATTCTATGAACGATAAGAATTAATAAAAGAGCGGTTTTATTACGAAAAAGGGTTAGTATTAGTAGTTCGACAAACCAGTAACCCTGCCTCATTACATATGGGAAAACCCAAGCGCGAACTATGGTGAGCGTTGTAAGCTGTTAGGTTGAACAAAAGATTTGCAGAATATCAAAAAGTTTGGTGGTATGTGTTGACGCATGCCATCTTTTTTGATATTATTTAATTAAGCAAAAGATTTGCAAACAAGGAGGATACATAATTATGACAAAAATTAAATTAGATTCACTTCAAGTAGCTCAAGAGGGAGTTCGAAAGATTCGCGAATACGTTAACGCTCCACAAGGAAATATTGAAATTTATGAACCAACTTTAGTTGATGCGAATGCAATCATCGATTTGCAGAACGCAAAAGGAATGGGTTTAGAAAATGACAAAATCATATTCGATGGAATGACAATGATGAAAGATGTATTCCCATTACTAACGAATATTGACGTTAGCGATATGTCGGATGAAGAGATTAATAAGACAATTGACAATCCTTCAGTTCACCTATTGATTGCACAAAATATCGTAGCTCAAATTATCTCAGAGATTAATAAGCTTTATGCTGAAAATATGAAGTCTGAAATCATAAGCGCAGATAGCATCTTGGCTCAATCAGAACTAATCAATTCTATCCCTTCAGCATTATTAAACCATGCTAATTACAATCCAAAGGTAAAAGAAAACTTAGATAAGATTGAAAAGACTACACAAGACATTGAGAATCTTGCAAAAACAGAGATGTTAAGAAGAGAAGAAGAGTTGAAAAATGCAGAATCAAGCATTACTCAAATGGAAGATACAATTCAATTAAAAACTGGGAAAACAGAATATGAGGTAGCAGACGGTGCGGAAGTTCGATAGTGTCTCTGCTCTTCATGCTCACCTAAAACGTTCCATTATCGATACTATACAGAATCAGATTACAAACATCTGCATCAAAGTTGTGCAGGAGAATGTAAAGAAGAATGTTTATGACACGTATGTGCCTCAAGGTGAATACGCCTATGATAGAACGTTCGAATTAATGAATAGTGTGACCATCGATAATCTGAAAATTGGAACTAAATTCGCTACATTTGAAATCATTATGGATACAGATAAAATCAATGCTCATAACAGAAATGGAGCTTTTGGTGGAGTCGGATGGAATGCCCATGCGGATGTTTCATATACAGAAGATACTAGCGAATACATTCCAATGTGGGTTGAAGAAGGTACAAGTGGTTCTTTATGGGATAGAGATGGCGCTCATTATATGGAGAAATCTTACCATAAATTAGACGCTGACATTCCTAAAGAGTTAGCAATGGCTCTTCGTAGAGAAGGATGGGACGTAAAGGTATTTTAGGAATTTAGGAGGCTATCATACTACTCAAGAATAGAGGTGTATTGATGGCTCAGAAACGAGTTTATAAACGTTATTTTACAAAAGATAAGTTGGCAAAGGTTAATCAGAAGAGTGTTAAAGCTTATGAAAAATACCTTCGCTCCAACATTATTAAGAACAAAGATGTGAAAGAGACAACTTACAAGGTTTACCAAAATTACTTCAATCAATTCCTTGTATACATGGAAGAGGAATGGGAAAACATTTTCATTCATGATGAAGAGTATATGGAAAATGCTGTAGATATTATGGAAGGGTACATTGGCTTCTGTCAAGATACGCTTGGTAATAACAAGAAAGTAATTAACACAAAGCTTTCTGCTGTATCTAGTTACTACTTATGGGCTATGAAGCGAGGTATTATCGAGGCTCATCCATTTGATAGAAAGCTAGACAGAATGAAGGGTGCTAATGATGAAAAGCTTATTAACCACTACTTCTTAAATCAAGAGCAGATTGATGTTGTAACAAAATATCTTCATGAAGATTACCAGAAAGAAAAGGGAAGAAAGTTTGATATTCAAGACCTATTAATCTGGCATATCATGATTGAAAGTGGAAACCGAAATGGAGCTATTTCTAAGCTTACGTGGTCTAGTTTAGATGCCGAGAATATGATGTTCTTAGATATCAGAGAGAAGCGCGGTAAGATGGTAGAGGTTGCTTTTGAAGAAGGTTCTGCTAAGTTGCTAGAAGAGTGGAAGGTAAAACGTGAGTCTATGGATAATCTAGAATGCGATGGAATTTTCCTTGTTAAGAAAGATGGAGAATATAAAAAGATGTCTCAGACTTCAATTTATATGCGAGTTAGAAAGATTGGTACTATCTTAGGATTACCAGACTTACACCCTCACTGTCTTCGTAAAACAGCAGGAAATAGAATCGTTGATGAAACAGGGGATTTAACATTAGCTCAGGAATTTCTTAACCATTCCGATGTTAGCACAACTCAAAAACATTATGTGAAACCTAAGTCTAAGGCTGAGATTCGCGATAAGATGAAGAAGCTCAGAGAGAAAAACAGGGAGGAGTAATATCCTCTCTTAAACTAAAGTATTGCAGAAAAAGGAAGGTGTTAGCTTAGTGTCAAATAAGATAGGAATTGAAGTCGGTGTCGAATTCCCTACGGTTGGAGAACTACAGGCTCAATTAGCTCAGAAATGGGCAAAAGTTAAGAATGGTTTCGAAGGTAAGATTAACATTGACATTGATGGTAATAGTCTAAAAAGTGCAAGAGCTAAAATTAAAACAGCTTTGAAAGAAGATGCCTTTGAAATTAAATTAAAGGCAGATGTTAGCGATGCTTTAAAAGCTGTAAACACTTTCCATAGAGAGTTGAAACAGCTCGACCAAGAGCTAACCAAGAAGCGTGAATTAAAAATAGATGTCAAAGGCATTGATTTAGACGCTCCTCTAAAAGAAGTTCTTAGTGACGCAAAACGAATGAATGATGCTATGGACAGCCTTAAGTCTAAAACTAAGGGCGAAACGGAAGCGTTAAAAGAGCAAGCAGGCGCATGGGCAAAAATTAGTACTCTGTCTAGACAGGTTAGAAATCAAGATGGCAGTACTACAACGTTAAAAACAAAAGTTGTAACAGAGAATGTTGGCTCTGGCGTATCCAAGACGACAACTAATAAACCAGATGGAACAAGTGACGTAAAGGTTGTTGAAGATAGATTAAAAGCCATGAAAGAACTTGAAGGTGTTGCTAGAAGAATCCATCAGATTGAGATGGAACAGGTAAACGCACAAGGGAAACATTTCCAAATACTTGAGAGAGAACGCGGTATTCAAAAAGAGCAATTGGGAATCTTGTCAGACCAATTCAAACAGAAATATCAGTATGGCGCACTCGACCTTCAGCATGGCTCTATGGCGGAGCTTAAACGTCAACAAGAGGTTGCGTTAGAAACCAAGATGCTATTGGCGTTAAAACAACAGGAGAAGCAAGCTAATAATGAAATTGCACAGGCTGTATCAAAAATTGCTCAATTAGAAGCTAAGAAAAATGCTCTTGCTGTACAAATGGTTAATGCGACAGAGAAAGAAAAGGCTTCTCAGCAAGAGTTGTTCGGTTATTATGAGAAGGCTCAAAATAAGATTAAAGAGAAACATAATCTCCAAGATAAGATGACCTCTGCTCAAAAAGATGAGATGGACAATCTCAGAACGATTGGTATGTTGCAAGTCCAACAAGCTGAAGCTAAAAAGCAAGCATTGGCTGATGCCAAGAAGCTTACTGAAGAAGAAAGAAAAACCAAACAGGAACAAAAAGAAGCTCTAGCTGTTATGAAAGCAGACCTTCAAGATGTTCATCGCTTAAAGATGAAAATTGCTGAGTTAGATACTAAAAAGAGTATGGGGAACGCAGGCGTTGCAGAGAATTCTCAATTAAGAGCATTGCGTGAACAACTTGTACTGGCAGAACGAAACCAACAGGCAAACAGACAAATGTTTGAAAGTGTTCAGCTTGTTACTCGCGAAATGCAGAAGCAATTAACTGAGACAGGCAAGATTAATCAGCGAGAGATGGAACGTAGCCAAATTACAGCTAAACATAGAGCAGAGCAAGATGCGGTTACTGCTAAACTTAAAGAATATGAAACTGTAATGCGAAACATTAATCAGCTTAGTAGAGATTTAGCTTTCGCAGGCACAAGAGAAAGAGCTGAGATTGAAAGAGCGCTTTCTGGAGAAAAGTCAAAAGCTGAAGCAATGAAAGCATCACTGTCAGCCCAAAATTCACTTGTGCAAGAACGAATGAGAGAAATTCATGCTATTGAACAGGCTCAAGATGCCCAACAAAGATTAAATCGTCTTCGCTCGGAAGCCAGAGAGAGAGATAGAATGAGTAACGATGCTCATGGTGTTATTGATTTCTATTCTGCATATGCAAATGCCGAGCAAGCTATTCGAGCTATTATAGAGCCAATGAAAGAGCTTGATGAAGCGTTTATTGGTGTGTCTAAGGTTGCACAGGCATCAGAAGCCGATTTAAATAGCTTTAAAGATACAGCCTTTGATGTAGGTTCTACTTTAGGGGTAACTGCCTCTGATTATATGAAGGCTGTAGAAACGTGGGTAACATCTGGTGAGACATTTATGCAGGCTCAAGAGAAAGCGAAAGTATCGCTAGTCGGTTCTTTCGTAGGTAACTTAAAGCCAGACGACATGGTTAAATACATGTCAGTTCCATTAAACGCGTTCAAAAAGCAGGGTCTTGAAACCAATGACGTAATCAACGTAATGAACGAAACTGCCAATAACCATGCCATCGAAATGGATGACCTTGGGAAAGCTTATGTTCGTTCTGCAAATACTGCAAAAGATACTGGTATCGACTTTGGATACTTAACAGGTATGATTACAGGAGCGCAGGAGGCTACTCGTAAGGGTGGGGAACGTATTGGTACAGGTATTAAGACGATTGCCATGAACATGACTAATATCACTTCTCAGTTGACTCCAGATACTCAAAAGAAATTTGGATGGTTCAAACAAATCGGAGTAGACTTTAAAGATTCTAATGGTCAGATGCGTGAAGGTGATGCAATCTTAGGAGACCTAGTTAAAAAGTGGGATTCTCTTTCTCAAGAACAAAAAGGTACTGCAAAATTCTATCTAGCAGGTAAGGAGCATGCCGAAATTCTTGGTGGTATCATCGACCAATGGGAACGAGTTGAACAGGTTGCAGGAGAAACGAATAACCAACTTGGTCAAGGTACAAATGGTTCTGCATACCTAGAGCATGCGAAACAGGCATCATCTCTTAAGTTCAAGTTAGTAGAGTTAAAGAACGCTTGGATGGAATTAATGAATAATATCGGAAATTCTACAGGTCTTACAGGATTAGTTGATGCTGTAACTGTGGCACTTCAAAAGCTTGCAGATGTAGCAACGAATGAGAAGTTCATGGAAGCTTTAAAGTTCACTGCATTTGCTGTTGGTATCCATGCTATGAGCAATGGTATGAGACAGTTAACAGACACTATGAGAACTGGTGCAGGTAATATTATGAGAGACCTGTCTCAAGTAGGTAATTACTTTGGAACTCTTACAGGTAAAATTGGCGATGCAACAAATGCACAGCGGAGATATAATCAAGAGGCAAGATTAGCCAATGTATCTACTGTAGATATTAATAATGGCGGTTCAAGAAACGTTAACTCTGGTGGCAGAAATAATAATAGTAACAACAACGCTGATGCTGACAGAAATAATGGTACTAGAAATGCTGTTCAAAGCGCAACAAATGCAAGTACAGCGTTGGATGCGACCAGTAGCAAGATTTCTGCAGTAGGTAAGGGGATTGGTAAGGTACTTGGCATGATTCCTTTAGTTGGGGATGCCTTGCTATTACTAGATTTCGTTGGAGTTCCTGTATTTGAAAATATGGGTAAGGCTTACGACAACCTATTTAAGAGCGCTGAAAAACAAGCTCTAGAGTACGACCAGTCGGTTAAGAAATTCGAAGCAACAAACTTTATTGTCAACGGTATGATTGAAAAGACTCAAGCCAACCTTGATAAGTTACAAGAGAAGCTAGACAAGGCAAGACAAACCGATAAAGACCCTAACCAAGAAGGTACGCAATCTTGGTTGGAACAAGATGAGTTTGTGAAAATTAAAGAAGAGATAGAAAAACAAGGTCAAGACCTTGGGATAGATATTAAGCTTACATTTAACAACTACGATGAAATTCAGTCTAAGATAGATGAGTTGCAAAAGAGAAAAGATAAGTTAGCTGAGAAATCTACTGTTGAAATCGTTTCCCAGATGACTGGAGACTGGGAAAAGCTTGAAACATCCAAGCAAACTATTGCAGAGTTAAAAGGTGAGCAAGATAACGTCAAGAAGAAGATGAATGAGATTGAAGAGGCTATGGGCAAGTTAGGAACGTCTCCAGAAGATGACCAAAAGCGTAAAATGTGGCAAGCAACACTTAAGACTTTGCAAGGTGAATACGATGGATTAGGTAAGAAAATCAACACTGCAGGTAAAGAATATGAAACTGCACAACATTCTATCAATGCATCTGCGGAAGCACTTTTAAAACAAGGTAAGAATATGAAGGCTTCTAACTTAACAGCAGAGCAAGCTACTACGGTTTATCCTGCCATGATTGCTCAGTACCGCAATATGCGTAAATCTTCTGATGATTTAGCTAATGTTCAGAAAAAGGTTGCTGAAGGAACTGCACTTTCTAAAGAAGAAACCGAACTTTTAGGTGCGGAACTTCAACAATATGCAGGTATTGCTCCAGAGAAAATCGCGGCTGACAAAAATTTACAAAAAGAAATTCAGAATAATATTGATGCTAAGATAAAAGAAAAAGGCACAACTATTAAGACTGCTGAAGAAGCTCTTATAGCCATTGGTAATCATATAGGTGCGGAGAAAGAGGTTCAAGCGGAAATTAAGGGAAGCGGAAAGCAAGCCTCAGAAACAGAAAAGAAGATTGGTATTCTTAATACAAAGTACGGTGAAATTCCTAAAGAAGTTGTAACTACCGTTGTTGCTAAAGGTCTTGACTGGATAATCGAACAGGCTAAATCGGCTAAGAGTTGGTTGGACAAAGTTGCAGGAAGTGGAACTGGTGCGAAAGTTGACAAGTCTGTATCAGCTACTCCAGAGCAAGGTAAATCTTCAAGTGTAGCAAATGTCTCTTCTAGTCGAAGCTCTTCTATAAGCGCCAATGGAGTTCCAGTAAAAGGCGTTGGTAGAAGCGTATCTGGTGTTTCTAAATATAATTCAGACAGAGATAACTCTGCGAATGAGAATGCTACGGTGAGCGAAGCTGTTTGGCGCTACTGGGGGCAAGAAACATATAGAGGTGGAGACCTTGAGAAGCAATTAAAAGAGCTTACTCGTGCAATCACTGATGCAAAAGACGACCAAACGAAACTTATTCAGCTTTATAAACAACAGCAATCTCTGATGCGTCAACAAATCTCTTATAATCAATCTTTATATAGCAGTAAAGATAATGAGATGAATGATATCCTTAATAAGCTTAGAGGTTATGGGTTCTCAGTAGATACAAACTCTAATAAAATCAATAACCTTGACCATGCTAGAGGTCTCAAAGGGGAGTCGGCTCAAAAGGCTGAGGAACTTCTTAATAGATGGAAGTCTTTGTTTGGGGAGATGAATGGCTTACAAGATACAATTGCTACTCTAAACTCTAATATAAAAGGCTTAGATGACACGATTGAAAAATCTAGAATCGCTGAAGAACTGAAAAAACTTGAACCTGTAATGAAGAGAGTAGATGCGGTACTTACAAAAGTAACAAACTCTGACACTATAACTTCTAAGAAGCTTGGATTCGTTGGTTCACAAGATAAGGAGCTTGCTCTACATCTTAATGCAAGAGCTTTAAATGAGTCTAAGCAGAACATGTCTGAATTGATTAATGAGTTCAATCGATTATCTACCATGTCGGTACAATTCAAGGAGAATGGCTCTACAATTCAGTCTCAGCTACAGAAGGTTAGTTCTGCAATTCTAGCTCAGGCAGATGCTGTTATGAAGTATCGTCAAGCGATGAATGATATTGAAATTAGTCGTGTTACTGAAGATATGACTAAATTTAATTCTGCAATCGATGAAAATAACTCTAAGATTGATAATGTTGTAAAGAACTTGCAAGATGGTCTTTTAAGCAGAACAGGAGTTGGAGACTTATATAGCTCCAATATTACTGAGCTTGACCTATCTAGAGACAATAGACTTCAGCAGATGGCTATAGAGCGCATTAATCTTGAAAAAGAAGTCCAAGAAGCATTGGCAGGATATGCTAAGAAAAACGTTGAGAGAACAGAGTGGGTTGCCAATTCTACATTGGATATCAACAAACAAATGTATAATCAACTTTTAAGCTTAGAGAATGCCTATAAGAATGGTCAAGACTTCTCGATGTCAAAAATATCATATTCAGTACTAGGAGATATGGGAGACATTAATAAGATTGATAGAGGCTACGGTACTCTTGTAGCAGGACAGCTTACGAAGTATATAAAAGAGGTTCAGAAAGAGCAATCGTCACTTTTAAAAGAGTATGAGCGCAATCTTGCCTCAGCTTTCAGCCCAGATGACAAAGAATCCCTTACAAACAAATATATTATCGATAGTATGAAGATACAAGAAAAGTATCTGAGAGCTAATATTATGGGCAATAATGAGGCAATTGAAGAGTTAAATCGTCAGTTACAAGATACAAGTTTAACAGATGACCAAGTAGAGAAAATTAAACAGCAAATTGTTAATTATGAAAAGGATAATGTAGGCGCTCAAAATAGTATCAAAGATTCTATTAAAAAGCGATTTGAATTTGAATTTAGTTTACTTAGCAAAGCTGTTAAAGAGTATGACAAGGCATCTGCTAGTCTAGATTACCTCACAAGTATCGTTAACTTACTAGACAAGAATAATACAGCAACAAAGGGTACTATTCTAGGCGAACAGCTTAATGTGGAGCAAAACAAGAATGCTGAAATTAAAAAATCCCTAAACTACTTGAATCAACAGCTTGGTCTGTATGAAAAAGGAAGTTTCGAGTGGAATCTAATCAATGCACAAGTTGAGCAATACAATAAGCAACTTAATGATAGTAATAAAGAACTGCTTCAGATTAACAAGAGTATTATGGATAACTCATTCGATAATATCACTGGAAGAATGGAGAAAGAGTTCTTCGGAGGCAAGACTCAGAAGGCTTGGAAGCAACATCAAGAATTATGGATAGAAGGTTTAGAACGAGAAATTGCATTAGAGAAAATGTATAAGAGAATGGCTGACCTTGGCACTAGTATTAACGAGGATAAATTAGCACTTCTTGACAAGCAGGAAAAGCTAAGCAAGTTCGAAATGGACTATCTAAACAAACAGCTTGATATTGTTGAGCTTCAGAATAAGATTAATAATCTTAACCAAGAGAAGAAAGTTCAGACGTTAAAGCAGAATGAATTGGGTCAATGGGACTGGGTTTATGAAGCAGACCAGAAGGAACTTGATAAGGCTAAAGAAGACCTTGAGAAAGCTCAGCTAGAACTTCAGAAAATGGAGGAGAAGGCAAAAGAGGATTACTTGAGTCAGTTAGATAAGATTCTTTCTAATGCTAAAGAGGGCGACTACGAATCTGTTAAAGAGTTTGAAGATGCAATTGGAAAACTTGGAGATGCATTTGAGTCTATCTTAGGAGACTTTCCACAAATCCAATCAGACTATGTTAAAGAACTGGTAGATGCGTATTCTAAGTATATCAAAGGCAACGAAGATGTATTGTCTAAATTACCAGTAAAAGACATTATGAAGCCTATTTCTAATGACTTTAACAATGAATTGAAAAAGACATTTACTGAAATCAGCAGTGAGCTAGGGAAAGTGTTCGCGGATGCATTACTTTCTCGAATGCCGAACACATTTAATGGACAGGCGGTATCTAGAAGTGTTGCGAGTTCTCCAACTCAAATCACTATCGACAATATTGAATTCCCTAATATTAAGACTGCTGACGGAATTAAGGATGCGATTCTATCTCTTCCACAAATTGCTTTACAAAAAAGCAAGAATAAACTATAATTGATGCTTAGGGGAGTTTAATCACTCCTCTTAAGCAAAAGATTTGCAGAGAAAGGGTGTTTAAATGGCAGAGGTTCAAGAGATTCAACCATTTTTACAAAGAATAGAACCGTTTGATGCAACCAAGGGTACTAGTGTTTATTTTACATACACTGGAAGTCAGCAATCGATGGTTAATAATCTCCATATCTACGACAAGAGTACAGGTATGGCTGTATACGACCATGAGTGGAGTAGCTTTGAGCGAGTTCATCACATACCAGATGGGGCATTACAAAATGGTAAAAAATATGTAGCAAAAATCAGAGTAAAGTTCTCTGATTCAACATACTCTCCTTATTCACAAGAAGTAGTGTTTGCGACAGTCAAAACTCCTATTCTCGACATTGATAATATTGATGGTTTGGGACATGTGTACAATGCTAACGTAACTTTCATAGCGAAGTATTCACAAGCGAATGGTGAGGCTGTAAAGAATTATAGATTCATTCTATATGATGAGCATGAAGATGTAATTCAGAAATTCCCTTTAAGAATGCCTACAAATTCTCCGAATCGACTATCGGAAACAGTAACTGGCTTAGAGAAGAGTAAAGGATACTTTATAGAATGTATCGTAGAAACTACGAATGGGTTCATCCACTCTCACAGAGAGAGATTCATTCCCCTATATATCGTTCCTTCTATCAATGGTGTCATATCTACTAGAAACGATTCTGAAGAGGGATTCGTTAGAATTGCATCCAACTTAAAGCAGATTCTTGGTACGCAAGTAGAAGGTACACCGCAAGTAGATGACGATGGTATGGATAGTAACAACTATAAATATCTCGACAATGATTGGATTGTTGTTCCAAAAGAAAGACCAATCATGTTTAAAGGATTGGGCATGAATCGCGCCTCAGACTTCGTTATGAAGGTTTGGTGCAAAGATATCCCAGACGATAAAATGTTTCTAGAGATAAGTCAGAAGGGCGTTAAAAATGACCTTCCTATCCAACTATGGAAGTATAAAGATAGAGTTCTTGCCATCAAAGAATATAAGGGAGTAAGAGCTAGATATTGTTCAAATATCGTAACAATCCCTAAAGGAACAGCTTTCATGCTTTATGTAAAAGTAATAGAGCATAGAATTGATGTAGAATTAAAGATTTTATAAGAGAGGTGATAATGTGATTATTGGATATAATTTCTTCAATTATGAGCATGGTGGAACTATATTTGATACGCCAGTGTGTACAGATATGATGGATGAGTTAAATATCAACGAAGGTACTTACGATGAAATCTATATCGATTTAAACACGCAAATCGCGAATGACACAGCGAAGCCATTTATGTGGACGCTAACTACTATCATGGACTCCAAATTTACAGGAGACTTAGATGCAGGTTCTATTGGTGCAGAAGGATTTAAAGTAACTCACATTCAGCTATATCGCTCTGTATACGGAAGTAACAAGTGGGACTTAGTCGCACAATTCGATTACAACAAAGAGTATAATGTATACAACTACATTGATAGATATGTCCAGAATGGAGCTACATACCAGTACGCAATTGTTCCAGTAGCGAATGAAGTTATTGGGGATATGCTTAAATCAGACCAGATTAAGTCTGAGTACGAAGGTATCTTCCTGACTGATAGAAAAGAAAACAAGAGACTTGAATACGACATCTCACTAGGAGATGTAGCGTACAACCAAGCTTCTAGCATAAATCAACCTATTAATGGTGCGTATCCAATTGTAACATTTGGTAACAGTAATTACAGAAGCGGTAACTTATCAACCTTACCATTGTCTAGAGAAACAATTGCTATGGCAGGCGGAGGAATTGATAAGTTGGCAGAGCAAATCAATCGTCAAGACTGGCTTGACTTCTTAAATAACCATAAAGCAAAAGTATTACGAATGGATAGTGGAGTTCTTATTCTGGTGGCTACGCAAAACGTTTCATCTCAACATAAGGAAGGCGCTTTAAGAGATTTGGCATCGGTATCATTTGACTATACAGAGATTGGCGAATTAAACTTTGGCAATATGCTGAAGAACGATTTGATTTCAACTGCTGAATTAGGCAAGTTTACATTTAATGACGAAGGAGAGATTGAGAGTGCAATCTAGCAATTATATTCAAGGAAATATCGTTATGAACAATCAAGATGTTCATAGTAAGATAGTCGAATATGCGAACTTGCATTTACAATCCATTAGAAGACTTCATATCACTGTAGAGGTGATTGATAAGAGCGATAAGGTCATTGAGACGATTCAAGGCTTATCGACAGGTGGGAATATCAATATTGAGGGCGGTAGCTTAATTAGACGGACAGGTTCTCTGTCCTTCGTCCTCTTTGATTCTCTACTTCCAAGAAGACAGAGTCTCTTATGGATGACGAATAAACTTCGTGTTTATGCAGGTGTCGAGAATTTGGCAACACAAGATAATACAGTTACACATTTCTGTTTAGGAACATTCTTTATTACAGAGCCTAGCATAAGTATTGGGAATGACAGTCGCTCAATCACAATCAACTTACAGGATTATATGATGAAATGGGAAGATTCACCTTTAGAAAATAAAGTTGTAATTCCTGCAGGTACACCTATTCATATTGCAATGAGCATGGTGTTGAATCAGAATGGAGAATTTAATACGTCTATAGAGTGGACAGACCTCACAGTTCCTTACACATTGGAGTTTAATGAAGGTCAAAACGTTGTAGACATGATTACAAAAATAAGAGACTTATATATGGATTGGGAAGCCTTCTACGATGTAAGTGGTAAGTTCATTTTTAGAAAGATGAAAATCCAGAGAAAAGGCGGAGAGCCTACTATGTGGAATTTCTCAGACGAAGGTGATTTAATCACGAGCTTCTCTGAAACATTTTCGTATAAGAGTGTCAAAAATAAAGTGGTTGTAGTTGGTCAAGTAAATAGTACAACAGGCATTGCACCTAAGGCAGAATCGTCTATTACGAATATAGAATCTCCTTTTCATGAGGATGAAATCGGATTAAGAAAGATGGTTGTATCTGATGGCAATTATAGTCTTCCAGAGCAATGTCAATCTCGCGCTAGATTTGAGTTGTTTAAGAATAGTAATATGCAAGAAAAGCTAAATATTGATTCGCTACCTATCTATTACCTAGATGCTAATAACATTATTCTCGTAACAAACCATGCCACGAAAGAACTTGAAGAATATCTTATTGATTCAATTTCTCTTGGTCTAGGAGTTAGCGACACGATGCAGATAGGCTGTCATAAGATGTATTATGATACTGCTTTTGATGGGGAAGATGCCTCTGAGAAATACAAGGAAGCTATCGAACTAGTTATCGATGGTATTGAAAATAAGGGATGGCTCTCATTAGGAGAAAAGAGAGTTAAAGATTTCTATGGATTAGAAGGGAATAATTCCAAGATGTTTGTGAGATTCGAACATCAATCAGTAGGTGGCACTACAGCATATGTAACTGGGTACTTAGGGTTCGATATCCAAACCTTAACTATTGACCTAGCAGATTTCGGCACAGGAGTAGGAGAGAGTGGAGATAACGAACTGGGCAAAGGCGACCACAATGACCGTATTCTCGGTCACGAAATGGTTCATGCTGTTATGAATAGCTCATTCGGTATGGATAAAACGATGTATATGCAAGAATGGTTTAAAGAGGGTTCTGGTGAGTTTATTCATGGGGCTGATGAGCGATTAAAGACTATTATTGTTGAGGGCGGTAAAATTTCCGACACGAGACTGGATGCTTTAATTACAAGAGCTACAAAGTTGTTGAACGGTGGACAATGGGAAAGCTTATCAGATGATTATGGAGCAGGATACATTATCATGAAGTATTTAGATAAGAAGCTTTCTAGTGGTAAAACTATGAAGGATATTATGAAGCACATAAAGGATTCTGATAAGAAGGGTTATAAGGCGAATGAATTAATTAAGGATGCCATTGTGGCTCATACACCGTTTGGAACATTTGCAGACTTTGTAAATAACTTCTCTGCTAATGCAGTTAATTATGTAAAGACAGGCGTATCGCTAAATTTAACAGGTGACGAATTAGATACTGGTTCAATCGGTGGCTCAGACCATCGCGGAACAATTCCATTAAATGCTGAAGATATTTTCAAAAATAGTGAAGCAAATGGTATCACATCTTATGGATTTTCTGTTGATTTTGACCGTCCATAAATTTAAAACAAAAGTATTGCAATAACCTCCAATATATGATATCATGGTAGTAGACATTTAAGTAGTGTCGTATGGAGGTTATTAAACGAAAGATTTGCAGAAAGGATGAAGTATTTTGGCTAATAGAAGTCAATTTCCAAGTAAAGTAGATTCATTTGTCGAACTTTTTGACATGCCTCCTAGTAAGTTTAATCAAGCTAAGCGATATCAAGAATTAAAGCTTAAGCCTACGTTAAATCAGACGGAGCAAAATGAATTGAATGGTTTAACATCTCAATTAAATAGCTATATTATTACTCCAGAAACGTTTAATAAGATGGCTGATTGTATCGTCAATGTAGAAACGTTCTTTAAAGATAAGGTAGATGGATACATTAATACGAAGCAAGCAGAGTGGGCTACATACGTAAATGACTTTGTTCATAAAGGCGTATACAGTGCATCTGTAGGATACAAGTTTCAAAATATGGTTACGTATAATGGCGACCTGTACTTATGTACAAAGAATACGCCTGCAGGTACAGTTCCAACAAACACTGGCTACTGGCAAAAGGTTTCTACAAAAGGTGATAAGGGTGACGTTGGATTAAATACCTATTATCGTGGGCAATACAGCGCAACTGCTACTTACAAAGTAGGGGATGCAGTATCTTATCAAGGGAACTTATTCTATTGCTCTAAAGACACGACAGCAGGTAAAGCGCCTACTGATGTGACGTATTGGTTCTTGTTTGATAGATTTATTGCAAGTAAAACTGCTCCTGCTGTTCAGCAAGAAGGTCTAATGTGGATTGAAATTATTGACTAAAGAGGTGATGTAAGGTGGACAAAAACCTACAAACTAGTTTAATAGATGCAATTCAAATCATGGTAGATGAGGCGGTTAAGAGTACATCTTACACATCTTCTCATGTTGGTCTTGTTAAGAAATTAATGGGCTTTGATTGCATTGTAGAGTTATATGGGAATGAGGAAACATGCAAAGTACCAGAGCATCTCCATACGGAAATAGGTGTAGGAGATATTGTTATTGTGCAAGACCTGTATAACAACAGTGTTAAAAAATTCGTGCAAAGTAAGATTGGTACGAAACAGTGATGAAGGATATCCAAAATAGCCTGCTAGAAACTGTACGGATTTTAGCAGGTGAAAGACTTAAAAATGTAAACTTTACAAAGTCATACACTGGCATTGTAAGAGATGTAAAAGGTTTACGATGTGTAGTTGAAGTATTTGGCAGTGAATCTGAATGTATTATACCTCATAATCTAGTTTCATTTGTTGATATTGACGACATTGTAATCGTGCAGGATATCGGAAATAACAATGCCCAGAAGATTGTTCAAGGCGTAATCTCATCTATTAATCAAGATATGTTCCATATCTATGATGACGTTGAAAATAGAATTGTAAGTTCTATAGAGCAGTTATGGGATGAAGAATTGCAAATGCCAATAAACGTAATATTAGAGATTGAATAAGAAAGGAGAATGATAGACTTGGTAATTAAAAAGTCTAAAGCTAAAATCCATAATGGAACAGATTATGATACTCTCCATTATGAAACACAAGCGGAACAGGTTAAAATCGTTGGTACTAGCGGTATCACATCAGATTTTAATGAAATGTTCCTTCTAGGTAAACTACTACAAGGCGTTAACCTAAATACAGTCAAAGAGAATGGATTATACCGAGTTAAAGGTTGTACAAATTCTCCGTCTGGTATGGTGACTACAACTACTTATCTTATGAAGGTGGATGCTGTAGATACAGTCGCTCTACAAACATTTTACGACCATGCAGGAAACGATACTCACCAAAGAGCAATCGTAGGCAACACAGTTGGTGCGTGGAGCGCAGGCGGTAAGAAAACAAATGATGCAATTGCTACTATCAATGCGAGCATCGGCTCAATAGCAAGCTTAAAAACTTCTGATAAAACTAGCGTTGTAAGCGCAGTAAATGAGGTTCAAACAGAGGTAGATGTAGCTCTAAAGAAAGCATCTGATAATGCGACAGCTATCGCTCAATTGGGCAAGGATTCTACTAATCATAACCACGATAATACTTATCTTAAGTTATCTGGCGGTTCATTAAGTGGTGGTCTTTCAGTAGCAAACAATCAGTCAATCTCTGGTAAAAATACTGGTGGCTCAGCAATAAATATCGGTAGAATCAGCGTAGCCAATGCAGTTATCATTGGTGATACGAGCGCTCAAACAGTCATTCACACTAATACTAAAAAGACTCTAAAGTTCTACGATGGAATAGAAGAACATTCTGTTTGGCATACAGGGAAAATGGGTAGTGGAAGTGGCTTAGATGCAGATAAGCTAGATGGCATTCATGCTAATCAATTTGCTAGGGTTGATGAAGAGCCTAACTTCCAAAAGAATCTTATCATGACAGATGGTAAAGACATCGTTCTTCGTGCGCCTGCAGGCTCTATGAATTCTGGAGACCTTGTATTCGCAGAAGGCGGTAATGGAGAAATTGGTCGTGTATTCGTTGATTCTAACGGAACTTTAGTTCTGCGTTCTCAATTCTATGGAGATATGAGAGTTCGACATGATGGAGTAATTACTTCAGAGTATGGAATGGAATTTAATAGTAAGAATAAGGAAACTGACCTTAAGTTCCGAGCAGATGATGGCGACAAGGGTATGGGGTTCTATATGAACAATAATACAAAACAATTGGGCATGTACGACTGGAATAACGACAGATACTTCTTTACTGCAAACAGAAATGAAAACATGATGGAATTCAATAACCAGATTAGAATACAAGGTAAAAGACTTCATATTCGAGGGGATGCCCCATCTGGCGCTTCTTATGGAGACATTTGGATTCAAGTGTAGAGAGGGAGTGTTGTTGTGAGTAATATCAAAAGATGGAGCGGTTCTGAATGGTACGATGCAAGCGTGAAGGCATGGAATGGCTCTAGTTGGCAAGATGCTAAAGTGTATAAATGGAATGGCTCTGGATGGTCTAATATGACCTCTCAAACATATACAAAAACGTGGGGTTGTACATTTACTCAAACTTATCGTGAAGCAGGTACAAAACGTACCGATTATCGCTCAGAAAAGATTTGTCAAGGTCGATATGTTTATGAGCCTTGGGGAATCATGCGTTCTCTAATTGGATTTGATGACGGTTCAAGAATCCGTAACGAATTACAAGGAGCGCGTATCGATAAGGTAGAGTTGTATTTACAGAATGAGCATTGGTACTATTATGCAGGTGGTACTGTAGTCGCAGGATTCCACAATCATGGCAGTAAGCCAAATACATTCAGCCATTCAGAATATGGTAAAGCTTATCAGAAGTTCTATAATCGCGGAAGTGCAGGATGGGTTAACCTTCCAGTAGCTCTAGGTTATGGGATTCGAGATGGCTATTATAAAGGTGTTAGTATATTTGCTAATACTGGTAACGGAGAATACTACGGTATCTTCAATGGATATGGTGATTGGGGTGCGCCTCAGTTAAAAATCACTTATACAAAATAGATTATTAAACAAAAGTATTGCAGAGATATCAATAGGGAGAGCCGATTTAAACCGAGTTTCTTCCTATTATATATAAAACAAAAATAAGAGCTTGCCAAAGAGCAAGAGAAGGAGATTTATATGACATTTTTAAACGTATCAAGCATTGGTGGAGTACCTTTCGAAGTTAGAGAAATTCCAAAGGGTAATAGTAATCGTCCTGCACATGCAATGACAGCTAAGTACATTACAGTTCATACAACTGAAAACACTGACAAAGGAGCAGATGCTTTAGCTCACTCTAACTTTGTTAACAATGGTGGCGGTTCGGCAGGAGTGTCTTGGCACTTTACAGTAGATGACAAACGTATCATTCAGCATTTACCACTTAATGAAAATGGTTGGCATGCAGGAGATGGTGGCAGTGGAACAGGTAATCGCCAATCAATCGGTATCGAAACTGCTGAAAACTCAGATGGCAACTTTGAGAAAGCATTAGCAAACTGTGCTAAATTAGTTAAGTTCTTAATGGGACAGACTGGTATCGGCATTGGAAATGTAGTACCTCACCAACGTTGGTCTGGTAAATATTGCCCACGACCAATCTTAAATCGTTCTGGTGGATTCGAAGGATTCAAGAGTATGGTTCAAGGCAGCAATGGCTCTGGTGGCGGTAACACAATCGCTCCTCCAACTGGCGGTGGGGATGCAGGAACGCAAGGTTTAGGTATCGTTTATATCGAAGGTACTAACATTAAATTGCGTAAGTCTCCAAGCACAAGTGGAGAATTTATTCGCTACTTAAACTCTCCAGAAGACTATGTTGTATGGGCAGAAAAGGATGGATGGCTAAACCTTGGTGGAGACCAGTGGATATATGGAGACCCTAGCTACACTCGTTTTGCACGTAGACAAACTAGCAATGTAGGGAAATTAGTTGTAGTAGATGCTCCAGAGTTATGGGTCTACTCAGCTCCAGATTGGAATGCAAAAGAAAAAACTGTTCCGAAGGGCGAAGCATTTACAATCCTTGAGGAATTAACAGTTAACGGTTCTAAGATGTACAGATGTAAGTATTTCTACATTACTGCAAGTCCTTCATACGTACACGTTAAGTAATAAAACTTAGATTTTATTAATCTATTGGTTCGGATGTAGCTAACGCTATGTTCGAACCTTTTAAATGGAAGAAAAGATAAGGAGATATATAAATAATGACAGAATTTTTTAATACTTTACAGTTAATAGGTGGATTAATATTGAGTTTCGGATACATTCCTCAAATCATTAAATTCATTCGTACAAAATCGGTAGACGACTTTAGTGTAACCTATCTAGGCGGAATCTGTTTAGGTGTAGCATTTATGGAGGCTTATGCTATCTACATGTGGTTTGTGCTTCATACAGCAGGGGCATTTATGATTACAAATACGATTGCATTAACTTTATGTTCGATTGAATTTTCATTGCTATTAAAATATCGTAAGCGCAAATAGAAAGGGAGATTCCTTTGAAACAAGGTGACGTAGTATTTCTACAAGGCAAAAGCTTTATATCAAAAGCTGTACGATTCTTCGATAAGGGAACATTTAGTCACGTAGCAATCGCCATGTCTAATACTCATATATTGGAGGCGGATTTTGATACAAGAGTTTCTATAGTCCCATTCGATAGGGAACAATATAATATAATAGAAGTAATTGATTTAGAGCTTAACAAAGAAGAGAGAAGTAGGGTAGTAGATATAGGAACGAAAATGGTTGGTAAAAAATACGATTATATGCAAATTATCTGGTATATGATTAGCAAGTTATTAAGGCTAAAGGGTAAGAATAAATTTAATAATCCTAATAATTACATATGTTCCGAGCTAGTATTTGTCGTATTGGAAGAGGCAGGAACTTTAAAAGAACTTTCTCTTAGAGGCGGAACTCGTGGAATAGATATGACCCCAAACCAACTATACGATTTTATAAAATACGTAAAGAAATTTAAGGAAAATAATAGCCAATCCCACTCTATATAATGTGGGTTGGCTATTTCATTTTATATTCTTATCAACCACCATGGTCTCCATGTTCCATCATCATAATAGTAGGAGATGCAGGCTTACTATCACTATTAGACTGAACGCTCACAATCATAGTTAAAGCTGTTAAAATTCCCATTAAGCCCAATGCTACTTTTTTCATTTTAAAGACTCCCTTTCCTTAATTTTTTGTCTCGTTTTTGAAGCTAGATAGAAGTATTCACTAGATTTAGTATGGTTGCCTTCTTCATAGAACTTAACAGCCATATACTCTTGACTCTCTTCTATATACTCATATAATGATTCGCCTTCAAAGTAAGATATTCCTTCAATTGTAACCTTCTCCAATTCATCACTAGACACATTCGAGATAAGACATTTCAGAATTGCAAAAAGGTGCTTATACTCTATATTCCCCAACTCAAGACAGATACTATATCCTCTATCAGCCAAATCTTTTGCGATATCAAGCTCATCTAATTTGTAATGCTCTCTAGCTTGTAAGAATAAAGCTTTGTGATGTCTAGGATTGTGGTTTGTCACCTCTGATAAATATCTAATTGCTAGTGGAGATAAGTTCTGACTAGAATACATATATCCTAAGTTATGTCTAACCATTAGAACATATTTTTCTTCTCCATGCTTACTGAAAATATCCATAGCCTTAATAAGATGCTCTTCTGACAAAGCCCATTCTCTTAGCTTTGTACAAGCAGTTCCAAGAAGATTCTCGCAGAAACCTATGTTTCGCTCGTAATTTTCATGTTGCTCAAAGATTTCCTTTGCCTTTGAAGTATATTTAACTGAGTTAAGTGATTCGTAGATGTCATAGTGGAAAGCGCCTAATTTGTAGTAGAACTCAGCTTTTTCAATCTCATCTGGAACTAATTCAAGAAGAGATTCAGCTTTGTCAAAGTGTTCTTTTGCTATCATGTAGTTACCAATACCAGAAGCATGAATAGCCTTAAAAAAGTGGTAGTAATAAGTTAAAAAGTTGTTCGTTGGAATCTCAAACTCTTCAACCTTATCAAAGCTGTTAACAGAGACTCCTAGATTGTCTAAAATGTACTGGTATCGAAAGTCTAAGAGAGAGTAATACAATAGTAGAGTTTGGTCTTTTTCTATACTATCAATCTTTTTATCAATCTCTTCTTTCAATCTATGAGCTTGACCAATTCGTCTGGCACGAATTTCAATGTACCATTCGTTTAATAACTGCGTAATCTTTTCGTTTCCTTTGACTGGGACGTTCATAGTATCCTCCTTCATCCATATATATATGTCATGTTTCTTCCTATTATATAGTAGGAGAATGAAGCGAAAGTGAAATAGCCTTATTTTTCAATATTATTCAGAATATTGGGATAATTAAAAAGAAACCTTGGGGGTTAGCCAAGGCAATGAAAAATGACGCGACTCATACATATTATACCATGCTATTTCTCTCTGCGCTTTAAATGCTTCTTCTCATATTCCACATATGTAATTTTCAGAGTGTCGATTAGTTCTCTTAGATGAACGATTTCTCTGGATAGTAATTCCTTTGTCTCATCATGTTTGACATTAACCAAATCGAGAGTATACGCATCGTACTTTATCTTGGAGCTAACTAACATATCCTCAATTGCCTTAAACTCCTTTTCCTTCTGGGACTTACTCTTCTTAAATAACATGATACACCTCCAATAGAAGTGTAGCCATTGTATCGTAATATTATGCGCTAACAGCAATTATAATGTTTTGACCATAGATTGAATCATCTTTATGACCATCACACGCTTATCCTCATCTAACTGCTCGACCTTTTCAATGATTGCTTCAAATTCTCTTCTTGTATCAGAGTAAGGTAATAAATCTTCTGTATTAGATAATCCTAATAAGTAATCAGTTGATACGTTTAAGGCTTCTGCTATAAGAGATATAGTTTTCCCAGATGGTCTCTTGTTAGTAGATGACCTAGATTCTATCATGGATATAAATGCTTCAGATACCCCAACCAATTCCCCAAGACTCTTTTGAGTCAATCCTTTCTTTAATCTTAACATTTTAACTCTTTTTGCGGTGACATGAGCAATATCGGACATGTAGATTCTCCTTTGTAAAATTATAGTAAGGCTATCTTAACAAAACTTAACCGATTGGTCAAGAAAAGTTAAGTTAGTGAGCGAGGCTATTTTTTGCTATTATATAAAATGAGGAGAGGTGAAGTATAAATGATTAGAGTAACTATTGGAGCAAGAAAAGACGAGAACGGTCATCTTATACCTGTAGGGATATATACGGATGGTTCTGTTAGAGATGTAGAACTAAAAGATTTGAATATTGAGGAAGTTAAGAAATTTAATAATATTGCTAAGAAAGCAACTAAAAATTAGATATTGATATTCGCTCTCTCATTTAGTACAATAGGGGAGTATCGATACACCAGAGGACGCTCTGGTAGCATATAGCTATGTAAAATCTACATAACAAATATACAACAAAATATACAGAATCCTAAAACAGCCTTCCTGTTCATGCAGGAGGGTTTTGCTTTATTTACCTACTTACTTTTAGTTAGTTTACATAAGCTTTATTATAGGTAGTCATTTTTTGAGGTTGTAAGACATCTCAGAAAGTTAAGATTACTTATATTTATGAGATATTAAGTATAATTATGAAATTGGTATCATATCTCATAGAGTAGAGAATACTTGTCTTTTGAGATATCAGAGAAAAATAAAAAGATGAAAGACTATGAATCTTCCATCTTTTCTGCTTAAAATAATGAACGAAACTTTTCCAATGCGTTCGCTAGGTCAACATCTTTGATTTCGCCTATTTTTCTTTTAAGCTCTCTCTTTTCGATTGTTAATGGCTTTGATGTTCTTATGTACGATGGTTGTTTTAACAATCCAGTCCCTTTGTAATCCGAAACTTCTACATCGTAGTCATTTCTTGGATTCTGAGAAGTGACAGGGAGGACGACAACATCGTCATCCCCATCGATTTCTAAGCTTATTGCTAAGACTGGTCTGACTTTGGTTTGATTATCTTGGACGAACTTAACGTTTGCTATCCATACCTCGCCCTGATTCACTGTCTTCCCCATAGACTTCGTCATAAATATCGTCTCCCTCGTTGTTCCAGAAATCGAATGCTCTTCCTAGTGGAATGTAATCTACATCTTTTTTAATTTCTACTGGATTGAGTACTCTCTTTTTGCTACTCATACTCGTATCCTCCTTAGTGTCTCTAATGGTAACAGTATATACTATATAGTATATCTGTAACCATATTATGTCACAAAGCCAATTCTTATACAATAGGCTTCATGACATTGATGACTACAGATGATACTCATGTTATAAGAATTAAGTTATTCTTCATAGCATATTCGTGAGCTTCCTTTTCTTCTTCTAGGAAAGCTCTATATAGAGCAGGTTCTCTGTCATGTTCATTTATAAGGTCTAGATATGAATCTAGACCGTCAATTATTTTGAATGTGAGATACTTCTTATCTTTGACATTTTCGTCAGTAGAAAGTGGTGCTGTAGGGTCAATTACATTATTATCCTTATCAACTATATAACAATGTCTAGCCATAATACCATCTATTGCAGTCCAATATCCGTATGCAACGCGCCATTCTCCACTGCGAAACTTTCCAGTATGATAAGATAATACATTAAATACATTGTTGTAGCACATTTTCTTTTCTAACATTATTCCATTCTCTTCGTGTACTCTAACACTTTCTTCATAATTCATCCTCAGTATTTCAACCATATCTATCCCCTATTTCTTCTTAACCTTGATTTCTATATCTGTTAATGATTCTTCTTGCTCTAGCGTTTCCAAAGTAAATTGAAGACACTTCATAATAGCACTTGTACTGTAATTTCCTTTTAACTCAAATGATAACTTGTTCTTATTTGAAGAAGACTTATCTTCTTTATCTTCTTTGATTTCTTGCTCAACTACCTTCTCTTCTGGAACTTCTACTACTGGTTCGGACGATTCTTCCGTACCTATAGGTTCGTTTATCTCTACTGTATCTTCTGAAAGCTCTTCTACTACTGCTACTGGCTCTGGTTTCTTCTCAAAGACTTCTGGAGATTTCTCTACAATAGATTGTCCCAGTTCCTTAATCTCTTCTTTGGCAGGATTCTCTTCCTTGATAACTGGAGTTCCTTCTGATTTAGGAGCTTCTTTGGTATCTTTTTCAGCTTTCTGCGCCTTCATAAATTTCATCCACTTACTTTTAACGTTGTATAAATAACCTGCCTCTGCGCCTTCCCACTGTCTAACAAGTTCACTAACAACAGGTGTCTTCGCGTAGTAAACACTAAACAATTCGTATTGGGTCTCTCTAGAGAGATGCTTGAACATTTCATAATCTATAAACTCCTTCTTATATTGTTCAAGTTCTTCTGGAGAAATCTCTAATATCTCTCTATGGTCTCCGCCTCCAGAAGGAGTTCTATCCATATCAAGCTCGTCTAATATTTTGTAGAAAATGTAGTCAGTGATTCCACCCATCTGCTTCTTGATATCAATAACTTTATAATTAGCTCTCCAGTAGTTCATCAACCTCTTTTTCTCTTGTAAATCTTTTGTTTTAAAGTCTTTGTAAGAAATAATATCATTCATATTGTATCTCTTAACCTCCCCATTTAGTGCTTTACGTTCTTTTGTAGACATATATAAATATGGCGTTCTTAACGCTTGGTTAGTCCCACCTTTTCTTGTAGATGCACGAGAGAAGATATTGCTACCGATTCTCTTCTTGGTTCTATTATCGATGAGTAGCATCTTCTCAATTTCTGTTACCAATTATCACCCTCTCCTAACCTCATGTTCTAATTACATAGTATCACACTAACACACAAGAATCAACTATAGTCAATAAAAAAAAGAGAAAGATTATCTCTTCCTCTTTTTGCAAACAAACCCCTTATTATCCTGTTCGATATCTTCTTGAACCCTACCTTCTTTTGCCTTACGAAGAATAGCACATTTCTCGCTATCTTTCTTACAATTGAAGCAGTTATCCTCAAAGAATCTGCCATAGGACTCTTGGTTTCTAAATATTCCTTTGTATTCAACTGGTCGTAATACAGCCATAAAACGCGGATTCTTAGCATCGTACATAACCCATTGGGTACGGACTAGAATGTTCTTATCATCCTCAATTACGATTCCAGTTAGTGCATCACATAGTATTTTGTAGTAGTTATTGTTATCTTGATTTGTTCTGGACTGGTAGAATACGCAATCCAAGTAAAAGTGTCCTTCTGCAGTAGATGACTTATCCCATCCCTGTTTAGCCACTTCTCGCTTTAAATAAGCTTGAAATCTCTTTTTAAAATCCTTTGCTTGAGACGTTTCATACATATGTACAATCGCCTTGCCACCCATAACCTTTGCACTCGGTTTAATGTAGCTGTTTACAGAAGGAGGAAGTTCATCATAGCGTATTAAAAACTGCTTCAGAGCCTTCCTCTCCCTTCTCTATTCTTTTGTTAGTTCCATATATGATACAGCCATCTTAGTTGTAATCTCATCTAGCTCTGGGTCAAATTGCATCTTTGATAACTGCTCCTTAGTTAGAGCTTTAGAGATAATAAGTATCTCCTGCTTATTAAGTTGCATTGTTACTGTCTTTTCCAATATAATCACCTCAATCGAATATCTTAAATAATCCTTCGAATATAGCTTCTAGAATTGCTCCGAGAAATTCGAAGAACGCCCCAATGGCGCTCCCCTTTCTCTTATTACGCTTCTTCATTACTTAGCTTGTGGAACTGTAATCATTGGCGTTGAACCACCAGTTACCTGTGGTAATTTACCGTCCCACTTCTCAATAGTTTTGTTCTGGATTACTTCTGGAGTTAATGACTCACGTAGTAATTGGTTTGCTTTTGCAGTGCCTTCAGCTTTAACACGCTCAGATTCAGCTTGTCCACGAGCTTCTTCTACAGATTTTTCAGCATCGATGATAGCCTGTTTCTTCTTGATTTCAGAACGCTCAAGTTCTTGTTGTGCATTAACTACTGCTTGGATAGCTTCACGAGTCTTCTTATCTGGAGTTGGAGAATCAACTGTTACAGAATCAACTCGGAATCCATGTTTAGATACCATGTCGCGGAACTCTTTCTCGACTTCAGCGTTAATTTCACCTTGCTTTTGGAATACATCTAGAACTGAGTATTTAGAGAATACATTCAATGTAGCCTTCTTAATACGAGTTTGTAACCAACTTTCCTCAATAGTATCTGGGTCTTGACCTTTGAATTTATTGTAGATGTGTGGCAACTTCTCTAATTCATTTGAGTAGTCATAAGACATACTAACTTCTAAAGCCTTACCATCTTTCGTTTGAGCCTTAAATGTGTCTACCTTAACTGTTTCTGTTGCTACTGGATACTCTGTTACACGCTCGAATGGGCTAACCATGTGCCATCCTTGACCTAATGTTTGCTCCTGTACACCTGTTGAACGTGAATAGATAACACCTGCATGTCCCTGGTCAATAACTGTTAAAGACATAATCCCTAAAACTCCACCTGCTAATAATCCTCCTGCTACTACTACTGCTCCAACTTTTGCTTTGATTGACATAATAATTACTCCTTTTCGTTAAATAGATTTTTTAGATTTAAAATAAAGTTTCCGATTTTCTCAAATACGTTTAATTTGCCTAGCGTGTACCATACCCCTGTTAAAAGGAGTATGAATAACACTAGAAGTACGAATGCTGAAAACATGTTACACCTCTTCTGCAATACTTTTGTTTTAGAGTAAGTTTTTAAAAGCTAACTCTTTTTGAATCTGATTAAATGTGTTGCCATGAGAGAATCCAATGATTTTAACCCCTGTGGCATGCTTGTGGTCTAACCCTTTGTCATACACGTTTTGATAGTATTTAAGCTTCGCTTCAAAGTTCTCTCTTTGGTTAATAATAACCTCTTCTTTTGGGAAACCTGCCATACTGACTACTACACATACATAATTTGAATTTGCTTCACTTGCTTCGTTAAAACAGTTAGTTAAATCATCCATAGTGCGTTTCATACTATCATCCTCCAGATTAGTTGTTATAAGTATTTGGTTTGTATTTTACTGCAATGCCGACATCTTCAAGAATAGAGTCAAGGTTGCTTGTTAGAACTGGATATCCAAGTCCTAATAGATGTTGCTTTAGAGCTTCTAATGCTTTTGGCATCTTAGCAAATCCTTCTTCTGGCTCTTCTTTTAAAATGTAGCGGTATAAACCTTCTCCAAGAGATTCCTTCTCGATTTTGTAACCCATTTGATACAGTGTTCCAAGATGTGCACCATATCGTAATGAGATGTGTGAAAGCTCTGCATTAGTAGCTCCAACCTCTCCTCGGTTGCGTAATCGTGTTAAAATCTGCTCTCTTTTAAGTTCTGCTTTTGTCTTCATAAGTTATTATACCTCTTCCTGTTATTTTGTGCAATACTTTTGTTTAATGTAATTTGATTTATTCTTCTTCGTAATCTAAGTCAAACATTGTGTCGCCATCAATTTCAGACACAGAGCTGATAATGCGCTTATTCCCATACTCGTCAACCCAGAAAGGCGTTTCCTTAGGATTTAATTGCTTTAGCTCCTCAATAAGCTCTTCAACTGTCATATCACTTTACCTCCGTAATAATTATTAAAATATGGATTTTATTAAGCCTTTACTCGTCTCATCTCTATCTCTTCTTCTGGTATGAGTTCTGCAAAACCTAAGTTTCCCAATATATTTTGAGCTTCTTTCATTAGCGATGGTATAGTCTGAGCTTTAATATTAGTCATTACATTACCAACATTGAGATTCAGTAGCGTGTAATCTCCGTCACCTTCTTGAACAATTAGATAATTGTACATGCCATAAACAATTACATCACCTTTTTTAGCTATATATTCTCTTTTATCATTTAATTTTAGCCTCATAATAACTGCCTCCTACTTATATTAGTTTTGAATTAATTCGTTCAGCTCTTTCTTGTCTTTTACAAAGAACATGTCAGTAAACGTGAAGTAAGATATAGGCTGAATGCCTGTTGTCATCTTAGAATCCATTACTCTAATCCATTGTTTCTCTTCGCTTAGCATCAAAATTGAAGTTCCAAATCTTGAATGTCTACACCAGTACTTCTTCCCTTCAATAAAAGTGCCATTTCTACCAAGGCGCATACTTGCCATACACACTTGTCTGGTAACCTTCATCATGGGTGTTTTTGCCCATCCCCCCGAAAAGGGGGAATAAGAGCAGCGATACTTTATTCTTCCAAGGAGTCTTCTCGTGTTAAGCTGGTTAGAATATCATCTTT